CCACCTGACCAGAAATTCTTTAAAGTAAGCTAAGTGCTTGATTTATATAGATATTTTTGGGACAAAAAGGTTGTCCAGGCCCTGTTTTGCTCCCGCTCTTTATTACTTGGATTAAGATACCGAGTATGAAGATAACTAAAGAGCTGGTTGAGAACCTGGAAATGATCGAAGCTGTACTTGCGCAAAAAAGTAAACAGCTTCAAGAAGCTATTAAGCTTATAGGTAAAGATGAAGATTGCCCCGAGGATATAAAGGAGGCTTTGGAAGAATGCAAGTTGAAGTATTCCAAGCTGGCTTCAGACCTGGTTATTCTTCGAGCTACCCATGGACTTTTCATTCGTCGTTAGGTAAAATTGTGGTATAAGCTGATGTGATCAAAAGATCACGTACCAAATTTTACTTACGAGAATAGGTGAATGACTAAGTTAATAGACCTACCCCTAACCCAACTATACCAACGCCCCTCCATCACTGCCTCCGTTGAAGAGGCCATCCGCTCCAAAGAAGACTTCTCTCGGATTCAGCCTAGCTATTGTCAAGCTGTCTGCAAGTTGAAATGCAAACAGTTCGCTAACACGGAAGGTGTCAGACTTCTGGATCATCGTCCTGACGTCCTGATCATACAGGACCACAACGCCCTGCCTGATACTAGATACAACAAATCCAGTCATCAGATCGAGGAAGCCAACCTCAAGATTCTCCGAGCGTTGATAAAGCAGTGCTTTCCAGACGGGACCACTTACTACGTTTCCAACTTGCTGAAATGCGGAGTAACCCCCGCCGACATGATAAAAGGAAAAGGCCCTGGAGTTACAGTCCTCTCCAAGTGTGCCCCTTACCTTTTATCCGAGATTGAACGCTGTGCTCCAACCATTATCATTAGTCTGACGACATCCTGTACCAAAGCCCTGGGATTCACCAAGAAGAGCAATACAAACAATCGTGGTGAGATTCACAGATTGGCAGACGGCACTCCAGTCATCTTTACTTTGCACCCCAAGCTTACAACCATGATTCGTCAGAATGCTTCTGGCGCAATGTGGGGTCCTGACTATTGGGAAGTTATAAAGCGAGATTTCGTCAAAGCCTCCAAGTTGTTATCCGGAGAGCTTGATCCAGGTACTCTTGACGAGGGTATTACTCAAGCCCAAACCAAGATTCAAATCGCAGATACGCTACAAGCCGTTAAAACGGCCGTAGAACGCATTTTGAGCCTGGGTAAGACCAAGATAGTCAGCTTCGATACTGAAACGACTGGGCTCGATCCTTGGGCTCCTGAAGCCAAGCTGTTAACTATTCAGTTCGGCTACAAGAACGAACAGGGTGAATACGAAGCAGTCGTCATTCCTTTATGGCACCGAGAGAACAAAGCTTACCGCCCAGAGGAAGCCTGGGCCCTGCTGTTACCAATACTTGAAAGATCCGACGTCCCAAAAATAGGTCACAACGCCAAATTCGATATACTATACATTTATGCAACTACCGGTTGCAGAGTACAGGGATTGGTGTATGATACCATGCTCGTTCTACACAACCTCAATTCCGGAGTTCAGGGCTGCTATGGTCTAAAGGCCGCAGTCTGGGATTGGATACCCGAGAGTAATCTGGGGGGCTATGAAGATAAGCTACCTAGTCTTACAAAGACGAAAAAAGAGGTAAAAGGAGAAGAACAAGGAGAAATGAGTGACGATTAAACGGTATGATACGTATGAGGACTTTGAGTACAACGATCTTCTTACGTATGCAGGTATAGACTGCCTGGCAACAAGTCGACTTTTAGCCAAGCTGGGACCGCAGATATTTGAGAAGCCCAGCTATACAGAAGTCAAGGCAGGAGCGTCTAGTAAAGTAACACTGATGTCTATAAGTGAATCAATGGAACGGTATCTGATGCCGGCTTTTGAATTCATTTGTGACATGGAAATCAATGGCATTAAATATGACGTTGCTCTCAACCAGCAAGTTGGGAATCGAATGCAGCAAGAAATTGCTACTCTCGAAGACGATATATTTGCTTCCATTGGAAGAGAACTGGACTTGAACTCCGGCAAGGTAATGGCCGAGTTTCTATACGGTGAAAAAGGCTACGAGCCTCCTGGATATACAAAGACAGGGGAACCATCTACGGATGGGGATGCCATGGCTGAACTTGCCAAGAAGTACGAAGGAGACTCTGGCTGGCTTAAGGCAATTGGTAAACGTAACGACATTGCCAGCGTATACAGAACATTCGTTAGAGACTATGTTGCCGAACACGTCAAGAGAGATGGAAGAGTACACCCTTCCTACAACCTTAACGGGACTAGCTCTTTTCGTATAACCGGGGATAAACCTAACCTTAAAGTTTGAGGCTTTACTAAGAAATTAGTATTGACAAACGGTGCGAATTGCTGGAAACTCTGACCGAGTAATGTCGAAGACAATCAGCAGCCATTTAAAATGAAACTTTGTAAGAATTGTAACCAACATCCGATAAAATACCGCACAGCTAAGTATTGTGTGGAATGTTCTATTTCAGTTAGAAAAGCTAATGCTAGAAATAGAACTATGAAATACATGTTAAAAAACAACATGATTCAGAACCCAGGAGTTGGGACAGGGAAAGCCAATACTAAAGGTGTAGAAGATTCTAACTACACTAATGGTCGGAGCTTTTTCATGAAGATACGAGAACAAATTCTCAATGATAGAAAAAGTTGCAACAGATGTAACAGGTTGCTTCTTCCTAAGAGAAAAGGTCAGTGGTGTGTACACCACATAGATCACGACAGAACTAATAATGTCATTGAAAATTTCGAGCTTTTGTGTATCACCTGTCATAATAAAGAACACAAAGTAGTCAACCATTTCAAGTGGTTCAGAGACTATCCTATTATAGGAGTAGGCGCCAAGGGGCGTCGAAGCACACCGGGTCCTGAAAAGGATCATGATATAGTCCGACCTGTTGAGAAATCAACAGAGAGCTAAATACCGATTAGTTCGCAACACAAGTGACACAACTACCCCGTCCAAAACATGGATACAACGTTCGTGAGTTTTTTACCGTCGACCAAGGCAACCTGTTTATAGCCTTCGACTTTAGTAGTGCAGAAGTAAAAGTATTAGGAGCGTTATGTCGAGACCCTGCTTTGTTGAGGGCTATCCATGAAGGAAGAGATTTCCATAGCTTTTCAGCAGCGAACATGTATGGTATTCCATACGACGAATTTGTACACGTGTTAGAAGATGACTCCTCTCCATTGAAGAAGAAGTACAAGGAGATGAGACAAAATGCAAAAGCACTTACCTTAAACTAACCTGAGGCTACATCAAGGAATTGATGATAGAAAACAACGAGAATTCGGTGGAACTCTAAGGCAGAGATGCTATGACAATACCGAGCCGAGCTGAGTGATAATCACTTGGAAGGTGTAACGACTATCCCTGCGGGGAGTAGGACTCAAGAGAGTTCGAAGCACGTTGAGCCCAGTTCGGGCTGTGATATAGTCTGTACTTTCGAGAAATCGAAAGAGACCTAGTGGAATCGATTAGATCGTAACATGAATAGTGGAATTTTGTATGGTTCTTCTCCGGCCGGCGTAGCCATGAACATGGGCGTAACCCTGGAAAAAGCACAAGAACTGATTCGTATGTACTTCGATTTGTATCCTAAAATCGAAGAGTTTGTGGCAGATTCTCATCGTATGGCGGAGTTGAACCACATGGTTGTAACCCCATTTGGTCAAAGAAAGCACCAGTTTGGAGCACGTCCTGAATACAAATACACCGCAGTTTATAACGCTGCCAAACGTAATTCACAGAACGTCAGAATCCAAAGCCCTACCTCAACCCTGGGTCTGGTCTGCTTTACCGAACTTAACAAGCGTATCAAGAAACTCGGAGGGAAAAGCCTTTGCACAGTCTATGACTCAGTAGAATTGGAAATCCCCATAGCCAGGGCAGCAGAGGCTATCGAAACCGCTTTTTACTGCATGAACGATTACCCACAAGAGACATTCGATTGGCTTGATTTCCCTATTGGAGTTGAAGGGGAAATAGGTTATAATTGGGGGGATGTCTCAACGGTTCATCGCGGTGTTACCCAAGAGCAAATAGAACAGAAGATAGGATTAAACGAATGATTTTCACCGTTCTCATGACGGAGATAGAAGAAAGGTTGGTAGAGGTTGAAGTAGAAGCACCCTCTGTGGAGATTGCAAAGCAGAGGGCGGTAGACGCTTACATGGAGTCAATAGACTGCGGGACCATACGTAGTTCCACAAGCTCCATTCCGTTAGACTCAATCATTGTGAAGGCAGTAGACGAGGTATGAAAACCCTGTACGAAATAGTAGAAGAGTCCGTTTTCCTTGATGCCGAACTGGAAGATGACCTCAGCGTTGTCGAAGAGGTATTGGAAGAAGTCGTCGCTGAAGCTGTGGTTGAACAGACTCCCCCTCAGCCAGACCTTTCCGGCAGTTCCAGACGTCGTCCCGACCAATGGATTAAGACAAGAGATTGCTGGTGCAACGAGTGCCGGTTTCATTCTCAGACTGAGCCGGGGTGGGAGGAATGCCCCGGCAAGCATGTAGTCGGAGCTAAACGTATCTCTCTATGGGCTACTAATCCCGAGTACATTCGGGGTCTTACTGATGATGATCTAAGGGTTCAGGCCAAAGAAGCTAACATCTCGGCAAACATCATGCCTATCAGCCCCGAAGACCAATAACGATAATTATCATGACAGACCGTACCTACCACTTGGGAATAGATCCTGGCGTCAGAAATCTGGCTATATCTCTGATCGATGATTCCGGCAAATTCATTTCTGGAGACGTCTTTGATGCTAGACCCCCAGAAACAGACATTCGCGACTCCATAGATGCCGTAACTTCCTTTATTCTTCAGGTAACCGGCAGTGGGAGCAAGATCATCTCAAGTGTAGGTATAGAGCGTTATGTCCCGTATGCAGGAACCTACACCAACAATGCTGAAGAGATACTCATGCTTACGGGAGCTATCGTTTATGTTTGCCAGCGTCACGTCAATCTGATTCGTCCTCCTGAAATCAGGCTGTTTCGTGCCATAGACTGGAAACCTTCTTTGTGCAAGACTTTGGTGAGAACCAAGGGTTTCAGTAACCCTTCAACTTCATTTGACAAGAAATACAGCAAAGCAGCTGCTGAAGCAATAACAGGAACACCTTTCAAAAATGATCACTTGGCTGATTCAACGTGTCTCGCGTTTCATGCATGGACCAAAATCCAAACCACAAACTGATAGCAATACACACATATCCCATACCGGATCCAATATTTCCATCGAAGGCCCCACCGACCCAAGCGTGGTTGATGGAGAGAGTTTCGTTGAAATTCCCCCGGCTGACCCTGTATCCGATATGCTCGATGAGTATGAAAGATGGATTGCTAAGTCTTGTTTCAACTATACCACGGATACTATGGTGACGGGTCCGGATGACCCTCTGTTGAAACTGATTTTGGCGGAATTTCCAGAAACTCTGGTGGTACCTACGGTTCGTACACGAGCCTACGTCAGATAATCTGACTAAAGAATAGCCGACTTCGGCCGGTTATTTTTTAGCCTCCGAGTGTGGTATAAGGAAAATGTAGTAGGAGTTTCTTTACCACAACCCACCCGAAGGAACATCATGTCCCACACCCGCATTGACCTGGTGATCATCGATCCCCAGAACGATTTCATCGACGCTCCTGGTAAGCCCGGGTCCCTGGCCGTTCCCGGTGCCTACGACGATATGGGCCGGCTGGCGAAGTTCATCAGCCGTATGGGCAACCGGCTGTACGACATTCACGTGACCATGGACACTCACAACGTCCTGGACGTGGCCCATCCCCGTGCCTTCATCAACGCCTCGACCGGAAACAACCCGACGCCGTTCACCATGATCGACCCTGCTGACATCGGCAAGGTCTGGCTGGGCCTGACCAACGAGATGACCCGCCGGTTTCACGATTACTCGGAGCAGCTCAAGTCCAGGGCTCGCTACCCGCACATCATCTGGCCCGAACACTGTCTGAAGGGCAGCTGGGGCCACAACATCGACGAGCGTGTTCTCGAGGAACTGCAACGCTGGGAAGTGTCGGCCATCGGTCAGTTCGACGTGATCACCAAGGGCACCAATCCCTGGACCGAACACTACTCCGCAGTCCAGGCCGAGATCCCCGATCCGCAAGACCCCAGTACGCAAGTGAACGTTGACTTCGTTCGCCTGCTGCAGGAATCCGACATCGTCGTCCTCTGCGGGGAGGCCCTGTCTCACTGTCTGGCCAACACCGGCCGGGACTTGCACGGGCAGTTCAACAGCCTGTTCAACCCCACCGGCACCGGCAAACGGGCTGAGTTGGTTCTGCTTCGCGACTGCACCTCCAACGTCCCAACTTTCGAGAAGCTCGGCGACGACTTCATCAAGGACTTTCAGTCCTGGGGCGGCAAGGTCATGAACTCGACGGACTTCGGCACCTGACGGACATGAACCTGTTTCAAATAGTCGCAGCCCTGAAAAATGCATCGGTTGATCTTGAACCGGTAAGCAGGCAAGTGGTGGGGGCAAATGCCATTTGCAAGGGCTGTGGTCACGCTCAAATCAAGGAAACGGAAGGGGGATGGTGCTACATGTTCAAAGATCCCCCTTCAGGCACCTGCACTCAACACACGAAGTTCAACCTGCGAAGGAAATGACATGCGCTTCGGCATGAACGACAACGACACCCAGACCCATACCGGCCCGAGCAACTTCCAGTACACCGGGGTTCGCTTCGAACGACTGAAGAACGCCGGCTACACCCTGGTCTGCATTCTGGTCGACACGACTGGCTCCACCATGGGCTACGTGAACGACTTCCACAAGCTGATCCTCAAGGTCATCGGCGCCTGCCGGGCGCACCCCATGAAGGAGTCCCTGCTCATTCGCGTCTGCGAATTCAACTCGAGCATCGGAGTGAAGGAGATCCACGGCTTCATCCCCGTGATCAACACGAAGGACTCCGACTACCCCTCCCTGGTGGCTCAGGGCGCAACGCCTCTGTACGACGCCATGTACTCGGCCGTCGGCAGTGTCGATGACTATGCCCGACAGCTGACGGACAAGGAGTACAACGTGAATGGCGTGGCCTTCACCATCACGGACGGCGGCAACACTCACTCGGCCGTCGGGCTGAGAGATGTCAAGACGCTGATGGAGGGCGCAGTCTCCGGAGAACATCTGGAGTCCTTCCGCCACATCCTGATCGCCGCTGGTGCCGAGGTGTCTCATCTGGCCTCCGATGCCAAACTGGCCGGCGCCGAGTACGTTCCCATCGGTTCTGCCGACGAGAAGAACCTGGCCAAGCTGGCTGACTTCATCAGTGGCAGCATCAGCGCAACCAGCCAGTCCCTGGGAACCGGCGGGCCCAGTCAACCGCTGACGTTCTAACGAACTCGGCTCCGTAGCTCAAATGACAGAGCTTCTTCATCGCAAACCGTACGGAGAATAGGGCAGTAATGGGGTGGAGTGACTCATCCATCCCCGTGAAGTCCCGGTTAGTCACCGGGCCTAACAGGAATCCGAACGTACGAGAGGCTTTGTGACGGCGTGGGGTAGCTGCCACGTCAGAGATGGGGGTTTGAATCCTTCCGGAGCCACCAAAATTCGAGAGCAAGGTTAGGATGTTGGAGCAACGTCTCCATCATTTAAAGAGTAGGTAGAAGTGGGACTTAGTCGTAACACGGAGGAATCTTCCAAGCGCCCATAAAAAGGTCTTGATACCCTCTGTCCTCTCACAAACAGAGAGTTGGCTAGGTGGTTACACTGGAGCTAGGCGTCCTTAGGAGGCCTCAGTTGTCCCCCGAAGAACACGAAAAGGCTTGTGTTGTTGTACGGCCGTAGCTAGGTCAAGGTCCGACAACTAAGTAACCCTTTTGGCCAAAACCCTTGCGGGGCAGTGGCACACTATCCTTGACTCGAACCATACATGAACTACTACGAACCAATTCAAATTAATGGAGGCGTACTGTGGCGGCGTAGGTCCACGGAAGACGAGATTACTCTGTTGGAACTTCCCCCGGACCTGTACCGAGACTTGAGGGATTTGGCCGAAGCCAGAGGCATGTCTACGGAAGCCTTCATAGAATACGCCCTGGAGGTTGCGATTTTGGTTAGAGGGCACGGCCTAACAGAACCGCCGAAGTATTAGCGGTTCTTTTTTGGTATAAGACAAAGTATCCAACTAGGAGTCATTCATGAAAGTCAGAAACCAGTATATAGCCATTCCCCTAAACGACAACACCGATCTGTGCGTTTCTGTCGATTCCTACGTCGCCCGGGGCAAACGGCATGAACGTGATCACACCGTTTGTCAGGACTACGCTGCTACCGGGGTGATAAGCGATGGCTGTCCTACACTGGTTGTTGCGGATGGTTGTAGCGCCAGTCTCGGTTCCGAACTCGGTGCCATGCTGAACTGCCACATGTGGATGACTTTTGCAAGCACTCACCGTATGCGCTATCCTGACATGACAAAATGGGCGTCGATCTGGAAGTTCAACTACATTCGTAGCGTCGAAGACTACCGCAGTGGCGGCTTGATGGACGACGGAGAAGGAAGCATTTTCGATGCCACCATGCTGTCCGCCATGTTCATCCCCTCCATGAACTCTGTCATTCTCACAGTTCAGGGAGACGGGGCCTGGCTGGCTGTCTACGAAAAATCGAACGGAGAATTGGTTTACTGTTTCGACTACCTGACGTGGAAAACCGGCATGCCTCCGTATCCGTCCTACGCCCTGGACAATGATCGAATGACGGCTTACTGGACTCACAGTCAGAAGCTTCTCAGCGGCAGAGCGGAAGGGGTGTGGACTGCTTCGGAAACGGAAGGATTTCTGAAGGTTACTTCTTCGGTGGCTCTAAGCGATGTCCTTCCCGTTGGCGCCCTTACGGACAACTTCGGTCTGGTCATTGAACTCCCCCGTCTTCGTGATGAACCCGACGGCCAGTGGAAGTTGAAGACATTTTCCGTGTTCACTGACGGAGTGCTGGATATTCGTCATGAAAACGAACTTCCTCTATACATCAACTATCCTGCAGGCTTGGTGAAGGACCTGACTGACTACAAGTCCACCGCCGGGGATTTCCAGTTTCGCCGTTGCCGAGCCTTTTTCAAAGGACTGGCGGTGGACGGGGTTTTCCCTGAAGATGACTTTTCTGTAGCAACAATGCTGTTTGAAGAACGGAGGCTGCCGGATGGCGACGATAACAGTGGTAATGCATGATGGAAACCAGGTAAAACTGCCTGAGTCTTCCTTCATTTTCCAGGGGGGCCAAGGGTCCATCTACGGCGTCGGAAAGCGGGTCTTCAAGATCTACACCGATACCAAGGCAAACTATGACTGGGTCGCCAAAAAGGTCCAGGCCTTGGCACCTCTTGGCAAGAATCCGCTGATCGTGGCTCCCACCGGCATTCTTCGGAATCCGGCGGGGAAGATCATTGGGTACCACATGCCCATGCAAAAGGGGGACTCTCTCGTCTCCCTCTACCCCAATTCGGCCTGGCAAAAGCTGGGTCTTACTGAAAAGGACGCTGCCGACATATCCCTTCGGCTGAGAGAAATCGTTGCCTTTGCCCACTCCAACAAGGCTCTGCTCATCGACGGAAACGAGATGAACTACCTGGTGGAGAACAAGCTTCCACATGCTATTGACGTTGATTCCTGGCAGATCGGCGAGTTCAAGGCAACGGCAATCATGGCCAGCATTCGTGACTACCACGCCAAGGAATTCACGGAGTTGACCGATTGGTTCGCCTGGGGCGTCGTCACATTTCAGCTTTTCACGGGCCTGCATCCTTACCGTGGCAAACACCCTTCGTTCAAGCCTGGTCAGATGCAGGAAAGAATGGAGAGGAACCTGTCGTTGTTTGACAAGAATGTCTCCTCTCCGCCGTTCATGAGGTCTCTTAATACCATACCCAAGAACCTTTTGGCGTGGTATGAGGACGTATTCCAGAACGGAAAGCGCAGTCCCCCTCCTGATGAAAAGAGCTACAAGGAAGCTCCAGCAATTCCCACTCCTGCCGTAACGGCGCTCAGGACCGTTCAGACACCCGGCGGCTCCATAACCTACACCAAGGTTTGCGAAGCACCCGCCGACATCGTCACTCTGCTTACCGGCAGAGTTCTGGTCCTGACAGACGGAGCGTATCGTCTAGTTGGTGACAAACTCAAGCTGGCGTACAAGTTCAAGGCCCCGGGGCATCACTCCGTTGTGGTTACGAAGGAAGGCAATATCGTAATCTTGGAACCCATGCTGCCGGCTGCCTCGAGCTTTTGGGTTGTTGTGGTACCGCCCAACGGCCAAGTCTACAACTCCTCATGCCCCCTTTCCATCCGTGATCATTTCGTTTCTGGAAACAGGGTTTTTGGGGTACAAGAAGGAGGATCGGGGCTTCTTGAGCTGGAAATCCTGGTCCTGCCGAACTTCAATGCAATCATCGGCGTGAAGAGCACGTGGGGAGCAATGATAAACTCCCTGAAATATGATGACCTAACGGGATTCGGAATCTACTTTGTGGTTGGCGGCACTGCGGTTCTCGTAGCCCCACAGGAAACCGGCCTGGTCAGTTTTGTGGTTCCGCAGCTCAATCAGAAACGTATTGTAACCATTTGGGGTCACGGGAGTTTCTTCACTTGTGTGACTTTGGAACGGGACGGCACGTACCAGAAACATGAGTTCTTCTTCAACACAGGAGGTGTAACGAAATACTGGCAATCCCCTACCGACTCCTCCCAGCTCAACGTCGCAGTAACATCAAAAGGAGCCGTGGCGACCATTCCCACTGACGGGAAACTTGTGTTGTTCACGGCAGACAGTACCAACGTCCGCATGGTATCTGACGGGAAACTTTCGTCCAGAAATCCTCTCGTATTTGTCGACGGCAAGATGTCGATGATCGAAGGCCGGTACCTGTGGGACATTTCCCTCAAATAGGAAACATCAAATGCCCTCCCTTTCAACTCTTGCAAGAGGTTTGGCCGGCGCCATCCTTGGCCGCCCTGACCTTCCCAACCCGGAAACGTCGCAAGACAAGTTTCATTTCTTCCGCTACGTCCGGCCCTACGACCCCAAAAACCCGTACAGCAAGCCGACGGAGCCCGACATCATCAGTGACATGAACCATGGCCCCCACGGCGGTGTCACGTTCTATTTCGAATGGAGGCCGGTCTCCAGAACCGCACGGTTCGGCTTCTCTCTCTGTCACGAGAACGACCCTTTCATCAAGGCCGAGGGTAGAAACCAGGCCAAGGAAGCATTCGACGCCGGGGATATCTACACCATCACCAACGTGCTGGACAAGATGTCCCTTTGTGACAACGTTCGTATCGGTCTCCACCGGCATTTCCATCCCTCCCGAGGCCCTGACATCACGAAGTTCCTGGGGGGTGAGTTCGCAATTCTGGATGTCTCCTCCTCGAACTTCGAATCCACGAAGGAGATGATGGACCGCTTGACCGGCCTGAACGCCTGGCTCCGTCTTGTTCGCCGGCAGGAAGAACACTTCCAGCCGTACATGAAACTGGACTCCGACGACCTGGAAGAGCTCGCCAGACAACCTCACTGAACAACGCAACAACAACACAGGAAAGGGGCTAAACACCCCTTTTTATAATGAAAACTCTAGGTAGAAGACTAAAATACTGTACTATTACAGGTGCGGACGACGACACGGATATCGCGGACCTGTTAGCTTTACAAGAAGAATACCCATTTCTTGAGATGGGACTTCTAATCTCGGAAACCAGACAGGGCACTCCTAGGTACCCCAGTAAGGAGTGGATTGCCGACTTACACGAAGACTTAAACCAAGATGGATTCGGTTTTAATGTAGCACTCCACCTCTGTGGGAAAGTAGCCATCAAGCTCCTCTTCAACCAAAGGATGGAGAAAGTCACAGGACTGGCGCATTCCTGTGAATGGCAACACCCCTCCGGAGAATCCTTCCGCTACCAGTTCAATCTGACTCACAACACCTTGAAAGAAATACCCTCGGCAGAGTTTCATTGGAGGACGGGACTAAAAGGGCTGTCTCAAATCATTCTCCAATACAAAGAGAAAACCTCAGAAACTGTATTCGATCTGGTTCACGGGTGTCTACCTGGTAAAATAGCCCTCTTGGTAGACGAGAGTGGGGGTACTGGAAAGAACATTGAACAATTCCCTTCATTTTTGGGTGTTTTCACTGGATACGCCGGAGGCCTAGGGCCTGACAACATCGAATCTACAGTCATGTCCTTGGCTAGTGATCATCCCGGTATGTACTGGCTGGACATGGAAACGAACGTGAGAACCGAGGATACCCTTGATCTTGACAAGGTTGAAATAGTGCTTAAAACAATACAACGAATGAAAAACGAAGGACTTGCATGAGCGAAAAACTGGTACTGTTGCTGGAAATCCTGGGTTGGATGGCGGATAACAATCACAAATACTATTACGTTGATGTTATTCGCGACGGATCCGGGGATCTACTCGTGGGGATAGAAGATATACCATTCGACACTAGGGAAACCTGGAATTTGTTCAAGGAGATTCATGAGTATGTGATTGCAGATGGTAAAATCTCCACAAGTTGGATACCCCTCCTATGTCAGTATTCTTTGGCTAAAGAATATTTGTCTCTCACCTATTGTTGTTTCACCGAAAAACAGGTACAAGAATTAGAGAAGTGGGTTGTTTTCAAAGACAAGCCTGATTTCAGCAAGAATAAAAACGAGCCCGAATCGGAACATTCCCCGATTGCTGAAGAGCAGGCTCAGAAATGGCACCAGTCGGTGATCTACCGTCTGCTACAACTATTCAGACTAGGATAAAAACGATGCGTAGAGACATGAAAAAGGTAATCTGTGAGTCTCGTAGGAGGTACGGATCTTCGTTCAGTGCCAGCAGGTTGAGAGGGACCAAATCCCTCTCTAATGATGAGTTGTTCCCTACTCGTGTTCCTATGCGCAGAATTCATTCCAGCCCCAAAGAATTCGGAGAGAATCTCACTCCTCTTCTGAAGTTTTTGGAAACCAACGCGGGTAGAAACTGGAATGATGTCTATTCCGAAATCCGGGAAAGCTTGAAGACCAAGAGCACTATCGATATGCACATTCTGATTCATCTGGAACAGTTTGTGACGATAACCGGGCTGTACGTGGAAGACGGAGAGGTGTGGGTCCTTCCTAGGTTCAATCTCTGGAATAGAAACTACCTTGCTTTTGATTTTTGTGAATTCTTCGTCCATCCCCAAACCGGTATTCTCGTCTCTTGCGCTGAGCACAAAGCCAAACGGGCCTCCGAACGGAAAAAGGAAAAAGCCAGGAAAGACGCAGAGAGAGCGCGCAAGTTTGTGAAAATGGGGGAAGCCAGTTTTGCGTACAAGGTGAATGGGGTGTGGCAGGAATTCTATCTCTCCCCATGCGTCTATCCCGGGGGAGGTGTTAGGCCCTCGTGTTACTACAACGATAAAGAGCTGTATGGGTATGCTCAAAGGTTTTTCACCTCCAAGCAATTTACTCACAACAACTTACGGACCCGCACCCTGAGCAAGAAGGAAATCCGTAACCTCAAACTCAATCAGGAACCCAAATGAAAATCAACAGCAAATACCGGGACTACTATGATGGGGTTCAGAGCCATGGTTTTGACTCTGACCTCGTCTGGCTGAGAATACCTGAGCCGATACAAGGCAGGGTTTATAACTACGGAGCCGAAGACGATCCCTGTGATCCCATTCTGGAAGAAATAAACGAGTTGATCGAAACCTGGGTTGAAGATACTGCTCCTGGGTACCTGGATAGTGAGATGTGCTTCGCCGTAGTCGAAGGCAGAAAGAAATGTGCTCTGGAGGTACGAAAGGTGGCTATCATTTTCTGCGGGGCCCTGTACCGAGGAGTTACCCTGGAAGTTAACACCTGGACTCCGGACAAAGTGATACGGGCTTTTAGAATGTGCTGGACCCAAGCCGACGTTGAAAAAGCTTGTAGAGACCTTTCCATTTCGTGGAACGATACTCGCAAGTTTCACGGAAGCAGAAGCCCTCAGAGTAAATTCAAAACTCCAGAAGAATGGCTCAACTCCATGTTCATCGTCAAAAAGGAGTTGGAGAAAACGAGAAACTGGGCATTAAAAACTCGCATTCCAATTCTGGCCATCGGCAAGGATCCCCACAACACCATTCGCAGGGATTTTGAGCCAAGACAAATCCCCATCACCAAAAACGCTCTTCTCAAAGATTTCGAATTCTATCGCATAGTTTCTCCTGAACAAGTTTACCAAGAACTTGCGATGTTTCTTTCCAATGTTGCAAACCCTGACCCAGTCATGGTACAATTGACGGATATGGACAAGCAGAAGAAGTTTGGGTTCACTCATCAGTACTCCTTTCGTAAGGAACCGGGTGAAAAGAGAATCAAAAAGAGAAGACATAAATAACAACAAGCCCTTGTAATTCAGTGGTTAGAATAGCTGCTTTGTAAGCAGAAGGTCGTGGGTTCGAATCCTACCGGGGGCACCAAATTCCAGTATGAAAGTAATCAATCTATTCGCCGGCCCGGGGGCTGGCAAGAGCACAACAGCAGCTCGTCTTTTTACCTATTGTAAGGACAGTGGAATCAACGTTGAGTTGGTCACGGAGTACGCAAAGGACTTGACGTGGGAACAGCGGGAAGACATTCTCCAGGATCAGTTGTATGTCACGGCCAAACAGAACCGTAGATTGGCCCGACTAAAAAACAAGGTTGATTTTGTTATAACTGATAGCCCTCTTCTCCTTGGTTATCAGTACGCACTCCCTGATTACTTCCCCAAGACCTTCAAACCTTTCGTAGTAGACTTATGGAACAGCTATGATAACCACTGCTATTTCCTCGGTAGAGTAAAACCGTACCGAACAGCAGGCAGATCACAGACAGAACAAGAAGCCGTTGGCATAGACGGAGATATTCGTAAAATGCTGAAAAACATGGAAATCAAGTATTTAGAAGTTAACGGGGATGAGTCAGGGGCTAAACACATCTTCACCGACATACTTGCTATTCTAGCCCTTCCTAAGGTATAAGAAGTTGATACACTTTCGTGAGGTTGAAATGTCCGATAACAGAAGTACGTTCGAAAAATATACCGGTATGGAGCTGGGGGAGTTCGTCTTCGGAGGAATAATACTGATGGCTGTAGTGGCCATGGTCCTGGATGATGGTCCGAAAAAGGCCAACAAATATTATCGGTGTCTCGACAACGAAGCTGTGAGTAGAACTAAGGCTGGCTTGCCGCCGTTATCCGACAATGATGTTAGGAAACGCTGCGCTGACCTAACCGGCTACAAGCCAACAACTTAACTAAAGGGGAACCTCCCCTTTTAACCATGATAATTCCTCAAAATACTGAATACGAATATGTGATGGTAGACCTTGAAACTCTCGGTCTATCTTCAAAATCCCCAGTCCTGTCCATCGGCGCTGTGTTGTTCAACCTCACCGACCTGGACACTATGGAAAGCATTAATTCCGCAGACCCAACCAGGACTTTTTACGTAGAAATAGAAGCAGAAGACTGGCTTAAATATGGAAGAGTAGCAGACGCAGAAACAATCCAATGGTGGATGGCTCAAAGTGACTCTGCCAAAGCCGTGTTCAACCGGACAAGTCCACATAAAACCTTCGCAGTTCCAGCATTGAATCAATTTAATACCTTCGCCTTTGGTAATCGTCCCAGAGGTCTGTGGTCCAATGGTGCCAATTATGATGTAGTCATTCTGTCTGACTGGGCCAAAGACATGAAACGTGCAGGGGAGGAAGTCCAATACGATAGCAAGTTCAACTGGGAATACGATGTAAGAACACTCCTTGAGTTAGCCAAGAAATTGACGGGATTCGATAAGAAAAGCGTCCCAAGGGTGGGTACTTACCACAATGCTCTCGACGATGCAAAATACCAGGTATTATTGGTACAAGAAGCATGTAGGAGTCTTAATCCCAACAAGTCCGCAGTGAGATACGTAGAGTCTGTTGAGCCGGGAGTTCTCCCCCAGCCGCCGATTGACACTTCTTACCTCCAGAAAATTGCTCCGAACGCGTTTCCCGCTCATACTCAGGAGCAGGCCAGCGAAGCTTTGTTTTTGGACGGAAAGCGAGACTTCATTTCTCCAGAGGATAAAAGAAAGTACTCATGACAACGAAAAGCATCTGGTTGATCGACCTTGACGGAACCGTGTTCGATTTCAACGGGAGATTTGTAAAGCTTTGGAATGAATGGGTGACTACCGCAACGGAGCAATTGTACGGCGAAATTCGTACGGTTCCGAAACCCGTAATTCTGAAGAACAGCTGGCAGAAAAAAGGATTTGGTCGACAGGATGACATACTAACAGCGTTCCTCATCAAAGACCCGGTCCCCGCCAAGTTTCACATGCATGAGGCGTGGCCAGACAAGATGACGGACGAGGACTCCAAATGGCTTATGAGTCAGCCCAGGTTTTTCGAGGATATGGATCTGTTGCCCGGGGCAAAAGAGGCTCTAACTTCCATTCTCGCCTCGGGCACCATCGAGCCTTTCCTTTGCACAGCGCCCGTTGTTTCTTCTCCGATCTGCTGGACCGAAAAAGTGCAAGCAGTGAAGAGAAAACTGGGCCCGCACTGGGTTGATCGTCTCATTATCACCCATGACAAGACTCTGGTCAACGGAGACATTCTGATTGATGACAAGCCTAAGATAAGGGGTATCAACGAAGAAGACACCCCTTGGGTTCATGTCATTTTCGACGCTCCCTACAATCGAACTCCTTCGGAATGGGGCACATGCCTCAGACAGCACGCCTCTCTCGCCCATCTGTGCCCGAACCAGTACCCCCCTGTCCCCCGAATCACCTGGGACAACTGGGTTGCTCTTTTGGCCCCTCCCATAACTTTCAGACGGTAACCACACCTAAGCGGGTGTAGCTCAATTGGTAGAGTATCTGCCTTCCAAGCAGAATGTTGTCGGTTCGATTCCGATCACCCGCTCCACTCCCCCTCCTTTCCTTTGGAAATGAAATGATACCTCTCTTCGCCTTCTTCGCCGAACTCACCCTTTGGGGGTGGGTCATCGTGGTACTGCTTTTCGCCAGCCTCATCGGATCGACAAACCAGTTCGTCCCCTGCCGGCGTTCCTGGGGCTTTGGAGATTTCTCTCTACTATTCCTGATCATTTTCGCCGTCCTGTTTCACTACTACGTCGTAGCGTTGCCATTGAGCTGGGCGGTCGGCCGAGACATTGCTGTCTACTATTTCGTCGGTTTCTTCCTGTATCCCTGCTTCGAGTGGTACTTGGTCTTAGGGGAGCTCAGAAAGGGGTTGGAGAAAAAGAGAAAGCAGTGGACTCAGGTGTACGGAGCCAGTACAGATTCCAAACTGACCGCCCTGTTTCTGCAAAGCAAGAAAGTGCTGAATGACGATGAGAAAGTGCAAAAGTCCAACCAGTCCCGCGCCCGAGACATGCGTGACGAGCTCATCAGCGTGTTCACTCGGTTGGGCCTCAATCCCAACATGGACACTTTCGACACGGAAGCAGACTTCGCCCCTCGTGCCGAACATCACAAGTCCCTGCTGGGCTATTGGGCTTTTTGGTGGCCATTCATCGCCCTGAACCGAACCTTCGGCGACTTCCTGAACTGGCTGTGCAAGCTCCCTGGCCGCATTTTCCGGCCAATTCTCAACAGCCTCTCCTCTTCCATAATGAAGGACGTGTGATCCATGAACAAAGACAATCTCATCAAGTACGGTGTCCAATCCCTCGCCATCATGGTGGCGGGGTTTTTCATCGCCCCCTTCGTCTTTCAGGCCATCGGCGGTATCATCGGGCTCGGTGTGGCAGCGGGCCTGGCTGGGGCCATGGTGTATTTCTCCCCCTGGATGGCCATGAAGGCTGCCAACCTTCGTCTCAAGGCGATGAAGGCCGAGGCCATAAAGAATCCGGTGGAAACGCTTCAAATCCAGTTGGTAACGGCACAAGGAGAGGTGGAGAAATCCCGGCGAGAGTTGGTGGATTTTGACGCTGCCCTCCGGACTTTCAGGGATGAAGTCAACGGCCTTGCCAAAAGCTTCCCGGGCTCCGAGGAGAAATTCAAGGAGCAACTCGAAGAAATGGAGCGAGGTTTGCAAGCCAAGAGGGATCTCCGTAATGCTGCCATTCAAGCCATGGGCGAGTTCGAGAAGGTTGTCCAGAGAGCCGAAGCGGAATGGAGAGTCACCCAAGCCATGATCAATGCGGGAAAGGCCTCCAAATCCTCCGTTGATCTGGCCGTGCAAAAGATTCTCGGCAACACGGCTCTCACCTCGGTTCAAAACGGCATGAACAGGGCTTTGGCCGACCTGAAAACTCTCAACTTGGCTGCCCCTCCGGTCATCGATCTCCCCCGGCCTTCTTTGGACTTTCGTCAGTCCGAACAGGTCTTCATTCCTGCAACACCAACCAAGAAGGAGCTTCGAGTTTGAATGCGAATTTTCGGCATAGTGCTGATCCTGCTCGTGCTGGGGGCCCTGGTCTTCTCAAACCCGGAACTTCTTCACGGAGGGGGCTCCAGCCCCAACCCCACCCCCAGCAGTTCATCATCGTCGTCTTCGGATGACGCCTTCAAGCAGTTCAAGTAAAGGAACGATCATGAAATTGTATATCAATGTACCCCGGCTTCTCTTCTCTCTGTTCATCCTTCTGGCTCTCTGCCTGTTTGCCAACTACGCCGGGGCCCAGACTCTCAAGGTCGCAACCGGAGACCCAAAAGGGAACTATTCCCGCATCTTCAAGGAACTGATGGCCGCCTGTTCCAACACCATTCAGGTCGGTGAAGTGAATACGGATGGCTCGAACTCCAACGTCGACATGATCGTTCGCAATGAGGTCAACGGCGCAGTGGTTCAGCCCGACGTCCTCAAGTTCCGGGCGTTCAACGAAGACCTGTCCGGGTTCAAGACCCTGTTCACCCTATACCCGGAGGAGATTCACATCGTTGCCAAGGCCGTTTCAGGGCTGACCTCCGGCGGCACTGGGGTGGGATCCTTGCGTTTCAACACCAAGGACGTGGTGTTCAACAGCGTCGATGATCTGAACGGTTACAAGATCGGCGCTGCTGGTGGCAGTGTCATCACCGCGAGACTGATCAAGTCTGTTGCCGACTTGAAATATGAGGTTGTGACTTTCAGTAGCAACGACCTGGCCAAAGCTGCACTGGACAAGGGGGAAATCCAGGCCCTCCTCCTGGTCGGTGGTCAGCCCATGGCGTTCGTCGATGCTCTGGGGCCGAACTACAAGCTCCTGCGCATCTCGGAAACGGCGTCCGACAAGCTGAAAGCAGTCTACTCTCCAGCCAAGCTGACCTACACCAGAATGGGCCCTGCCGGCACCGGCATTCAAACCATGGCTCAGCGTGCCACTTTCATTGTGGTGGACTACAAAACGCCGAAGATGTCCAGTCAACTGTTGGCCCTGCGTAGCTGCATGACCGACAAGCTCGACGATCTGAAGGAGAAAACTGGCAATCATCCCAAGTGGCGTACCGTCAATCCTGAAGACAAGGGCAACTGGGTCTGGTACACCGGCACCAAATAACAACCAGCCCGGGTGGCGGAAAATGGTAGACGCAGAGGACTCAAAATTCTCCGTCGAAAGACGTGCGGGTTCGACTCCCGCCCCGGGCACCAACAAGTTAGGAAGAGAAAATGGTAATAGGCGATAAGCCCGTACTCTCTTCTTCTTTTTTATCGACTGTAGGCAACGCCGTTGACGGAAGAACCCTATGTAGATTAAAAGAAGAAGTTGAACTTGCAAGGCTTAGATTAAAGCAGTTTGAAGACGATTGTAAAACATGCCGAAGTTTTCGGCCCTGGATAGTAGAAAAGTACAAGCTTGTGTGCGGTGATCCATACTCCCTAGGTTTTGTTGCAAAAAAGCCCGGTACTGCTTATTGTCCCGAATGTGGGACTTGTGTAATGGATAGGAGTTGATATTGTCCGAAATATTCGTATTTGGTAGTAACCTGGCCGGCAGACATGGAAAAGGTGCAGCCTTATTCGCGGCCCAGTACTACGGTGCTGTCTACGGCCAAGGAGCAGGAAGAACTGGAAACGCCTACGCCCTCCCTACGAAGGGTAACAATATGCACGTCCTTTCGTTGCAAGTAATAAAGGCTTACATCACTGACTTTCTGGAATACGCAAGAACTAATCCTGACCTAAGATTTTACGTTACAAAAGTAGGGTGTGGTCTTGCTGGTTACACCTCTGAACAAATCGCTCCTATGTTCAAAGGGGCTCCTGAAAACTGTAGATTCGACCAAGAGTGGATCGACATTCTAAAGAAAGAAGAAAATGGAAGCACTTAACCTTGTCAACCAACTCCCCGGCAATACTCATCTGGGATTTAGAGATGCAATTCATATTCCAATAGTGGTAATGAAGATGGAGAAATTCGGTAACAACTCTTGGTTTGATCCCACGGCCGGACAACCAGTCATGTTGAAACCAGGTACCAGAGACACAGTTATTGCTATTACTTCGAATCAAATTGATCGTCCTGAAGTCCTTGGTATTTTGAATCCATATATGACTTGGGATCAGTGTGGAGATTTATACGATAAAGAGAGAAGAGACGGTTATTGTATTGTAACCGTGTTTCTGAAACCCGGAACTTCAACAGGCGTCACCCATCACTATACCCACCCCGTTTTGGATGACCCCCATCAGCTGGACGCCCACGAGACATGGCTACGTAACTTTGCTGCTAGCTGGGGTTTTAACTACGATGAAATGATTAGAATCGGAACTACGGTTGGGACACACGGGACGGGTTCTGAATGGAAAGAATACATTACTGCCCAGGGTGTAGACCTACACAGTGAAGGTGAACTTGGTGAGGACCTGGCAAGATTCTGGGAACATCTTGAAGGCTTGAACCGCGAACGTTACCCGGCAGAAAACAGAGCCAAACTGGGTTGGTCCTGTTCCTGCTAATTCGTTGTTTGTATGGTAAAAGAGAGGGTGAAAACCCTTTCTTTACTGGAGTGAATAATGGCTACAAAGCAGCAGCAAATTGAGCAGTTGGAGAAATTGCTTGGTGATCTATACGACCACGTGATACGTAACACTTGTTTTCACGAAAGTACTCATCGTGGTGGCGCCATTTGGGAAATCTGTGATGACTGCGGTGAAAAATGGGCGGATGACAGGGGCGGGAAGCCTGAATTCAAACTCCCTAAGTCTGTTCAAGCAGCGAAAGACTATATAGATGACCTGACAGCAAAAGCCGATCACTTAGTTCATGAAGCGGTAGAGAACGACTGTGAAGACCAGGGGTTTACTCGTATCGACCAAGGTTGTTTCAACTGGAAGTGTTTTACTTGGGAACAGGGCGCTGGCAAGCCAACTAGGCCTAAACTGGTACAACAAAGACATTATGGAGTCTGGTTCTGGGTTTGCCCCAAATGTGATGGATACTACGGAGAAGCTGGGAAATGAGACTTTGGGATAAAACACTGCTTGAAATGAGGAATTTGGTAGACTTATCTTGCATCAAGACAGTTACTTCGTTGCATCATCTCGAACCTGACGAAAATCCTTCCGATATTTGGTTAGCCAGGGATAGGTTCACTGAACACGTACATGTCTCCCGAGAGATACGAGAGTACATTGCAGAGGTGCTGAGGGATCTAAATAGGTATGATTTCGAAGTAGAATCCGCATTTTATCGAGTTGAACATAAACATTGGAACAGTCTAGAAAAGAAAAGAACCTAGAAATGACCGAACAAATTACTGAAGCAAAACAACGACTTGAACAGGCTTTGCCTTACATCTTCGAGTCTTTTCAAAAGGCCGGAAAAGAAGGAAACCCTGTCCTATTCGTAGCCAGTCAAGACCCAACCGGCGGTGGTAAAATGCTGGCAAGTATCAATGATCCGGAACAGCTGCTCAAGGATATCGCAGTAGTTATCGGAATTTCTTATGAGGTAAGTGATGAACAACGTAATAAAGGCGATGCCGGCCGATTCCTTGCAAAGTTCGGGCTGAATGGACATTGATATGACCAAACCAACTTTGATTGCTCAAGCCGTTGCGTCTCTCTATGGGTATCGTCGTCCTGAACTGGAGGCCGCATGGTGGCCTTGGTTTTATCCCGATGGTGATTTCTACGGCCTTGAACTGACGATTCAGAATTCGGTGTTAGACCCTCCTTTAAGACGTGGTACTTACACAGGGGGGTGACGTTAAATGGCCTATTGCAGATGGGGGGGACGATAGTGATGTCTACGTCCTCCATACTGGCGTCTGGGTAACCTACGTAGGCAACAACCCAAGTGAAGAGACAATAGCTAAATTGGGGGGCAGCTCTTTTCAGGACAAAACTCCTGGGGAATGTCTACGTCGGCTCCTGAACATGCGTAAGGAAGGTTTGTTAATTCCACAGTATGGTATTGATAGACTCAGAAGAGAAGACCAGCAGCTCACCCAAAACGGATTTATCAGCCCTCGATAACTTTGGTATAAGTGTAATGTAAGCAAACCACTTAACCTGTCGGGAGAAAACACATGGGAACCATATCTGTTGCACGTCCTGTGACAAGCTTGCAAGCCACAGATTTCGTCAAGAAGTACAACGAAGGTGGGTACCCGGGCCAGAGCTTCGGTCTGGCATTCGTCAACGAATTTCGGCTTGACCGTGAAGATCCCGACGTTCAGGAGCTGCTGGAAGAGCCGAATGCCTCTTGGGCATATGCTCTGGCCTACAACTACTTCGTGGAGATTTAACTACGAAATACGATGACTCAGAAAAAGAAACGTACACGCTAGAGCCGCACAGTTTCAACATGAAGATTTGTCACTGGTTGTACTGTTCCAAATGCGGGAGTGTATTGCTGAACAATCCGTTCAGTCGTTGGGCAGCCGACAAGGGCTGTAATTGGAACCTTCATCCCTCATACGCTTCTGAAAGGGCTAAAACTGGGATGAATTACAAAAAGAGGTAACGGAATGAAAATAGTGGAATTCGTTTGGGAGGCAACTTGGCCGGTTCTGCTGGCCCTCCTGCTGTGCTTTGCAATTGTCGGAGGGGTTGAAGCCCAAACCCTGAAGGTGGGAGATCTGACCAAGGAGCAGCGGGTTGTGCTCTACGCTCATCTGGCCAAACTCCGTGCGGAATCAGCCGCTGAGTATGCGACTAAGAAAGAACAGGCTGCGAAGCTCAGAGGGGCGGGGGAGACTGTTAAGGAGGTTGTTGGAGCCGTCTCGGCTGCTATCCCCCCTCCCCAAAAGGTTGATGAATGGACCCAAGTCGGAGCCAACATTGGCAAGGGTCTGGTTGCAGCGGCCAAGGAGATCGGTACTGCAACCGTGGACTTCTCCAAAACCGATTTAGGTAAAATCACCGTTGGAGTGATTGTATGGAAGGTGATTGGTAGGGAGCTGGCGGATACGGCCTCAGGGATTGTTCGGTACTTTACTCATCTCTTTGCAAGCCTTCTTTTTCCTCTTGTTTGGTTTCTCGGAACCTGGTATTATATTCGGGCTGTCAAAATAACTGGGATCACAAGAGCAGAGGGCAGGATCTTTTCATACGTAAGCAAGATTGATAGAGAAAAACTAACAGAAAACGAAAAAGTCACTTTTGTTATGTCCGGAGCTATTGCATTTATTGGAATGGTGTGGGCTCTAGTATCAATTTAACAACTCGGAAGGTTCGGTTAGAGGTCCATACCACCTGTTTGGAAAACAGGAGCTGGCGTGAGCTGGCCCACAGGTTCGAATCCTGTACCTTCCGCCAAATTCATTATAAACAGTAATAAGGAAACAACAACATGACCAGTATTGTACGTATTATCGTTGACCATCTCATGCCGGGTAAGAAAATCGTGGTGAGAGAACAACCGAAAGGATGTGATTCCGGAGCGGTAGGGGGGGCCCCTCGTCTGGAAATCACTCAAGCCGTGGAATCCAAACAAACCCTTGCAGTGTGGGACTCCAACCAACTGGTAATCACGGAAGAAGATGATCCCCTCGGAACCAACTAAGTTCATCTTTCTGGACATAGACGGAGTTCTTAATTCCCTTCGGACAGCAGTAGCCGTGAAGGAGGGCATTAGGCACTTCATGGACCCTGTTGCGGTTCAGCTTTTGGCTACACTCCACAAAGCCACCAAGGCTGAAATCGTGGTATCGTCTACCTGGAGAAAAGAGTTTGAGTTGGAGGCAATTCGTCAATTTCTCATTCGAGCGGGGTGGGAGAATCCTCCTGTTTTGCGGTATAAGACACCGGCACTGGACCACGGCTTTCGTGGAGAGGAAATAGCTCAGTTTTTAGATGGTTTGATTCAAGAGGGAAAAGTCGTAGAATCCTACGCAATCTTCGATGATAACTCGGATTTTTATACTGATTGTCCCGATGAATATACCCGAGTTAAAATAAGTAGGCTGAGAACAGAAGACAAACCGGGACGGTTTCGTAACAATCAGCCATTGATTCAAACTGCGGATGCATACGGATTATGTGCTTCGCATGTCAAGATAGCCCAATATGTTCTCAATATCCTGCCGAACAACCCAAACGGAAACAAGGATTACATGAGAACCATTTCACACCTTCGTGAAGCAGAATGCAACACGGAGCTGTATCAACCGTTGTAATTTAGGTGCCAGATAGCTCAGTTGGTAGAGCAGCACGCCGTTAACGTGCCGGTCCTGGGTTCGATCCCTAGTCTGGCAGCCACCTATTCAAATATGCTAACACAACTACAAGCCCTTAAATTGGTGAGGCTTGAACGCGCCCATCAAGACAACAAGTGGGGAAATATAGACGAAAACCAACAGTCCTTGCCTGGGTATCTGATAGTCGCAAGAGCAGAACTTGCTGAAGCTGGGGAAGGATGGCTTAAAGACCTGAATGGCAGGCACTCCTGTCTTGCGGAATTGGTCCAAACCGCCGCTGTGTGCATCTCCGCCATAGAACAATACGGAGATTATAGAGAGCTTTTCTCTCTATACGAACAAGAGCTTTTTGACAGGCTTCGTGAACAGGACAAAGGCTACGTTGCTGACTTGGAACGGGCCAATGACTATCTCCATGATCGGCTAGAAGACAATCGGGTTTATGACTTTGAAGGTAACATAATACAAGTCAAACCAGGTTCAGTTCCTGATGGAATTGAATGTCGAGATGAAACCATCAAACTCATGAGAGATGTAATAGGCGAAAAGGACGAAGAGATAGCCCGACTCCAAAATCTGCTATATGAAAAGGGAGTTGGTGAGGCCCAATGAATCAAAAGACGGAGTTGCCCAAGCCTAATGTTTTACACACTCAAATAGTAAACGATCACGTAATCAAATTTCCCTTCCCCTGCAAGTTTTGCACAGAGCATTCCGTCTACGGTAACATTCACGGCGAGTTCTTCTGCCCTGATCACTGGATTGAACAATGGCAAACAACCAAGACCACAAATATGTATTTATCGCCTTCTCAAAAAGCTGGGGAGATGAATTTGAAGTCACCGGAATCTACTGTTGTCCCACAGATCGCTGGAACAACCTGAGAAATAGAATAGAAAAAGTATTCGCCAAAGAGAAGAAGCCGATTTCTAGATATTTTGGGACCAACCAATGTCTCGATTTCAAAGACTACGAGGACTGGTTGGATTGTGTGGATATTGTTCCCGTAAGCGAAGCTTTTTACAATGAATGGTCTACCGTTATTCCCAGACATACCTCAGAAGGCTATGTCGGAGTTTTCATAGATATTGGAGCATGAGTAATGACCAAACCCCTTAGAACTATCATTTATGGTGGCGGAACTTTCAACCCCGTTCGTGTCCACATTGCTTTGGCAGCAATGGCCTTTGGTGAAACCGCCAGGTTCATCTATGACGACTTGGTTGCCAACTGTGAAGTAGACGACGTGGTTCTTCGTTTGACCAAGATGGCAGACCCTACTCGGTCTAAGCTGGTTACGAACGAGGATGTGGAAAAGCAACTGATGATTGACGTTGCCGATCCAACTACGAAGACAATTGTGTTCAACGTGGCCCTTTGCGATTTCGAAGGAACCATCGACGGGGTTAAGTCTGGGAAGTATGCCTCTCGCCTGAAAAGCAGAGCCGGTCCGATAACCATGGACCTTACCGCTTCCCCCAAACTCTTGGGCAAGATCAGAAAAGAACGCAAGGACATCTTTCTGGTTGCTTTCAAAACCACGTGTGGTGCCACTCACGATGAACAGTACAAAGCCGGCTTGAACTTGTTGAAGGAAGCTAGTTGTAATCTGGTTTTGGCCAACGATATACTAACTGAACGAAATATCATCATCGTTCCGGAAGAGGCTTATTACACGGCGGAGGATTTTACCGGATTTGTTGACCTAGCCTGGCTGGCAGATGACATAACAAACGACCGGCACAAAATTCTGTATATGCTGACAGATATGATGATGTCTCGTCGGAACTGTACTTTCACTCGCTCGACCGTTCTGCCAGCCCTGCCAGGCAAGGGACTTCTGTGGAAAGATGGGGCAGTTCCAGTAGTACTGAAGACGGTGGTGGACCACTGCATCTCAAAAGGGGCCTACAAGCCCTTTAGGGGGGCTACAGCAGGCCATTTCGCCTATCGGATATCTGACCATGAATTTGCTACATCCCGCCGTAAAACCGATTTTAACCATCTCTCCGAACTCGGCCTTGTCTATGTTAAAAGTAGTTCACCAGATTCAGTTCTGGCATTTGGGGCAAAGCCTTCAGTCGGCGGGCAGTCTCAACGGATTATCTTCGCTGAACACCCGGGGTTCACAAATATTGTCCATTTTCATAGCCCCCCAAGAGAAGGGGTAGTGGTTCCAGAGGCTCCTGAGCCCCAATGGAAGTACGAATGTGGTTCACACCAGTGTGGACAGAACACTTCCGATGGGTTGGTTGATGTTGGCCCGGGCATCAAATCTGTTTATCTATCCAACCACGGTCCAAACATCGTCTTTACCAACGATGCTGATCCACAAGAAGTAATTCACTACATAGAGGAAAACTATGACCTTTCTCAGAAAGTCGGAGGACTCGTTTCTTGACCTGGGTAATCGGATTGTAAGGCGGTCTGAGATACTAGAAGTTTACTACGGTAAACTGTTCGAATCAGAGAAGTTTCGAAAGCAGGAAATAACTGTCTTTTTCAAAGATACTAAACAAGGATTGATAGTGGAGGGTTTCGACGCAATCAGAGTCCTCTGGGAGCTCAGCCCCACTTCGCTGGAAGGTAAGCATTTCTACTGGGCCAAGAACTCTTGGTGGTTTCACAATCTCGTTGGCCATCCGGTCATGCAACTTTTGGCTTTCGTTGGACTAACCTCTTTGGCGTTGAAAATACATGATAAAACAGTCCCTTACCCGAAGCCAGTTGTGGCTGATAGATAATTGGATGGACGTTGCAAGGGATCTGGAGAACAGAGATCCTAACCCGGTAGTTCTTAGTATGAGGTTGACCAACAGAATTCCTCCGATGTTTTTTCCAGCCAGACCCAAATTTCGTATCAATCACTACAATACGGACGATAGGTTTAGCGTGGTTGATGTCCCAGAGAATCCCGTGCCAGGAGAAGGTGTTGATATTTTGAATTTGAAGAAAATTGCTTCTATGACACCAATCGATCTATTGTGGCCATCGAAGCTAAGCAGTAGGGGACTTCGTGATCTAAGCAATTCTCGCCCAGTATACGGCGGGTGTTATCTCAGGCACACCGTTCCTACTCCGGGGGTTAGATCTGATGTAGTGCGATTTCTTGACTGGATTTTGGAAGGAGAACACGGTACTGTTTTCTGCCCTAGGCTTTTATCCAATTCCGGATTCTATCGTTGGAATAACTATATTGGGGTTTTAACGGCTTACACCCCCGGGGAATCTCCTTTTGATGATTCCGATCTAATAAAACCAACTCACGTTGCATATCGTAGGATTGACTTTCTTAAACTCGCTCGTGATAGTTACCAACGAATTTCAAGAATAACCTCCCCCCAGCCTAACAAATACACCAAGATGCTGGAAGTCCGATCCATAATCAAGTTTTTCCTTGCTTGACTTACCACAAACTGCCGGTTATAATAAGCGTCAGTATTGTGGTACAAGAAAAACGGTAAGGATGTTATTTGGGTCGCTAGCTCAGTCTGGTAGAGCAGCGGACTTTTAATCCGTTGGTCACTGGTTCGAATCCAGTGCGGCCTACCACAAATTTGGGGCCATAGCTCAGTTGGGAGAGCGGGTGCTTTGCAAGCATCAGGTCGTCGGTTCGATCCCGTCTGGCTCCACCAAATTCTAACCGGATTGATCATGAAATTGACAGTTCAGTTCTTGAAGCTAAGAGCCAGGCATCATCTCTTGAAGTATCGTGATCTAACCGAAGGCTTGTCGTGCGGCAGAACACTGGCGGAAGAAATACGTCCGCAAGCCCACTTGCACAAGTTGAAATTCAATATGATCATGAACAGGTTAGGAAGCATGGATCCTTCCTGTCCTGCAGCAAGGCTGTAAAACAGTTTCGGGAGAATAGCTCAATTGGTAGAGCAGCGGATTTATATCCCGTGCGTTAGATAAACGGTTGGTTGAGGGTTCGAGCCCCTCTTCTCCCACCATTTTCCGAAAGTTAGAAATGAGAACCAAATTTATGCCATACACGGTTGCCAAGGTCTTGGTACCTAGCAACCACGAAGCCATGATCTGTCTGGCCGACCTTGGCAGTAACTTAGTAGCCGGAGAGGGGTGGGACCACCGAATACGATTGTATTTCCAGGATGTTGACTCTGACACCCCCGGTTCCTTTACCAGGTGGCATGCCAACTCAATCTACCTGTTTTTGAATGAGTTGCCGAAAGAGATCGACACGATTTACGTCCATTGTTTCGCCGGAGTTTCCCGTTCTGCTGCTGTGACGAAGTACATCGCTGAACGGTACAACATCGAGGAAGCCTTGGAAGAGTTTCGGTCGTACACGCTGTACAACAAGCGCATCTACCGAATTTTGCGCAACAACTGTCCGGTACTTGGGCCTGTCCCGACGGATTATTCCAACGTAGGTTCCTGAAAAGGAGAAAGTCATGGCAATCGTGGTTTGCAACAGCTGCCGGCGTAGCTATCAGAAAATCCGGGCTTCCGACAAGTGCCCCAACTGTGATTCGGGCTCCAGACGTCGTGGTAGTTTCGATGACGACGATGACGGAGACTCGGGTTCCATCTTCGCCGGTACCATCGGTTTCGGCGGCAGGGATGATGACTCCGGAGGGTACAGTGGCGACGATTAGAAAAGCGCCAGACAAATTTGCCTGCACGTACTGCGGCAAGGAACATTCGTCCTACAACGGAATGGGGACGGATGTTTCCTGCTGCGGAGAAGTCGGGCACGTCAATCCCATGGCCAACTGGGACGTGAAGGGTCCGTACTTCGTGTACGAAACCCCGACGAAAATCGAAACAACTGCGGGATAGTGAGTAGCTGGTAGCTCTGAGGTCTCATAAGCCTCCGCCCTTGGCCCCGTCGGTTCGAGTCCGACTCCCGCAACCAATTTGAGGTAACAATGAGCAAGAAGTCAAAAGCACGGGCCTCCCTCGAACGTAAGAAGGAAAAGGCCCGCCGCAAAGAATCCCAACGGCTGAAGTACCAGTCCATGCGGGACCAGGGAATCAACAGCAAGAGCAAACGCTTTTTGCTGCGTTCCAAGCGCGGCCGCAAATCGCTCAGCAAGCACATGCACCTGGTGGCCAACTGTGGCAATCCAGGCTGCAAGAACTGCTTTCCGCGTGAAAACGTGATGCATTTCGAGATCGGTTGTCGGGTCTACGCCCACGTCGTTGCGAATGCTCATCTGATGTAAACTGCTGTCCCGTCGCCAAGTCTGGCCTAAGGCACCGGATTTTGATTCCGGCATACGTTAGTTCGAATCTAACCGGGACTGCCCTTCACTACAAACCAAATGAACCCTATTTTTGCAAGCCTTTTTTTCGATATACAGCCTCCGCCGGAGCTGTTGTTGTTCTTTGCTATTCTAGCAGCAGGTCTTGCGCTATTAGTAGGGACAATAGAAACCTGGCTCTGGTTCACCAATTGGGCCAAAAATCGCCATAAATAACAAGGACTTAAAATATATGAACAAGACAATCAAAGCCAAATGGGTAGCTGCCCTGAGATCCGGCAAATACAAACGAGCCGAAGGGGTGATGAGAAAAGGGACGGCTTCGAATCCCGAAGGCTTTTGCTGCCTGGGAGTACTCTGCGACGTTGTGGGTCAAAAGAGATTCAAGGCTCAAAGCACCTTCAGCAATCCTGCTATAAACCACCTCCTTCCCCACAACGTACGACAACGTCTTGGCTACATGAATGACGGGGGTAAGACGTTCAAAGAAATAGCCAATTACATCGAGCAAAATCTATGATTGCCTTTATCTTTGCAGCCTTTTTCGGGCTGGTCGTCGTAGGAGCAAACACTCCTACCGTCGAGGAAAAGTATGGCAATGACTGTGCCAAGAAAGCACGGGAATACGCCAGCACCAAACCAGTGTTTACCGGTATGACTCCAGACTATGTGCTGGAATATGCTGAGAAGAACTGTACCAAACTCTCCAAGTAATCCAGCAGTGAGGCTAGCTCAATTGGATAGAGCTCCTGATTGTGACTCAGGAAGATGTGAGTTCGAATCTCCACCTCACCCCAAGAATACAGGAAACACAATTATGAAGTTGGAATTTTTCGCAATCAGTCATGATGGTGGGGATGGGTCCAGGTCCGTAGTTTTTTACAATGGTGCGGAAGAAGCCCTTGAAGAACACAACAAGGAGGCTGAAACTTCTGAAAACCCCAAGTTTGAATTCGTCGATGACTACAAGGATTGGATGCATGATGATCCTTACGAACGAGGGGAGTACGATAGCGTAAAAATGGAATTAGTCAAAGGTAAACTGACGAAACCGGTTTGGATGTCGTTCGGTTGATATGACGAACTACCGTAGAAAGCAGTTTAAAAAATACCAGGAAAGCCGAGAACAGTTCGAATTTCAACGTAAGAAAGCTCTCCTTGCTTGTTTTGGATTGCTTTTGATCGGTATTTGGGCTCTCGCTCTGATAGTCGCATTTTGGCCTAAATAATCCCTTTTGTGGTATAAGTGATTTGGAAGGGACTTCCTTCTAACTCACGAAAAGGGAAAATCATGAGCAATACCAATCGCGTTTACTGGACGCCGGAAGAAGTGTTTGCGCTGGCAACAGCGTACTTTCTGGCCATCAACTTCGGCGATCCGGTGCCGAATCACATGCGCCTCAAGCTGTTCAACGAGGTGCAGGCAGAAGTGCTGGAACCGCACCGCCGTCGTCGGCTGAACGCCGTCACGGTCTGGGGCACGGAGATGGATGAAGCCATGGAAGCACTGGAAGCGGAGTTCGTCAGAATCACTCAAGTCGAGCTTCCGGAAGTTCAGCTGTCCGAACAGGAGATGAGAATCTCCACGGTCACCAACATGTTCGAGCACGCTGTGCGGGCCTTCACCGCTCCGGCCGACGAGCTCCTGCACAAGCTGGAAGTCCGCATTGCCGGCATCGAAGAGCTGCTGCTTCACGTCGCCGACCGCATGGACAACATCCAGGTCCGCGCAGCGGTGGAAGTCAAGACGGTGCCCTGGGTGGCAGACGCCAAGAAAGCAGAAGAGCTTCCTGCGTTGACGGTGGTGGGCTGTAGCGTCGACATCGCCAAACATCTCAAACAGGTCTATACCAACCTGGCTGAGTTGCGCTTCATTCAGGGGACCTCCCTCCGTGCGGTGCAGCGACTTTCCGATGGCAATAAGATCCTCGTCGGACGGCACAACTTCCACGCTGTCAAGGCCATCTTACAGCGCAGCAAGCTGCCCCACACCGTCGTGTCGGAGTCTGCTGTGTCGGCCTGGGATAGTGCCGTGCGGCAAGCATTGTTCGAACAGCCGGCGTAGCAACAAGCAGTAGCAGTACCCGGAGGGAGATTAATGTCTCCCCCGGGTTTATGGACAGGTGGCTGAGCGGTTAAAGGCGGCGGACTGTAAATCCGTTCCCTTCGGGGTACGTAGGTTCAAATCCTACCCTGTCCACCACTTTCTTTTACGAACCACAGACCATGAACGAAAAACCACAACACGTTCCAACCCTGGAAGAAATCCAGTGGAGAAACATCAAGAAGGTGGTCAGGGCCATCGCTGATCTCTGTTTTGAGTCCAAAGATCATCCCCAGTACGGAACCTGTCACCTTGCTGTGGTGAATTCCCTGACAGCAAAGGACGGGCTTGGGCATATCGAATTGGAACCCCTAGTTGTTCCGACAGTTCCTGCAGTTGAACATCTCAAGCCAGCACGAAGAAAGCTGTAACAGTTGTAACGGCACGTTGGTCGAGTGGTTTAGGCACTTGCCTGTCGAGCAAGAGTACAAGGGTTCGAACCCCTTACGTGTCGCCAAGTTTGTCCGTATCGTCTAACAGGAATAGGACATCACCCTTTCACGGTGAGTATTCGGGTTCGAGTCCCGATATGGACGCCAAGGAAATAGAAAATGATGGTAGTTTGGCATTGGTGTGATAGAATACCTACCACCAAATCAAGGTGGATTTCTTATCCGCGAATTTTGTGTTCAATGTGTAGTCCAGCAAAACCCCTCATACAATTGGAATTGCCAATAGGAACCGCTCCAGATAGTAAAAATGAAATGGATCAACCAGTAAAAATAACTCCGAAATTTAGCTTGTACAGAAAACGTGGTATAACAGAGATGAGGCCCTACGTCCCTGGGGAAGATCTCACAGGAATCTCCGTTAATGGAGAAGATACTCCTGAGCCGGGTGGAATGATAGCCCGTAACAGTGACAACCACAAGGATCAATGGTACGTTGCAAAGCGTACTTTCTCAAAAATTACGAAAGGTATTTAAATGACTGAACAAGAGCAACAAACCGCATCCAAAATCCGCAACACTGACCTAGCCATTGCATTTCTGATGGCCATTCTCATTGGTCTGTTGGCCTTCGGATACAACACAGCAACCGCTGGTGAAATTCATCGGTCTCAAAAGGCACGGCTTGACTTCGTGAAAGCCAACAAATGCCCCGCCACTGGCAAAAACAAACTGCCATGCAAAGGCTACGTGATTGACCACGTGAAACCCCTCTGTGCTGGCGGTGCTGACTCTCCGACCAACATGCAGTGGCAAACCGTTGCAGACGCCAAGAAAAAAGACATTGGCGAAAAACAACAGTGCGCAATTCTTCGCAAACAGGTGAAAAAGTAACAACATCGGGGTGTAGGTCCGTAATCAGGTAGCGGTCTCGGCTTGGATCCGAGTGGGAAACCCTTGCAGGTTCAAATCCTGCCTCCCCGACCATAACATGAAATCCGTCTACGTAGTTTACAGCAAGACGCAAGACGAATTAACGTTGAACAATAAAGCGTTTGAAGACTACTCTGATTCCTGGAAATACAGGCAAGAGTTAGACCAGATGTTTGGTCCAAACGCTTTTTTAGGACCAATGTTGATGAACGTCGTTCTGAAAATTGAAAATTGATGGTATAAAAAAGAGCAACTATCTTTATGAAAGAACAATAACATGGCAATGAATGAATCTCTGAAAAGAGCTTGGGTGTATGCTCTGAGAAGTGGTGAGTACAGACAAATCAAAGGCAGACTATCGTATGCCGGCGGCTACTGCGCTTTAGGCGTGCTTGAAAAGCTTGCCTCCAACCGGACGGGGCAACCGTTTACCTCCCAAATCGGAACCCTGTCTCTCTCAACCGCCAAGCTTGCTGGAATCGGATGCAACCCCGTGGTAAAAATCCCATTGGGGATGAACCTCAAGGACGTCGTTCCTGGTCAATACGTTACCATCAGCACGTTGAATGACAACGCTGGTGCCACATTTGAACAAATCGCTGGAATCATCGAAACACAACTGTAAGGAGTTAAAATGGCCACCAGAAAAACCATTCTCAAGCCTTATCTTTCGGAATTTGAATATCTCAAGGCCAAAGCCAGCCCGAAAGACATCTGTGATGCTCGTGGTGTCTCCCCATTCTCGGTGTCCATTTTTAGCGGGGCTGATTACTCCGCAAAGATTGGTGTGGTTTGGGCGAAAGGCAGTGAAGTAGCTATCTATAGTGCCGGGGGTGATCTGGTCTGGGGTACTTCCTCCAGGCGTACCATTTACCTAAAAGGGAAAGTTCCTTTATATTCTGGTATCTACAGCAGCAGAGATACCCTCACCAAGAGAGTGACCAAAGTTCCAGTCACTGACATCAGCTACGACGAAGTTACTCGCATTGAAAGATTCCCCTCCTTTCAGGCTTGGATCACTGGGCCGGTAGCAGCCTAATCATGGAAAAGACCTTAAAAATCAAGGACTTAACAGAGCAGGAAATAAACCTCTATATTGCAACGTTAGTCTTGAAATATCCCGAACAGGGTTACAAGGTCTTTATCAGTGAAAACACGGGGAAGTGTGTAGCACGAAAATCAACCGGAAACGCCCCGTGTGAATACGAGGAAAGAAGCTGTGACTTTGCGGCACTGTGGGATCCTCTAAAGGTCATATTTGCCGACGTTCCGCAGCTCATTCCTGAAAATCTGGTTGAAAGTTTGAGGTACGTTCTAACGCTGCGTTACGGGGAAACAATTGATATCTCTTGATTTTGCAAACCTTGTCGAAAAAGTGGGAAACCCAGAAGTCAGCAGACCATGGAAAGACCACAGATTGAAGATTGATGCAGAATACGTAGGAATCCCAAATATGGAACTTGCCGAACTCATGGCTTTCTGTTTGAAGCACATGAAAGAGATACAAGAAGGGCTGGAGCTACGAGACAAACTCCGTCCTACCAATTGCGCACTGTTGGACAGGGCTACTCTTTTGTATAAGAAGTCAACCTCAGTTCCGCAAGCTGTGCTATAATCAAGTCTCAATAGGCCTTCGGGCCAACAAAGCAAAACTAAAAGGAAAACAAAATGCAATTAAACACCGCACGTCGCCAACTGGCAAGAAAAGTAAGAAACTTCCGGGCCGAGCGTCAACTCACCCAAACCGAGCTGAGCAATCGCGCCAGCATCGGTGTCTCGCGCAGAACCCTTCAACGTCTTGAGAATTCTGACGTGGTGGCTTATAATCCCAAGCTTTCCACTCTGCTCAAGCTGGCTCATGGCTTGAACACTGACGTGTCTACTCTGATTGGGCAAATCTCCCGTCAGACTACTGCTGCAGAGCAGTAATTTCGAATTGAACAATACTCTGAAAATCCCCCCTATTCCTGGTATAAGACTGTGGAGGATTCTCAGGGTATCAATGGTTGTTGAGTTCAATTTGGAAAATTGTGGCCTAACAAGCCGGGATCTAACAAATCTAACTTAGTGACCAAGAGGAAGAGCTACTCTTTCTTGTTCCATCTGCACGAGGCAGAATCCAAGGCGGGTCGAGCCTGTGAATCCTCCCCTTCGGGCAAAAGTGTGGAAAATCAGCTTCCATAAAAATCAAATTGCTGGTATAAGACAGTGTGATAAAGTATTATCGCGACTTCCGAACCCCTACTAAAGGTAGGGTCTAGCGGTTCAAGTCCTCGGTGCAAATCCGTGGCAAGTCAAGCGATGAGAGCATGCAACGTGCTCACTTTTCTCCACCTGGGTGGCCCCAAACCAGAGCTGGAGACCAGGACTGATCAATAGATGTAGTAGTTCTTCCCAGATCACGTCATAAAACAGAGTTTATCACAAACGGATTTGTAGTACGGTAGTAATGGAATAAGTCATAAAGCTGCCTAGGCTTGAGGAGAGGAAACTTCTCCACTTTTCTTTCGTGTCCGGTGAACCGGCACGAGGACTTAAACGACCACCTTTATATATATATAAAGTATATTAAAGGGCCCCCTGGAGCAGCTCAGCCAGGCGGGGCTGCAAAGTCGTTGAGTTATTCCACCAGTTTCAGTTTCAAAGTTTAAACCTGGTTAAAGTACCCTAATAAAACCAAAAAAGGGGTGAATGAAACGTTCACATTTTCTCTTCCACACAAGCACACTCAATAGAAAATCTCCTCGCAAAACCTGCTCGGAGTGGTGGTCTTGTGTGGACAATGGACTGACGGTCCGACAACCAATGCGCCTCCGGCAGCTATGCGTTGTTCGAAGACGTCGTCGACACTACAACTGATGTCTGCTGGTTGCGTATCGGCAGGCGCGATACCCAGCGGGCCGCCGGACACAAGAAGCGTACTCTTCAGCTGCTCGAGCACCTCCGCCACGGCACTGGTAGAACGGCTCCTTCAGTCATAAGTCAGTCGAGTTTAACCAGGGACTATAGCTCAATTGGTCAGAGCGAAGAACTCATAATTCTGGGGTTACAGGTTCGAGCCCTGTTAGTCCCACCAATCCCCCGTAGTAGACCAGCAACAACACATAACCGCACCGAGAAAGACCGTATGACAAAGTCGCTCTTCGTACTGAAAAACACTAAAACCGGGAAAACATCGGCGGAGACCTTCGCAAACAAGATGGACGCGAAGAATGAACGACGAGCGAGAAACGGAATCAGCAAGGACGGCAAGGAAATCCTCACCTGGGTCGTGGCTTACGGCCCGGATCATCACAAGTCGGCTTAGAAATAGGTCATCGTAACTGAATGAAAGGCTTCACCATGGACGCCCGGAAATCCGTAGCACTGCACACCCTCGTCGCTGTTCGCCCGACGTTGGAAACAACCCTGAAAACGATCTCAGCCGAAACGGACAACTCCTTCCGAAAACCCGAAAGCCTGACGGAATGGGAAAAGACCTTCACATCGACGGTCACCTGGCCGGAAGGCTCCGAGGCTCTGAAGGTCGCTCTGGAATCCCAACGTTCCGGTCACCGTGCGGCGGTCACTTCAACTCAGGATCGAATCGGTTACGAAGCCGCCGAACAGGTCAAGTACTGGGACTTGATGCACAACATCGAGCTGGGCAACCAGGTCGCGGTTGCTGACGTGGTCCTAAAAGACGGCACAGTCTTGATGACCCGCGTCCCCGCAACGCACTTGCGTCGACTGGATACGTGGCTCACCACCTTCCGCAACCGCATCGCGAACTGTCCCACGGTCCCGTCAACTATCAACGTGGAACAGGCCTCCCGCAACGGCAGAATGGTCTACGCCGGACCGGTGAAAACCATCACCGTGTACGAGGAAACCAAAAGCTGGGTGAAGGTCGCCGAGGCCAATGTACACCAGAAGGAAGCCACCGTCCGCGAAGCCGTCACCAAGACGCCAATCGGCATCGAGAAGGAGATCAACTACTACGGCATGCCCACTTCTTCGGAGAAGGCACAGCTGCTGACCCGTCTTGATGAGCTGATCGTGGCAGTCAAGGAGGCGATCACTGAATCAAACACGGTGACCATCGAACCCGTTTCGGTCTCCAAAACTCTCATGGCCTATGCCTTCACCGGCAAGGTCAATGCCTGAAAAGGAATGAAGTCGTAAGTTTGGCTAACGCACATTGCGCAACTCACAGCTGACATTGGGTCTGATAACCCTGAGGGTTATCTTGCAAGGCCCACAAACGCACAACGCAAAACGCCAAACAAACGCACATAACTTCCTGGAGTAGAAAACCGCCGAAAACATCGCCTTGGAGTTTCAAACGAAATCGTGTCGGGGGTTCGAGCCCCTCCGCCGCTTCAAATTGCATACTAACGTGTGTAATTCGGAGCGGTGTAACTCAGTGGTAGAGTACGGTTTCCAATACACCCAAAAAACCTCTAATGAGCGTGGTCAAAAGCACAACCAGGTATACTAATAGCGTATATTGCTACCAATGATACCAGGTCCCTATGGGGTCGGATAATGCCCTGTGGGGACCGCTTAATGCAGATTTGGATTCAATAAGTCTCCATTAAGCGGTATAAGAATATGAAGGTAAAGTAACTGCTGTACTAAAAAAAAGCAAAGTGGGTGTAACATCCACACGTTTCTTTCAGTCCTAACAACTTGTGTCGTTCGCCTTTGGGCTCACTGGCCCCCTAACGGGTGCCCCACAAGTTGCCAGCTCTGATGAGCTGGGCCTCAGGATCCAACGACTGGGTCCCCGGGGACTGGATGTCTTCTTGCACACCCGGTGCATTTTGGATGCTGAGCAAGATGGGCAACGCAATTGCCCGCCGGCTCAGTGAGATCTGCAGACATCGTCACCTGGTGTTGTTCTGGATCCCGAAGGTCGAGTTTACCTACATTAGCAACAGAAGTAGAAACAAAATGAATTCAAGAATTGAGGCTCTGGGAACAACATTGCGCCGCCTGAATGTCGGAACAAGGTCTTCCCCCCTGTGAGTTCGGCATTCCGCAATTTGGCGTCCTCCCGCCGAGTTGCATACCAATGCCCAGAGCCTCAACCTTACAAACGAAGAGCGTAAGCTCATGAATACGCCATCAACGAAGCTGACCACTTCGTTTCAAGCCCGGTCGTTCTTCGTTTGTTTTAGCCACAATTAGGACCGCAGAATTACGATTATCTATAATAGCTGACATGCTGCAGGTTCGAGTCCTGCCTGGCCCACCATCTATGGGTCCAGTGGCGAAATGGTATACGCATCAGCCCTAAACCAGTCGTATTCATAATTTGTCCTATTCTTCAACGGGGGCGAAGTAGAAACTTATGAAGTTCGCAGCTTCTATTTTTCGATACGCTTCCACCAACAAAATGTCTCACACAACCGAGTTGTACTTCGAGTCACATATCACTATTGAGCCCGTGTTCGATGAAAGACTGGAACAGTTCAAGGGAATATGTGCTTCGGAGGGTTTCAAGGCAGCAGAGCTGCTGATGAAAAAACGTTCGGGTGATACCGCTGAACGTTCGCAGTACGATACCTTTTGCACTAGTAGAGATCTTATTTATGATAAAATCCAGACTAGAACATTAACCTTGGTCGAAAAGTTGCAGTCTTCCGGGTTTGACGTCTGGAGATATAAGATTGAGAATACCTTGTTGGATGTTAGACTTAAATTAGAGTCTAAAATCCAGTAGGGCAAAAGATTCGATTGTTGTTTATATTACTAAATATATTGAGTCTGTAAAAGCTGTTTGCAGTAGAATCAAGAAACATTCGTAGTACTAGAAGCATCCTCAGGGCCGCAGGAAGATCGGTTATCCCCTACACTGATGACTCCGATTTCCGTATTTTCGCCCTTCCCCCAATTAGAGCCGATTTGAGCTGGGTTATCCTTCTAAGATACCTCCCCATCTCAGTTCCCTTGCTCTCCCTCTTGTAGTTGTGGTACAATCAACTTTTGAGCCGCTGTTAAATTCCGTTATCTTCCTTAGAAATAGGAAGTTGCGGGTTCGAATCCCGTCGCCAGCTTATATCTGGCGTAGTTTAATTGGTAAAACTAAAACCGGAACTACACTAATTCGCTCAACCCCATTTAGGGCCGTCAGGTTATGTCGGTTATCTCACTTTTAGCGAAAACCCCGATTAACCATAAATTTTGCCCTACTGATTTAAATTTCAATTTGGAGCCGCTTAAAACTGGGTTATCAATTGGTGATTACTCCCCAGTCTAACTTTTCGCTCCTCCCGTTTAAACAAAGATTGCTGGGTTCAAACCTCTTTCTTTTAGCTGTTCAAAATGACCTCTCACAGAAAAATTACCCCGTCTGAACGAAATATTCTCCACCTCATAAATCGTAGCATAGCGGATTCAGAAGGCTGGTGTAATGTAAGTTCTGCCGTGTTTCCCCTTGTCAAAGACTTTGACTCTGAACTAGTTGAAATAAACGGCAACAAAATTCGGTTGACATCGGTAGGTAAGATACTTGCAGATTGGACTTGATTATGACCGACTCAGAACTAATACAAAATGCGGCTAAAGCCATCGGACTCATTGCAACCCCGATATTTACGGAAAATTTCGAGGGCCAGGAGTGGTGGGCGTATGAAGAAGGCAAGCCTACACAAACGCTAAGGCCGTGGAATCCTCTTGTGGATGATGGGGATGCCCTACGGTTGCTCGTAGAACTTGGAGACTATGTCCAGGAGGGGAGCTGGCCTTATATGTGGGGAGAGGCCCAAGAACAGGCTAAAGAAAACGATGGGCAAATAGACTGGTGTAAGGTTGTTCGTAGAACCATAGTAAAAGCTGCCGCCAATAAATGGTTAAGGATGGATAGATCAAATGAAAAAGCAACCTCTAAATCCGCAGATTGAAAAACTTCTCGAGTTGTTAGACAAGGCCACGGAAGAACAACGAGGCAGCGAGAGGGCCCTGTACCTGTTGCTGAAACTCAATGTCGCTGTTCTTCCTGAACTGGATTACAGTTTTCACAAGGCTTTCAGACAGTATGATGTAACTGAGTCCGGTGAAATGGATATGGCAATCTGGCATCTTTTAGGGGTTTCAAAGACGTTCTGGGAGGTGTTCGGGAAAATTACCGGAACAGATGATGAGGAGCCCGGCGAAGATGGCTAGAATAGAACTTATCTTCCCCGAGGAAGGATACCGTGAAGTAATCGGTGAAAGAGCACTCACTTTGGAAGAGGCTTTTGAAGCAGGAGTATTTTGGGCGACCAGGCAGTTTCAAAGTAAATTCGGCATGTACTACCGCAAAGATGAGTGGGGAGAAAGAGACTACGTAGATGTAAAGTCCATTTTCCCCGATCATGTCAGGGACAAGATATGACCTGTAGGTTTTGCAACAAACCTTCCGTCAGTTACTACGATATATCTTTGACTGGTATTGGCAATTTCATTGAATACTGCAAGAATCACCAGGAAGAGGCTCGTCAAAAGCGCGATGAGCATGATAGATATTGGGAAGAAATCCGAAAGGAAGTTATGAGGGAAAATGGCTAAAGTAACCTGGACAATAGAGGATCACATATGTAGTTCTTGCGGGGGTCGAATAGTAAGATCAGCCAAGGGAACTGGTCCCACCCCTGGAGGAAATCCCGTATACAAGTGTTCTTTATGTGGTAAAGTTACAACAGAAATGGGAGGTCATTCCCTGTGTTGGTGCGGATATTCACAGAAATCCAATAACAACTCCCTTCCATATAAATGCGTTCCGTATTCGATATTAGAGAAATACCCTGACGGCTTAAGTTACTTTAAGTTTTGTGGATGTGATCCTAGGCGGGGAGGGGAAGTGGGAGTAATGTTAGAGGAGGATTGGAATGAACTTAGAAAAAAAGACATTGCCGTACAAGTCATACCACCAACAGCTGATTGAGGCTAACACCAAAACAGAGGCTCTTCGAGAACTAATCTCAACATTGGGTGAATTGTTGGTAAAAGAACAGGAAGCCCGTATTTTATACGAAGATGCTGTATGGAAAATGGTCAACGATGGTTGGTTAGTCCACGGTCCGGAAGGCATGAGTGAAGCTCAACAAGCTGTCTATGATGTTTGTAAAAATCATCCGGAGCTAAAAACTCGAATAAAACAAAAGCAAGAAGAACAGAGAAATTACGAAGAAGCTACGAACAGAAATGTTCGGCTAGAATCCACTCCGGGAACATACGTACCAAATCCCAAACCCCTACCAGCCTGGCGTCGTTTGTTTCGCTGGCTGTAACCAAATTTGAGCCGTTAGAATTTGATTATCCAATCGCAGGACGTGGTCAAAGGTTCGAATCCTTTCTCCCCCGCCATCAATGGGGGAGTAGCTCAGAGGTAGAGCACGTAAACTCGAATTCTGTTTTTGCTCAATTCCAATTTGGACCGAAGTTATTCAGTTATCGCTCCCAATGCGCCAGATCGGTTAAGTCCAGCACCCGTTGATTCATGGGTCGTAGTGTATAGAAGCACGGCGCATATTTTCAATTGATTAACGTTCACTTTGTCCAACTCTGTTTTTACCCGTAGTAAACCAACCTGGAGAACCGAAATGTCTGCAAAGAATCTTGTGAATCACCTCGTTCCGGGCCGCTATGCTTCCATTCCTGCGAAGCGTACTCCCGCCGCCCCGAAGGTGACCAAATCCACCAACCCGAACGCTGGCCTGCCGCCAGTGTCCACTTCTGCGTATCAGAAAACCGCCGCCGGCCAAGTTCAAAACTCGTCCGGAGCCTATGTTGGCAAATTGGATGTGTGGGCTCATCTGAATCGGTTTCTCATTCTCGGCACTTCCGGCTCGTCCTACTACGCCTCAGAGCGCAAGATGACCGTTGACATGGCCAAGGCCGTGGAAGCTGCAGTGAAATACAACGGCATTTCCACCGTCGATCTGATCGTGGAAATCAGCCAAGCCGGTGCCGCTCCAAAGAATGATCCGGCCTTGCTGGCTCTGGCCATCTGCGTCGCCAAGGGGGATGATTCCACCAAGGCCTACGCAATGAACCAGCTGCCGAAGGTAGCCAGAATTTCGACTCACCTGTTCGATTTTCTGACCTACGTTCAGGCCATGAGAGGCTGGGGAAGAACCCTGAAAGAAGGTGTTGCCAACTGGTATACTTCCAAGGATCTGAACCCCTTAGCCATGCAGATGACGAAGTATCGTCAAAGAAATGGCTGGACTCACCGCGACGTTCTGAGACTGGCTCACCCGAAGCCCACCTCCGAGTCCATGAACAATCTGTTCAAGTGGGCCATCAAAGGTCCAGAAGCACTGGAAAGAGGTGCGGAAATCCCTGAACAAGTCATCGGCTTCGAGAAGGCAAAGACCGCAGGTTCCGGTACTCTGGTCAAACTGATTCAGGATTACCGCCTGACCTGGGAGATGATTCCGACTGAGATGCTGAATGATGCCAACGTGTTTCACGCTCTAGTCATGAGCATGAATCTCGAGGCCATGATTCGCAATCTGCCGCGCATCACCAATCTCAACTTGTTGCTTACTCGGGAAGTCAGGGACCGTATTCTGAGTCTTCTGAGAAACGCAGAGGAGATCAAGGCCAAGCGGTACCATCCCCTCAAGGCTCTGGTGGCTAGAAAGACCTACGCCAGTGGCCGAGGTCTGAAGGGTAGCATGACCTGGGTACCCAACGCCGAGGTTGCCAGGGCCCTGGAAGACACGTTCTATCTGGGGTTCGATGCAGTGGAACCCACAGGCAAAAGACTTCTGTTGGGTATCGACGTCTCCGGCTCCATGACCATGGGCCAAGTAGGGGGCATGCCCCTTGCTCCGTACGAAGCTGTTGCCGCAATGGCAATGGTTACGGCACGTTGCGAACCTCTGGCAGAAATCCTCGGCTTTTCGTACAACCTGCAAGACCTTGGTATCAAGAACACCGATACTCTGGCCCAGGTTCTGAAGAAAGTGCAATTGGCTCGATTTGGAAGTACGAATCCCGGAGCACTAATTCAGTACGCAGCCAAGAAAGGCAATGTGGAAGGCCTGGTCGTCTACACCGACAACGAAGTGAACCAAGGTTCCAGCGTTGCGGCAGAGATGAAGAAATATCGCACCAAGGCTTCTGTGGCCAGAGCAACGATGACTGTAGTCGGAATGACGGTCAACAATTTCACCCTAGCCGACCCCAAAGATCCAGACATGCTCGACATTGTTGGATTCGATACCGCTGCTCCAGCAGTGATGTCCGAGTTCATCAAGGGCACTTTCTGATTTACAGTTTCACGTACTAGCCCAAAAACCGACTGGGTTGGTATTTTAGGGTGCAGAACATCGTACCCTTTTTTAGCCTTTACTTGGTATAAGGGAAATAACGAGACGAATTATTTAAGGAGCAGTTATGGACGTGACGGGAAAGGATTCAAAATACTTACGTGGTGTTAAAGACACCCTATCGTGGGCACTTACCGGGAGCGGAACTAAGTTGCATCGCAGCGTCAGGGAAATTTCCGAGCTTATGCATAAGGCCGACGATGCAGAGAAGGCTGCCCTCACACGATAGTTTGTTGGACCTCGTAGCAGTAGCTCTGGCCGTCAATTTTCTGGTTACCCTCTGGACTTGAAAGGATTCTTACCTTGCTCAACATCATTCGCAGCCTCATCACGGAACGGCTCAACGCCTACAAGAAGGAACGGGACGAGCTGATCAAAATCTCGAAACTTCCGTTGATCGTTCATATGATGGACGTGATAGGGAAGTCAGAAGAGTTCAAACGAGGAGCAATAGAAGCTCTGACGTGGGCCCTGGAGCAGGGGCTGATTCCAAACGCCAAGACCTTCACTGCTTTGGCCATCGAGGGTCTGAAGAAAGAACTGGGGTCTGCTCAAGAACCTGAGCTCGAAACTTGGTGGGAACAAAGGGGGCTTGTCTCATACGGAGTGGGCAGAACCACATGGTCAGAATGGAGCAGAATACCCGTCGAAGAGGTGGAACGATACAAACAATGGGCCGCAAAAACCCCTAACCGAGTGCAGATTCGAATGGTTCGACAAGTTTCTCGTACCTGTTTAGAGGTTATCTTTCCCACTGAACCAACCCCGCTGAATAGCAATGAAAAGGAACTCGAAACCCTTCTTCGTGAAGCCTGGTCCGTCATTCGCTGGCATTGTTTCGGCCAGTGCAGAACCGAGGGGGTGGAGGGTATGATTACTCCGGCAGAAATCGACGCCAAGATCCACGTCAAGTTGACCGGCAGAATGTCGGATCAGGAAAGGGCAGGGCAATGACTGTCTTGATGAAAGCTACAATTACTCTGGCCGTTGTCTGGGGGATCTTGCTTTGCTGGAGCCATGATGAGCGATTGCGGGGCTGTCCTTGGTGTCGAGGAGTGGTCGATAGTTTGTTGGACCTCGTAGCAGTAGCTCTGGCCGTCAATTTTCTGGTTACCCTCTGGACTTGAAAGGATTCTTACCTTGCTCAACATCATTCGCAGCCTCATCACGGAACGGCTCAACGCCTACAAGAAGGAACGGGACGAGCTGATCAAAATCTCGAAACTTCCGTTGATCGTTCCGGCGGGTCAAACCCCCAACTACAGCCCAGAAATTCGTCGGTTGATTGCATATGTGGATGCCTATACGGACATCCTCAACCGCATCGACACCAAGGTAGTTGACATTGCCGACGTTAGCCCGACAATGACGGAGGGGGAGAAACAGTTGGCAATGCTCAATTCCTTTCTGGGTGAAATCAGCCCGGAGAACTGGGTGACCGAAATCCTGGACCGTTCCAACCCGGAGACTGTCGAACGTCTGACCAAGGCCGTGGATTCGTTGACGTTCTGCCCGGCCAACTTTCCGGCCATGCTGTACCTGTGGTACATGAATAAGTTTCATCCGGCCACACCCAAGTTCGACGTTCCGATGGAACCCATCGACCCACCACAACCTCCCCCTGCTCCCGACGCAGCCTGAAAGGACCGCAATGAGTCAGCCACCAGTTTACCGCAACACTCTCCCCGATCATCTGTTTCAGATGTACCCGCTGTTGAAACGTACCCTCACGCTGATTCAGCTGGGACACGCCGGTCAGTTGTACAACGGGCATCCTTACTGGCATCATCCGGTGCGGGTTGCCATGAGGCTGGAATCACTGTGGGTACAGAACGAGGGGTCTTTGCTGTATTCCGCTCTTCTTCACGACTTGATCGAAGATACTTCCCTGGAAGTCGATGATTTGAAGGAGTTCGGATATTCCGACACCGTGGTAAAAACGGTCAAAGCCCTGACTCATGATGCATTCGATACCCGGACGTACATGGAGTATGTCCAGGACATCACCATTCATCCGGAGTCTTTCGTTCGCCACGGAGCCAGCCTTGTCAAGTTGGCAGACCTGACGGAGAACGTGAACGGAGCCAGGTTTCTGCCCATGGAGAAAAGGGGAAGAATGGAACGTTACGGAAAGGCAATATCGGTCATTCAAGACTCTCTCATTCTTCACAGCCCCTGGGTAGCCCACTCCGTCCACGTCGGTGAGTTGGACGCAGCCAAGCTTGAGATGTGGTTCGGCCATCCCCCAGCGTTTCTGTAACCGGCTCAAACCTGGTATAAGGAGTTGGAAGTAAAACAAGTCTGCCCGTAGCTCAGTTGGATAGAGCACCGAGCTTCTACCTCGGGTGTCGGGGGTTCGAATCCCTCCGGGCAGGCCACTCTCATTTCGCAGTTTTCAACGAGGAAATTCACCTCGTTTTTTCGGAGTCGAAGCAATGTACACAGTAAGTCCGAATCTCAAACCTCTCACGCTCATTCCGGAAGTCTTTGAATACGTAGCAGGGAAAATTGAAAGGGACTACCGAGATTATGGTTATGTTTTCGGTCTCTGTTCCATCTTCAACAATCTAATCCATAATCCCTTATTTATAAATCCCCTCCCGTATTCAGATGTCGTATACAGAAAAAAAGCGGCGGAGTTTCACATGGCTCTATTGTCGGTTTTGATGAGCAAGAAATCCGGCAAAAACTACTGGTGGCCCTCCAACATCCTGTGGTTGCATAACGAACAGGTTTTAGCTTTATCCCCCCGAATCATCGCCTGTCAACTGGCTGCTGAAGTAGTCAGAGACATACCGAAAACTCCGACAGAGGCTTGGAGGAAAAAGTACTACAGAACGGCGGTGTTTTTGAACTGCAAAGCCACGGAAGGCCTATGCTGTCAGATGGCAAGCGAATCTCGAGAGTTGGTGACTAAATTTGGCCATTCGCACTGGTACGCATGGGACTTAGAGGACGCCAGTAGAGCTTTATTGAAAGGACCGGGGAATAAAATCCGGACGACTTCAAAGAAAAGTGGCTACTGGTGGTACAATCCCCAAGAACGAAAACTGGCCCTGTCCGAACTGATTCACCGGGCCTTCATCGAAGACATTCGAAACCCCCTGCATATTTACTAACCGCATGCTACAACTAAAATGGATGGGAACCCTGCTCTGTGCAGCAGGGATTCTCCTAACCTCCTTCAACGTCTTTCCCCTCAACATCATTTTAGGGGGAATAGGCTCTTTTCTATGGGTGATAGCCGCAGCAAAAGTGAAAGACAAGCCCCTGTTGACAATCGAGGCCTATGCGTGTATCGTATACGTGATGGGCCTTGTGACATGGTTTTTCTCTCCACCACCGCCTCAAGCCGTAGAGAAAGTCTGTTCTCCACCTCCAATCACACAAAAAGGGCTCAAAAGGGATTGGGACGAAACCGATAGAATAGTAATAAGACCGTTGGATCCCCTATAACTGGAAGAATGGCCGAGTGGTTAAGGCAACGGATTGCTAATCCGTCACTGACGTGAGTTGGTGCCAGGGTTCGATTCCCTGTTCTTCCGCCAATATTCAAGGAATGAAAATGAAGTATAGTCATTTTTACACCGCAGTTTTTGCAGCAGGAATACTGGGGGGTTTAGCCACTTGGTGGGTCACTTTGCCGCCTTTGTTTCAGGCTAGCGTTTACTGGATAGTGTTTTCTGGGTTTACGGTGCTGGTTGACCTATACATTGCGTACCGTCAGGTCAGCCTACAATCCAGTCAGGACTTTGATGCAAAAAGGATCAGTTTCTCCTTACTGCATGACATGATATTGGTTCAGTCAGGAAAAGACCGGGCCTTTGCTTGTTTGGTCGCCGTACTACTCCTGTCCCTATCCCTGTTTTTGACTCCACCAGCAACTGAGTATTTATATGGAGCGGTCTGCTATTTCAGCTGGTTCATGTTTACCCAGTCTATACTGGACTTGATATATTACTGGCGCAACTACAAACCCAGAGTGGACAAATTCATATGAACATCTTCTTTCTAGCCGACGAACCAAGACGCTGTGCCATTAACCACTGCGATAAACACGTCGTCAAAATGATTCTGGAATACGCCCAACTTTTGAGCACAGCAGTGGAACTCACAACCGGTACCGGTTTAGGGTATAAGAAAACGCATGAGAATCATCCGTGCTCTGTCTGGGTTCGTGAAAGTGCTGCCAATTTTTGGTGGTTATTCAACATGGCAACGTACCTGACCCGGGAATACAACTTTCGTTACAACAAAGATCACAAATCTGCCGAAATTATTCAGAGGGCGGGGGCTTACACGCAGTTCTTTCCCGGCTATTCAGAGTACAAAATCCAAGACTTTAGCACGGCTCCACAATGCATGCCGGAAAGGTATCGGTCCAATTCTCTGTTTTACTCCTACCAGGTGTATTACATCGCTGAAAAACTTCGGTTTGCAAAATGGAAAATGGATGGGCCCCCTCCCTGGACATTAGATTTGAAATGGATGCGTCCAGAAACAAAAGAACTATTAGGAATAGATTAACATGAATGAAACAATCATAGGAGACAGTACAGGAGATTTTCACATCCTTAAGGGGGGGTATATGACCCCTGCAAGCTCCGGGGATTACTCTCGTCTGACAGGAATGCAGCACCCCTGGAAAGACAGACATAGAGACATCTCTTGGCCCCTGCCCCCCGTTCAGTCCAAAGAACTTCCCCCGATGCAGCCTGAAACTCCGAAGGCTAAAAAAGAGGTCCCAGCTTCGGAATTTCTAGAGGAGGCTTCTAGAGTAATGAAGGCTAGAGCTGCTCAACGGGATGCCCAGAACGGCGAACGTAGCATGGCCAAAACCGTGGAAATGTTCAACGCCTATAAGGGAATAAGTCTGTCGGAATCCGACGGCTGGGTGTTCATGGTCCTACTCAAATTGGTGAGAGGATCTCAGGGCCAGTTTCACATGGACGATTACGTTGATGGGTCGGCGTACTTCAGCCTGCTGGGGGAAGCCGAATCAAAAGGGAGGGAACCCCGTGAAGATTCAAGTACTTAGTGATCTACACTACGAATTCAACGAAGGTTACTATTTAAAAAAAGAGCACTTCGTTGGAGACGTAATAGTCCTGGCTGGGGACATCTGTAGCCTACCGGATCACAGATTTGCAGATCTTCCGGATGTACCTGTGATTCATGTGCTGGGTAATCATGAACACTATGGCAAGAACTTTGTCGATACCAAGCGTAAGACGGAAGATGCTTGGCTGCGGCTAGGCAAAGAGAACGTCAGCGTGCTGAACAATCAGGTTCGAGTGGAAGACGGAGTCAGATTCCTCTGCACCACTCTTTGGACTGATTTTCTCACCGAAGACAAAATGTATCAGATGGCTGAGTGTAAAAGGGGAATGAACGATTTCTACCAAATTCGTAACTTCACCACCGCCACCTGGATCTACGAAAATGACGTGGCCGTGACGTGGCTGAAGCAGGAACTGGCCAAAGAGCACGAAGGAAAGACGGTGGTAGTTACTCACCATGCCCCTTCTTTCAAAAGCAATGGGGAATGGTACAGAAACAGTAGTATCCGTGCCGGGTTTTGTACTGACATGGAGTATCTAATGAAGGAGGAGAAGATTGACCTCTGGATTCACGGTCACACTCACGAACCGGCCGATTACATGGTTGGATCAACAAGAGTGGTGTGTAATCCTCTGGGGTATCGAGCTGAGAATCCCAGATTTCAAGAATCGCTTGTAGTAGAAATTTGAAAGGAAACATCTTGAACAGACTCACTATTTCGCTTGATAAAGAACTCCTTACTCTTGAAGGAGAACATGGAATTTGCTCTCTGCCTGTTGATCATCTCAGCACCGCTTTAAGAGCCGAATTGGTGAAGCTGACGGGCTGGGATATGAGCGAATTTTTCTATCCAGGCTCTCTTTTGTTGTGTAAGGTGACTAGAGTCACGGTGCATCCCCTTTCTTCGGTATACCTGGCCTACCTTTCTGATTTCCACATCAAGGAATTGGTATAAGTAAAGTACAGGGGGGTTATTCTCTGAAACCGAAAAGGACTTGATATGGACCTCAATCGTCGAAGGAAGGGAGCGGGCTTGTTCCGTCGGAACAGGACACCGTCCATGCTGAAGGGCGGAGACAGGCCTACCGTTCACATCCCCAAGGCTGGGAAACGCCCCCGGGAATCCCGCAAACCGCTCACCACAGTTCAAACCTGATTCATCCTCGTCTTCCCTACGATTCCTAACGGAATCTTTCGGCCCGATTCACTGGGCCTTTTTTCGCTTCAGGAATTCTCATGGCATATGTACTGAAAATCAATCCCAGAAACAAGATATTGCTTTCCCTTCTGGCGATGGACCGGAAACTTCTTATTCACGTAGGGCATCCGTACCTCTGCGGAAATCTCTGCGACCTAGCCCTATGGGGAGTTAAACTTCTTCTCTGCCTTGCCGCTACTTTAATCTGGTACGGATTTCTGTGGGGAACCATGGCCTGTGCTGCGTATGTAACATACGGAATTTGGAACGATATATTTATCCCCTCAACAGATCACTCCACCTGGGGTGTGGCTAAGGTGATGTTTGTATTCTTCGGAACCTGCATTGGTTGGATGGTATTCATTGTGTGGATACTGCCCATTCTTTTACGAACAGGTGTACGTTGGATAAAACTTCTATGGGGGAAACTTACTGAGTCGATGTTCTGTATCACTATTGACTTTGATGATCGTAAGTTGGACGTTCCCAAACGTCGAGGAGAATATGAATAAATGAGCCAACACGAAGTACTAATATACAAGGCAAAGCTGCTGCCTCATCCCAACGCGGATATGATAGAGCTTTGTCAGATCGGAGACTACCTCTCTATTGTCAAGAAGGGTGATTTCAAGGAAGATCAGCCGGTAGCCTATATTCCTGAACAATCAATTGTTCCAGAACCTCTTTTGGAAGAAATGGGGTTGAAGAACAAGCTCTCTGGTGCAGCCCGAAACCGGGTCAAAGCCATCAAGTTGCGTGGTACTCTATCCCAGGGCTTGGTGTACGTCAAACCGGGAGGTTACGCCGAAGAGGACGTAGGTCGAAACGTAGCTGAAGAGCTGGGGATCATCAAGTGGTCTCCGACTCTACCGGTCCACCTACGAGGAAAAGCCAAAGGCATGGCTTACGATATTACTGTCAACTACGATATAGAGAATATCAAAAAATGGAACCGACACATTGAAGAAGGGGACTTGGTAGTAATCACCGAGAAAATTCATGGAACAAACGTCCAGATTGGTTATGCTCCACGTTGTGGGAGCAGTGGCGGAGGGGTGGGCATTAGTTATGACGGACAGTCTTCCTCCGGAGGGCCCGATGGAGGTGGGTCAGGCGTTGACGTGGTCTCATCCGAGACCAGGAATATTCTGTTTGAGAACTCATTCTGGGTTAGTTCAAAAGGTTTGGGTGGTAGGGGAATCATTCTCGATATGGAAGATTCCTCCAACGTTTACGCCAATATTGCTCGTTCCATCGAATATAACCTTCTTGAGAAAATCCGCAATTTTTACACCGGAAAAAACCTCAGACACATCGAGTATCTCTCAGGCCTTCAATGCCCCCCGATAGTCCTGATAGGAGAAATATTCGGGCCAGGTATTCAAACAGGTTTTCACTACGGTCAAACCAAGCCTGAATTCAGGCTATTCGACATTGCTGTAGGCCCTCGTAATAACAGGATGTACCTGAGCTGGGACGATTACATGCAAGCAGCCTTTATCATGGGCATTCCGACAGTCCCTACTTTGTATATCGGTCCGTTCTCAAAAGAGATTCTGGCACAGTACACCTCTGGCAAGGAAAAGGTTACCAACCATTCCCACCACATGAGGGAAGGTTGCGTAGTTCGGTTGATCAATGAGAAGTCTTCAGGAAACCTGGGCAGGGTTATTCTGAAGAGCATATCGGAAGAGTATCTAACTAGAAAAGGTACCGAGGAAGAATTGACGGAGTACCAGTGACGGAAACTAGGAGCAGCTTTTAGCCGCTGCTTCTAGTTTTTCCTCGTAGCTTTGACGAAGTTCAATCTCGGCCAGTGCTTTTTTTATCTTGGAAAAGACGTTTTCTTCTGGACTGGTGGAATCCAAAGGCATTACTGGACGTTCGGGTAAAGTAACCTTGCAAGGAACCTGCACAGCTACGTTTACTATCTTGTCTTCAGTTTTGATTATAGGAGCTTGGCTGGAAGCGCAGCCTACTAAGAGTAAGGCGAATAGTGGAATCAGCATTTGTTGTAGGGGTTTCATTTCTCTTTTTTCGTGTTGCCAGGTATTCGTTCAGAATCTTGTCCCCCTCTGAACAATAGTCGGTAGTGTTTGGAGTTCTAGCCAAAAGCTCTTGGGCCAAGGATTCGTTCTTAGAGGCTCTTTTTTTAGCCTCTGATACCTCGGTAGCAGCTTTTGCTGATCGTTCGTCTGAGGCCGTTTTAAGGGCCTCTATGCTGGCATTCTGCTTGTCTATGTCCCTGTCCTTGCTTGCCAGGGTTCCTTCCAGGTTCTTTACTGCCTGTTTGAACTCGCCTATGTCCTGGTTAAGCTGGCCGTTCTGGTTTTCCAGATATTTGATTCTCCAGCCCATCAAACCAATAACGACAATCAATACAACCAAGCCTATGAGTTGAATTTGTGAAAAGCCAAACATATCAGATCATGGACCAAGTAGGAGAGCCGGTGATAACCGTGTAACTTCCCCCTCCAGTGGTACCAGTGTCTCCAACTCTGTGAATTGCCAACCCGCCCAAAGTACAAGTAGCTGAACCAGTGAGGGCTGTGGTGGTATGACCACAAGTGGCCAAACCTTGACTCCCAACTACGCAAATAGCTGCTCCATCCAAAGTCCCAATAGGGGATCCAGTGGTGAAAGTGACTGTGTATGCTACTGGGGTTACTCCATGGAGCGTGCAAATTCCGGAACCGGTATCTCCAACTCTTGCTACTGCTTGAACTGTCATGTCAGTATTCCTGTAACTTTAACGGAGGCTGCAACGTAGCCTTGTAGAGGGATATCAGCCTGTGGGGCAATGTACTTAAGCAACGTTGCAAACCCGTTAGCAAAACTGATTCTGTAGCCGGTATCCATCTGAACTAAAAACAACTCATACCACAAATTTCCAGGTCCGTATCCTTGTAGATCGTAGGGTTTGATTCGTATGGAAACCAAAGAATTATCATAGTCCATCTCAATGGAACTGTCAAGGCTGGAATACGTTTTGATAAGGGTGTCACTACCTTTTTCAGGCCTTACGTACAGAGTGGCTACGTAGTTGGATATATCCATCGGGAGATTGGTGGAAGAGTCTCTCCACTCAAACTCTATTGTCTTGTCCGATATCGGTGAGACGTTGAAGTTATAGAATATTGTCATCTTATCACGCTATTACGGTACTTTCTTGGTGGATACTACGACCCTATCCACTCCTCCAGCCGAAGAGTTGGTTTTCTGAACCGTCTTGGACTTGATGTCTATGTTGGCAGCGGAAATACCTTTGTCCAACGGGGTTTGAGAGCCAAAGACCTTATCTTTGACATCTTCGTTGTAAATCCACACTCCGTTGTAGTACATGGCCGAACCAAGGAGTTCTGCAGCCACAAGAAGTTGTAACTGACGGGCAGTAAGATTGCTCTCGAGAATCTCGTCCCAGACTCCGGCTGCAATTTCAGAAACCGTAGGAAAGGTCGAAGAGCCCGAACCAGAGCCGGAGCCATCCCCGGTAATAACAGTAGCTGCTGCGCTTGAAAGAACCAGGACCTGAGGACTTCCGGTATTTATGATTCTGTTCAAAGCGTCGGACAGGTTCCCCCCCGTGACTGTAGCCTGGTATGATCCCGCTGCGAACTTTAGCTTCCACTGGTTTCTAAGGCTGGCAGTAATACCAGTAAAGACTGAGCTGCCGAGGTCGTCTTTCCCCACGGCAGCAAGAATGGAAGGTTCAACTATTCCTCTTTCGCTAGCCTCTTCTTGTCTTATGGTGTTGACTAAAGTCTGAACAGTAAGCGGCTGTGCGTCGGCTTGAGGAACGTTGATGAAGCTCGACGCATAGTCGAAAGTAATAGTCAAAAGACACCTATATCAATTAGGTAGCTACTGGGTCAACTGTTCTGATAGCGGAGAAGGAAACATCGGAACTTCCAACTGCGCCAGAGTTCTCGAACGGAAGAATTGAATTCCCTGCTCCAGTGGCGTACTTACGTACTCTATACACAACGTTGAATCCTGTCAAGTATGTAATGGGTTGGGCAGTGACAGAAGTGCTGGCAGCCGCTTGATCCACCAAGGGAACGTAACAATAATCCGTGGATGAGTATGTAGCCGCCAAGGTTCCGCTGAGAGTGAAGACTCCTGTTGCCTTGTTTAGAGCGGTGTAAGTATACCCTACATCCGCCAGTCTGATAACCCCCGTGCTGGCTATATCAGTGGGCACTGCTCCTGTCATAGCGGTGCTGGAAACAGTTTGAGAAATAGAGACTGAATATGTACCCGTGCTTCCGGTGCTTCCCGTAAGCTGAGCAGTAATCAAGGTTCCTGTAGTTACTCCAGTCCCGGTAACCATGGATCCGTAGGCAAGGGTTCCGGAACCCACAGCACTTACGGTCATTGTCGTGCCTGAAATGCTTGCGGTAAAGGTAGAAGTAGTATCTACCGTAACTGTTCCTGCGCCACTTGTTGCAGTCTTGATCTTGAATTGATTTCTGTTGATAACCAAGCTGCCAGAGCCGGTTGATCTTGCAACCAGTACTCTGTCTCCACTTACAACTCCGGTAACAGACACGGTTACCGAGAGAGGAGGAGTACGAGTGTTACCCGCGTTGTCAATCAGTACTCTGTTGTTTGAATCAGAAACATTGGTGATAAGAACGCCTCTCGCACCAAAGATCTTACCACCAGCAAACGTGCCGAAGGGAGATTGTTTCGTTTCTGCGTAAGTATTTGAATAATAACGATAAAACTTACCGTCTCTAGTCGTCGGAGGAGAACCTGCAGCCCTTGCTCCCGCAGTTGCGTACTTCAAGTACTTGTAAACTTGGAGACAAGTAAGGCCGGCTCCGTTTACAGTAATATCATAGTTTTCGTTGTTGCCATCGCCGTCAATGTCTGCTGCGTACGGGCCGGCATATGAAATGGTAACAGCACCATAGCTACCCCCGGTTCCATCATCGTTAGTATCGACTGAGGTAGCCAGCGGAACAGGGTTTCTACCCCCGGTTGCCGTAGCAGTTGCGGAGAAGTTATCGTACAGGTTACCCAAGTCTCGAACATAGGCAGTAATTGCCTTTGCGGTGCCATCGGTGGAAATGTCAGAGCCAGCTACAGTTACTTTGACTAACTGATCTACGTGACCACTGGCGTAGCCCGGAGGGGCAGAGAGTGCCAAACTGTTTTGGTACAGGTATACAACCCCGCCAGCAACCAAAGTGCCGATGGTATAGAAGTTGGCCCAAATATCCTCTCCAGAAGCTTGGGAGGGTCCCGTTCCTGCTCCGGTTCCTCCGGTGGTGGAAATGTTGCCTGAAAAAGTTTGAGCAGAACCTGGAGTTCTTACCCATATTTTCTTCGCGGTATTGTCGTAAGCAAGTAAAGTTCCAGTACCAGTCGTAGCTCCAACGATGGTTTTGCCAATGTCCCCGGCAACCCAAGAGGCGGAAACGGTAGTTAAGGTAATTTGATAAATAGCGGTACTAGTGGCATAAGTTGTGGCATCCCAACCTATGGTCCTTACAGAGCCGCCGGTGAGATATCCATAACTAGTGTCGTCAATCATCCACCCGTTGATGAGAGCATATTCTGTCGGGGTCGAGGCCGACATTGGAACTGGGTCATCCATCTGAGTTGCGTTATCAAACTCATTCATGATCTCGGAATACAAAGCGTTTACCGTTATACGACTAGACCCAGTATTATGCTTTATAAGTCTGAGAGCAGTATCGTATTGCCAGTCAGTCAGATTGGTGAAGTTAACAAATGCCATTTCTTGCCTTGAATTTAGTTAGGTACTCTGATTTTAGCTTTTGGCCGGTTAGGCTATTGTGTCCGGCACTTGAATAACATAGACGTTCACTACTCCGGTACTAGCCGTTAAAAAGGTTTCAAACGGTAAATATTTCTGTCCGGTAGTGCCCTTCCTAAGTCGCAGCCGAAGATCGTTCAAGGGATTTCCTATGCTGTAATAGTATAGAGTCAGATCAAACTGGGCTATAGTCGAATCCAGAGTTCCGGATACAACCCCTAGATTTGAGCTGGTACCCCCAGCAGCAGCATTAGTGGAACTAACAAATACCCCGTATTCAGATCCTGCAATAGAGTTTTGAATTCTAAGGGTAAAAGATCCTACCGGTTCTGAATCGAGTCTTTGTCTTCCGAGAGAGATGCTACCTTGTGGGTAAATGCCCGTATCGGTATTCAAAGTCAGTATTGAAGGCTGAGTAACCCACGTTAGGGTTGTAAAGGAGGTCATGTTACAACGAATTCCGGATCAATAAATATTGCTGAAGTTCCACTGGAACAAGGGCTGAATATAATCCATTCCACTGTTATTTCCGTGTTCTGTTGAACGGAAGCCGCCGATATTGAAAACTTCTTAGGCACGTAGTTAGCCCAACTTCCTATGTTGGCCCAAGTGTCTCCGGCCGAAGAGGGATCGTCTTTCAACATAGTGGAGTACGACTGTGGGTTATTAGAAGAATCCACCCAAGATACTCGCACACCAAACTGTTGTTTACCGGTTGTTAAGGTAGAGTCATGACAAAATTTACAGTCAATAGTTCTCGCCCCGGTGGCTAGTCTGTTGTATATCGTTGTCCGGTATGAAAAAGGATAATGTATAGACATTACGTTGGTGCTGTACCAAGATAACTGTATTGAATAGGATGTTCCATCTGGCATTGTTGCGGCCAGAGTTGGAAAAGGCGTTAAGCTGGCCGGATTCCAATACGCTGCCCCACAGGAATTTTCGTATCTTTGAGCTCTATTGTCTGGACCGCCAATAAAACTAAGAAAGTTGTTTCTTGGAATTCTACCCATAGCAAGCTGTGCTTGTAAGCCCACTACCACGGAGTCTATGTTTAGGTTGTAATTACCTTCAACAACAAAATGAAAAGGGGAGGTTGTAACGCCGGTTATACCGGAAGTTAGTAACTGTACTCTTGGGTATAGACCGTTATTGGTTGAGAATCTGCATCTAGTTATTCTAAGCTCTACTCCACTAGAACCGCCCAAAGTTCCAGACGCAAGTAATGGTTGCGCATCCGCTGGGCTACCCCCAAGATTGAACAAAAAATCACAATTATCAAATTCTCTGACCCCGTTTGTAGCAGCGCCCAGGGTGAGAATGCCGACAGAAGGTAAAGTAGATCTGGAATAAGTAGATTGAGTGATCTTACAATCTTGAAATCTGTACGTCATCGTACCGCTGGCAGAGGTTCCAAACCCCCACATGGAGCCCGAACCAATCCCACTTCCCCCATCCGCAAATTCCATTCCGATACCCGTGAATCTTCCAGTTGCACCGTCCATTACTCTGCCTGTTGCGCTGGCAGCACTAACATCGAATGTTACTTTTGCATTGTAGGGGTACAAACATCTCCAGACTACGTCAGTACCTGCTGACCCGGAATTATCAGGCCTGAAATACACGAAACTACTACCCCCACAAACCAGATTAAGGGTAAACACTCCGGTCCCTGAATCTCCGGTCCACTTCGTAGCAGAATCAAATATCAAGTTGAGGGGGGACCCGGCAGCGGTTCTATTAAAGTGAACGCTGGAGCCCAAAGTAATACTCTTTCCAGAAGCAGTTCTGACGTAAACAAAGTCTTGTTCATTTAATGCTGCCTGGCTAGTCTTGGGACTAACCATTGGTTTACCTACTGCTATTCCGTAGGCAGCGGCGGCTATAGAACTACTCACTCCTATAGCGGAAGGGTTGATAAACCATCCGAAGCATCCGCCGGTGCCACCCGTAAATTGAGTGATAGTCGGAGTGCCCCAACTTGCAGTTGCTAGAGCCCAGTTAGAATTAATAGAATTATTACATTGAGTACTCCCCACTCTCGACATTACCTCTAGCGTAGTACCGCTTGTGTTTCTAGTAAATATAAGGTTTCGAAGTTGAGGAACTCCGTAAGCAACTCCGGCTCCAACCGCAGTTGTACTTGCGTTCATAGCAGTGACTAAATTATCTATTGAGTTTGTTAAAGCAGCCCCGACATTAAATTGGTTGCCCGTGGCTCCAGAAGCAACTGCAGTAAACACAATCCCGCAGACAGTTACGGTTGCCCCGGCGGAGCAATTGATACCAAATACTATACTGCCTATAGAAGAGGCCCCTGATGCAGTAGTCGCAGTTCCATCTCCTTCCTGAGGGGTATTCCAAGTAGGAGTGGTCCCTATATTCGTGGCGTATGCCCCATGATCTACATAATAATCAGCCATGATATAACTCGTCTTCTGTTGGTGGGGTATCTAGAATTATCAAGGCTCTGCCTGTTCCTAGTAGCCCGAAAGCCTCTAATTGTTGAACTCCTGCCCTCGTGTCAGGTCGTTTTAAATCAATGAAAGTAGCAACGGTTAAATCTGCTTGAGAAGCTCTGAGTGACGCTGCCAACCCCCTGGCTTGCATACTTGCTTGAGGATTGTCCAAACCGGCTATTTCAATAGCTATTTTCTCGTTTGAAGTAAATCTGTTTCTAAAGGCAAGCTTGGTTATCTTCCAAGGCCCATTGTATGGTATCGTCTGGGGAGTTTCTGGTGGGACTATGGTGTAGTCATAGTCAGAAACTGGCCAGCTGTCCCAAATCACCTGAGAGTCGGCTTGGTATCTATATACTTCCTTGCCGTCAGATTTTCTTGTAATTTTATATTCAGTCATTTCAATTGTAAGTTATAACAAGGTTTCCAACAGCGAACTTCTTCGCAGCAGAACCAAGTCCAACTGTGATTTTACTAGGAAATGTAGCGTAGTACAACAGATTTCCACCACTGGCCGAGTCATACAATCCAAACGCTACGAGATCTCCCCAACTAGCAGTCGGGACTGCAAAGTTGACGTCCACCAGATTGCTGGTAGAACCAGAAGTTCCCGTGGAAGGAGCGGTGTTGGTTCCTTGAGTGGTGGACCAATTCGCGGAACTGGAAGTAGCTATGGCAGCTCTGGCATACCCCGTTCCTACCGTACTTACTTCTGTTCCAGTGTCAGAGTCTCCGGGAGAGACAGTGAAAAGGGCTACATAAATCGTACTTGGAGCAGTGTAGGGAGTTTGTTTGAAAACGTGATCAATCAGTTTGTTTTCTAGATAGTTTGAAAGTCCGCTTGCCATGGTGTTTCCTAGTTATTTTAAATAGAAACCCCGGAATGAATCCGGGGCACGAGATTAGAAAAAGTCCGTCCCTTCCTATACTCGATTTATCGGCGTACCTCAAAGGCTACTTTAAAGTCTGGGCAGTCATAAAACATTTGAGGCGTTAAGTTGTTTACGTTGGCTATCATAGCCTCCAAGTTGGGAAACTTGGTTGTGTAATCCGGTAGTGATTTGAGAGCATCCCTGCAGACTTCCACACAGGAAACGTGGGAACTATCAGAGACATCGAACAGATTATCGTAGGGCTTGCCAAGGTCTTGAAGCCCGCCAGTTACTACCTTCGTCCAGTCTGAGAGTTCCATGTTCTTTGGAATCAGAACGGCCACTGAGTCACAGTCGAAGGCCTCCATGAATGTGGAGAGCTTAGTCCCAGAACCGAGAGCTTCCAGAATCATGAAATCGTTATCTGATTTAACTACATCCCCTTCAACGTTCATCATGGAGTGAGTCCAATGAGAGCCTTTTCCTGTTGTGAGCAGAGAGGCCAGGGAAATAAGGTAAGAAGTCAAATGACAACTTCTTCGAGTTAAGAGGATGTAGTGATCCTTAACCAGAGCCTTACGAAGCCAGTTATGGTCTTCTTCCGTAAGTCTGTAATACAAGCCGCCGTTTATCGCTGCCTGTAGTCTGGGCCATCTAATCCAGGAAAAGATGGAGAAGACGAAGGTTAAAACTTTGTAGGCAAACGTTTGGTACTTATTAGGCATCACTTACTCCCAGGTTCTTTCCCCTGTGTGTTTGGATTTCTATCCTTACCCCAGATTCTACCGGCAATGAAAGTACCTGCGTAAAGTCCAGCGTAACCCTCCGTCATTTTTCCTTCGTTTAGTAATACGATAAAACCGTAGGTCATAGTGACCAGCACGGTTATGAATGCAAATTTGTAAGACGATACTTTCCCTGTGGTGTCATCCAACACCAGAGACCATAAATCAAAGTTAGTATTTTTGTTGAAATGAGCTGCTACAAGGCTAGCCATCAGCAACAAAAGAGCTACAAATCCAAGAATTTGGATAAGAGATAGCTTAGCTAACAGAACAGCAATATGCTCAATCATGCTCCGAGCTCTTTCTTGGCTCGTTCCCAGAACTTCAATCGGTCATCGTAACCGTTATACCCGCCATTGATTTTCTTGGTTATCAAACGAAAATCCCCGGCATCGGCCAGGGGATTTAGATTTTTGTACACATGCCAAAACCATCCAGCGGATTTGACTGCATAATCGGGCTGTTCTAAGACGGCTGGATTAGAGATCAAATCAACGCCTAGATAATCACCGAGAAGTTTATAGTTGTTTCTTCCGGTTATTTGTATCAATCCTCTGCCTTTGAACTTGGGGCCGTCTCCAGGTTGAGTATTACCCAAGTCTTTTCTACCCTCATAGGCTTTTCCATCGGCCAGTTCTCTGACGTATCGAAACTGTCCCGATTCATGTGCTAGCTGGGCTAAAAAAGCGGCCTGCCTAGCTGGGGTGTTAACCTCGAACATCTCCAAGGCTTCTTCTACATGGGGGCCGAATTTGTCCACGTTGGCTTGTGTAGCCAGCGGCATTATTTTGCGAAGGACGGAGGTATCAAACATTTAAAAAGCTCTTGTAGGGTTGAATGTTAAAAACAAATTGAGCCGGTTTGGTCATGTCTTCATTCATGAGCTTCCAGCCCATTCTGAATCTAAGACATTTGTTGCTGGTTCCGTACTGTTTGACTAGGTAAAGCATCCAGACATTGCTGTATTCCACAAACACAAATCCAGATTTTCCTTGGGGTTGGTCTTGAGTAGTAGGGTCTCCTTTTACTACTCTAGTACCGGAAGGAACTCTTCCCAGGACGCTTATGTCGAATCCGTAACCAGGATTTCTTATCAACCAAAGGACTTGGTTTATATAGATTTTAATACAATTGGTGTCTACATCCGCATCGTTTCTGAACAACCTGTGCTCTGATTTAAATCCCGAATCCCCGTTCAGAGAATTGTCAGGAGTCTGAAACCAGCTCAACCAGGAAGGTAGCCAACCCTGTTTATCGGCAAAAAGAGGCCATAGCCAAGCCGTAGATATGGCGAACAGGGTGAACAGGCCACCTTGAATAAACAGACGGAACCAGGTTATGTATTTCATAGAGCTGATAAGCTATTAATTGTTTGGGTAAGAATGTCAACCACTTGTATCTGGGTAGTAGCTGCTGCTACTCTAATCTTGCCAATACGTCTTTGTTCTTCGATTTGATCGGCTTTGTAGTACCAAGCCCCAGCAGTGGCAGTAATGTAGTCAACAACACTTTGTATAGTCGCACTAGGATCTGCTGATCTGAAGGCCATAACTTCTGCGTACAGGCCAGGGTATGTTATTCTGTCAATAGTAAGTGGCTTTCCATTGGCAACCCAGAGAGTGCTGCTGGACAACTTAAGCTGGTACGTGATTTCCTGAGCAGTTCTTTCAGTGACATATCTACGGCTGACTTCCCCCGCTTTGGAATCTATTTGTAGCGCAGACCTTTCCTTCATCTGAACAAGTTCGTCAACGTCGAAATTAGCTTGGTGATAAGCTACAACAACATCAATATCATCAGAAACCTTGGATTGAGCTCCTGGAATATCATTGCCAGGTTTAAGGGAAAGACAAAGAGAGTCCTCCACTTCCATTTCAATGGTTCTGGCATCCCCTCCAAGCTTGAACGTCCACTTATAGTCTCCCAGTAACACTCCGAGACTCTTGTGGAGCCTGCCTGCGTTAAAAGGGGGATTGATTACTTTAGTCAGCATATTTAGAAGTCGGCGTCAGCAGTGACGTATGTGGTTGAGTCTGCGCAAGAGAAAGAAGAAGCTCCCGTAGCGTTCTGAGTTGCGTAAACCATAAGACTGGAGTCTGTGATCCCATTTATCGTGGGCTGGGCGGAGTTGGATACCGTCCAGGTGCCTACTTTTGTTGGGCTGGGGGGAGCTATTCTCATTTTGACCGGGAAAATTATAGGGATCGAAAAAGCATCTTGGGAAGTCGAAGAATAAGATCCTCTTAAGGCTCCGCTGACTCCACCAAATTTCTGGTAGTATCTTTGACAGCCCCTCCAGATCTCTCCTTGGGGAAGCATTTCGAAATCCGAAGCAACTCCACCAATCTCAAGCTGGACCTGAGCAATATCAAAAGTGCCTGATTGCTGGCCAAGTGAATTCGTTCTTGCGTTGTAAGTAGAACCTGCATCTAACCAAAAAGCCAGCCTTAAATAGCTGGTTTCAATAGTGGAGCTTACTGTGGCCACAATAGCCGGAACTGTGAAAGTGGAAGTGAATTTTTGCCACGTTGTAGTCAAACCGTAAGTCGTAACACCAATACTGGTTACATCAGAGCCTCCGCCGGAGCCAAAGCTTTGAATAGCTTCTGTGGCTATGTTCTTGGAGGCGTCAGCCTTGGCCAGGAAAGAAAGAGTAACTGTCTGACCTTGGGTAAGAGTCACGTCTTCCAAGCTGGTGTATAAAGCTGCAAAGTTACCGGCTGCTGCCGAAGTAACAACAGCACAGCGGTTGTAGTATCTCGGGTTATTTGGAACTGCAGTCTGAATACCGAAAGCCTGTTGGCTATTAGCTATAGTTGAGCCGGTTGAGTTGGTGAACCATCTATCAGCAAGGTATCTGGAAGAACCAGCAACGGCAGAGTTCGACGTGCCTCTTTGCCAGATGTCAAAGTTTCCGTTAATGACCAGATTTCTACCTCTGGCCGGGCTAACTCCTGCTTGTGGGATTTTATCTACTGGCATGTTTAGTATTTAACGCAAAATAGTACGACAATGTTTCGGGGACGAGTTTCTATAGCAACTCTAGGTGTCCCATTTGTTCCATCTGAAATTGCTTGTTGAACTGCATCCGGCATTCTTGAGGTTTGTGGGCCTGATTGAATAGCAGCATATCCACCGCCGGAGCCTGCTGCTGTTCCTTGAGAGTAAAATGCATGCCAATGACCCTGGAAAGCATCTGTTTGATTGGTACCAAAAGTTCTACCTGAATCAACACCTCTTCCCCCATCATAGCCTCTTAGGAACTCTCCTCTAAGATCAGGGACTCTAAATGTAGTGCTAAGATCTCCGGAAGAAAATGCACCTTGATTTCCGCTGGACCAAGAAGCTTCGGCTATCACATTTCCACTGCTCTGAGCAAAACTCCACAAAGCAGGGTAATTACTCCTAAGGATAGAACTGCCGTCAAGGGCAAGATACCCAGAAGGGGCACTAGTTCCCAGCATGTTAATAACCGTTCCAACAGGGTTGGCGTTGATAATAAGGGGGTTTATGAGCCTGAATCCACCAGCACTTCCGTTAAGAGTAGAATCATAGATGTATATGTGTTTACCACCAACAGCTCCGGCTACTGGATCATTGCCACTGTTATCATAAATTCGTTTGACGCCCAGTCCGTCTACGTTAATGGTAGGGGTAGAGCTCACACTAAGGGCCGGAGCACCTACTTCTATAACCATGTTTTGAACATAGCCGACGAAGGCCGGAACGAATGAAGCAATTTGTGCATCCCCACTTCCCGTTGCCTGAGTTGAAGCTATTGATCCACTAAGTCCGGCTGATCCGCTTACAACCCCCGCGTACCATACTAGTACGGCAGATCCGGCAGCAAGGCCTGCCCCAGAGTTTATTGTCAAAACCGCGCCATTAAGAGTATAGTTCGTTCCCGCCCTTTGGATGACCCCGTTTACGAATACCAGAATTGCATTTGGAGAACCAGGAGCTCTTCCAAGGGTGAAGTTTGTTTGACCAGAAGTAGCAACAAAATAATCTACCGGGTGATCTTCACGAATTAGTTGTTTACCGATTAATCCTGGCATGTTTATTTACCTATTGCCATCCAATAAAATTGAGAAGTTTCTGCAGCTGCAGTCTGACCGACTCTACGATAGTAGTTGAATCCAGAAGTTGTAACCGATTGAATATTAACGGTTAAGTTATTGCTGACTCCAGGAGTAGCAGTCACAGAATAACACGCCGTTGGATAGGTTAAAGTGAAACTTGCTGTGCTATCAGCGGCTCCCCCAGTGGCTACTAGACCCCATTGTATAATCAATCCTGAGGGAAGTTTCTGGTATCCAGCAGGACCGTGGCTATAAGCAAATTCTGGAGAATACGTCAATGCTGCAACTCCGTCCCCGTACCAAGCTGAAGTCCCGTCAGCCATCAGAATAAGACCATCTCCGTTTGTTGCCAGGGTAAATGAAGTTACTGAAGTGACGCCAAATTTTATAGTGTCAGATCCTGCTCTGTTGATAGTTACGGAGTTTGCCGTTGAATCCGTTCTACGGAACATGTACCGAAGGACGGGATTTGTCTGGAGGTTAGCTGCAGGTAGGTTAAGGATAACGTTCCCACCCGTTGCATCAACTTTGATCAACCCTACGTGAGTAACCCCTAAGGCCGTAGTTCCGCTAGTGACGGAAGAAAATCCAGGTACAGATCCAATGGCTAAGTTAGACCCTGCAACTGAATTAGTTGCTATATCGGACCCCGTCAGTACTCTTGGGGCTACGCTTTTGCCTAAATATCCACCTGGCATTATTTATCCTTAGCTTAGTTCTACGAGATGTATTTTCGCTGCCAGCTTACCGCTAACACTTGCGTTCATACAAAGATACTCCCCTGTCATTAATACCATTTTTGGTAGTTGAAAGCTTGAACCAAAAGGAATGGTAATGGTTTGGAGAGTAACGTCATAAGTGCCGCCAGATCTCTTGATGCTTACAGTAACGACCTGGTCAGCCAACCCAGAAGTATCGGTGTTAGCTACGGTGCCGTCAAACACAACAGCGGTAGTAGCTGCTGGCACTGGGCCATAAATAGTATCCGGACTTGCTTGGTTGGTAGAGGTGATTGTCTGGCTACCGGTACTAGGGGCATTTTTAAAAGTTGAAGCCATTTAATTTTCCTAATTATCCACCGAAAACGATGGAGTAGAGAATTGAGTCTGAGGCTACTGCCGTTCCAGACAAAATAGAATATGCAGATTGGTAAACTTCAAAAGTATCTGCGGCTGAAGGCGCTACGCCATAGCCAGAAGCCCAGCTTAAAGTATTCGTTCCGGAGGAGCTTACCAACCTTGCTGTGCCTTGGTTAGTTCCGGATGTAAACTGAACTATGTATTTTCCTGCAACCAATCCTGCCAGAGTCGACCCAATTGCTGTTGAAGTAATGCTGGTCGTCGTTGCTGAGCCAACCGCCCCAGAAATTATCACCTTTGGATGACTCAGAAATCTCCAATAACTTGAAGTTGTGTAAAGGGCAACAATCGGGTTACCGCCATCGTCTACCGCTTGGCAAATATATGAATTACTGTCGGAGGTAGAAGGGCTGGTCAGAGACTCCGGGCCTGTAACCACGTACATTCTATCCTGAACTCTGGTGAATTGCCCCAGAATCCCTGCCGTTGTTCTCATCTCAACAGCGGCTCCAACACCCCACCCAGAAGCAACTGTACTTTCCATTCCCCTACCCAGAGTAGGAGAAGTTCTTACAGTCAGGGCATCCCCTGTTCTGCTAACTATGTCAATTATCTCTACGGAACCACCGGATTCAATAGTAATCAGAAAAAACTGATTAGCACCAGGAGTAGGAAACAAACTTCCCGTTCCAGCTGCCAGCTGAATGGTAGTAGCACTGCTGGTAATCGGGGACGCCAATGTGCTTTTGGCGTTATTGGCATAAAGTTGTGTACGCATATTACGTTAGAGGGTAATTACTTGGGTTGAGGAATGTTTAGCAGCGAAGGTGCTATTCAATATTTTAACCGAGTCCGTCAGTCGACTAATCACCTCATCTGGGTCTGCCCCTTGAGTAACGTTGATTATGCCGGTGGTGTGTCTTACAAACTTGTTACCGAAAGTTGGAATAGCTGCTCCAGTCCATTGTTGAAACCGAGCTATGTCCTCAAAGTTAACCACGCCCGCATACGGACCAAGTACGTTAGTTCCACTATTTTCATAGACGAATATAGCAGTAGGCAAACTACCGCCGCTGATCTGGCCAGTGATAACCCACGATCCATTTTGCAAGTCCTTAGTTACTGTCAAGGTTGTCATGCGAACTTAATAGTCCATTCAAAATGTAAAGTAAACTCTGAAGTTTTCGGAATACCAGGAAAACACTTTACATTAAACATCGCGCCAGAAACCTTGAATAGTCCAGCTTCAGTTATCAAAGAACCATTACCCATTCCTTGATCCAGGTCAGCCAAATACGTTACAGAAGGGACCGCGCTGTTTGTGGTATAGGCAGTTGTAACACTCATTAGAGGGGTATTCAGATTGGACCAGGAAGGATCTTCTGTTTTAGGAAAAAGACCCTGAGGATCAATACTTCCTCCAATCCCTACTTTAAGAGCATTGATGGGGTCCGATAGCAAATTGGGGACGTACAGTCCAGAAAGTAGGACTTGTTTGCTAGCCAAGGTGATCAAGTTTTCTTCTTTGAAAACCAAATCTTTGCCGGCATCCGTTACTCTGAATATGCTAAGTTCTCCCAGAATAGGAAGTGTTTCTTCCGAAGTTAAGTTCATGAAAATTCTTTGGATATGTTAAAAACAACTCCGTTTCTATTTATGGAAACAGGAGTGGGGTTGGGGATGTCAGCGTAGTATACATCTATTTTAGATCCCGAGTCAATAGATGCATCGATAGGTTGAGCGTCGATAGCCAGAGAGTTCTGTATTGAGTTAGTACCACCACCTCGTATGTTGTAATAAGGGCTATACATTCCATCCCCTCTGCGCAAAGGAATGTTTCTCATTCCAAGGGTAAGCCCGTCCGTGACTTTAACGCCTCTAACATTGGGGGCGGAGGCAGTCAGGTTTGAAGTCACCCAAAAAACTCCGATGGTATTTTCGTAAATTCGAATACACCATATAAAGTCTCCTTCGAGTACTTCTGAGATGGGAGGGGTGTACGTTTCATACCCAATCGGGCGAGGTGTGAAATTGCCCAGGTAAGGCATACCAACCCGGTTGAAAATGGTTGAAAAGTTACTAATCAAGTAGGGATAGTAGCTCGTCACTCTTGAGGTGTCTATGGCTTGAGCGTTTATAAGTTCTCCGACTGTTCTTTGAGTTTCGAACATAGTCCATTCCCATGTAGAAAGGGGAGGGATTTGCTGACCGACCGTACCCATACGAGCTGATAGCTCAGCCTGGGTAGTAACATGCAACAACACCTTTCTCATCAACCCGGAGCCCTTTGTGAAGGTCTGTACCCCTAGATTAGTGGAAGTAGTGCCTCGGTTGAACGCCATCATTGAACGAGGCTTACCAAAGGTTTCAGAATCCCTATACATCACAGAGGATATCCACTCATTGGTCTGCAGGGCCTTACCGTTCTGGTATTGATTGTCCGAACCGATATACCCAGTTACAATGCCATTTTCATAGCTTCTAACAGCTCCATTTACTGCAAGGTCATTGCCCAATTGACCATAAATTTTCCAGGACGTGTTGCAACGAATGAATTGAGGGCAGCCTCGAGCTAGGTTGTCGTATTGTCCATCCCCACCAAACCAGCCGGGGACAACTCCGCCCGGGGGTGCGTACGTAAACGGAGTGGCTCCAGTATTGTAAGTTACAGTAGTTTTGTCATAAAGAGTTATAGCAGGGTAATATACTCCCGGCCCCACTGTTCCCATTATTCCTGTGTTGACTCCGTTTTTGTATATAGTGAAATTACCTGAAGAGGCTTCGAATAAAAGACCGATTCTATCCCCCGGTCTTGATGCTCGAATATCCGGAGAAGGGAAGTTCATCCAAACGTTGTTGTTCAACAGAAATGATCCTTCATACCCCCCGAATCCATACAGAGGACCCCCTGGGATAGACGAAGAGTTTACGCATAAGTACATAAACGAGTTGGGGTGTAGCCCCAAGGCTTCGGACATTGGGTAATCAGCTTGACATACACCAATCCCAAATCCGTAGTAGCCAGATAAGTCCGCAGTAGTGAATGAATATTCGGTCCAATAAACCCCGGTGGCTTTTCCGATATTTGAGTTTGCAACCACCCCTCCATAACTTCCTCTAGCCGAAACCAGGTAAGAAATGGTTCCGGTGATAGTATTTTCGGAAACAGTTATCACGGGATATCTGTCTGAAGAAAATTCTGCGTATTGACGACCATAGCTAAAAGAGTAAACCCCTTGGTTTACCGTAGGATCGGTAGGTGGATAAGAGAATTCTCTCTCTCCGAAATTAACAGTTGTTTTAATTCTGTCATCGAAGGAAGAAATCATGGGGTAATACGTACCCACGGGTAGAGTATGGGCTACTCCACAAGAAACTCCGTTGACATAAAAGCTTAGTTGACGTGTATCAGCGTTGAACAAAACTCCGATCACGTCAGTGGGCTTGGGGTTTATTCCATAGCCAGAGCCCACCATGCTTCCATTTTTGAACAACAAACTAAATGCTCCAACTCCCCCCATGGTGGTGTAAGCCAAAGAGTCCACCTTGGAGTATCCGTAGTTGGGAGTATAGAAATACCAGGAGGCCCCGTTAAGTCCTACTTGTTCTCCGAAACTTCCAGTAGTGAACGTGTCAGGTCCTCCAACACCAATCTGCATGGTGAATACCGGAATGTTGTCCCATTTGTTAAAGTCTGCTGTGTACCTGTTTTCGTTGGTTATTTCCCAATACCAGGTTCCAGAAGCCAAGGGAATATCTGATTTGACTGATTCCCAGCCGACACCCCAGGATATGGTGTTTCCCTGTAGTTGAAGACTGGTGCCTGCCGTGTAGAGAGTAGCGTACCGAACGTTTTTCCGAATCATCTTGTTGATCGGAAAGCTCAGATTATCACACTTGTTTTGAATCCAGCCTTGAGTAAGGGAAGAATCATCCAGAGTAATGGTGTCATCCGCTGTGGGGACGGTCCAGATGTACAGCGGGGTTGTATAACTAGGTTTGGCGTCCCTGATAATGTCAAATAACTGTTCGAACGTTTGCAGATTTTTGAAGTCAATGGTTTTTACATTGACCAAAAACGTATGTTTTTTCAAATAGTTACGCATCAAATAATCAGCGTAGCTACCAGCCTTAGCGTATCTATCAGGCTCGCCCGGGGGAATGTAAGGCATTACTGACGGAGGGATTTGCAGGTTTATCCACCACTCTCCGTCATTGATATAGTCTTTTACTTCAATCCATTCGGCCAGCTCATCGGTAGGGGCCAGAACATCTCCTGTAGAAACCGTGGGGGTCAATCCGTAGGGAATAAGATAGGAGTTAGAATCGGTTATTACGACGTACTGGTCGGTGTTGAGATACTTACGAGTTTCCAGAACGGTCTCAACATCACGGGCCAAAGGAATACCCAAGGCTATGTTCAAGCCCTTCTTCATATTGGCTAAGTCCGGGCCGTTTATGAATAGGTAATGGAGTCCATAAATGAAGTTCTTGTATGATTCAGTACTATGCTCTGGCTCCCCTGGAACAAGGATTTTACCAAAGTATTTGTATATGAACTTCTCGTCTATGTTCGCATCAACAAACCAAAGGGCGTATTGTTTGTCCCCAGTTGAAGTAATGCGAGCAGGAAAGCCGAGGGTACTCAGACTTGAGTTAAAAGAAATCTCGTTAGCCGAGTCAGAGATGGAAAAGTGGACCCCATCTTCCAAATACAAAGTAGGTAGCAGCGGTCTATTCGCAATGTGCCTTGCGGAGATAACCTCGTTGGATAGAGAATACGTATTTACTTTACCAACTACGGCGTCAGACTCTGACAGAAGAACCAATTTAAGCTGCTTCTCTGAATAGACTTGGATATCCTCGAGAGAAATGGTTGAACAAAGCTGCAAAAAGTGACTATAAATCTCACTCAATTGCTGACTGGAGGCCTCATAAAACAGATTGATCTTGTCACTGTCTTCGAATACGGACGACCAGAAATCAGACACACCATACAGGTACGTCATGTTTCTGTCGTTGGCCCCAATAGGCAGGCCGTCAGCAGTAAAATTGGCTTTGCTCATTAAATAGTTGTAGTAGTTGTGCTTAAGGATTCAAGGACAATTATAGCAGTTCTGTCGTTAGTGTCCAAGTAGTCTGTGATAGTGCCTGTCTTAGGTCCTTGCAGAAGATAGTCTCTGTGGTAATACTTGTAAGTAATTGCCAGAGGAGTTTGAATAGAGGTGATCCCCCCGGCGGATAACTTGGACAGAAGATCTGCCATTATAAAAAGCTCACCAGGAGCAAGACCTTTCAAGTATTCGGTTACTATATTTGAACAAGTAACTTCATCCGGGGCTGGGCCGTTGTATCCGGTTATGGCAACGGTCAGCATGTATAGATTATAACCTCTGGCCAGGTAATCAGCGCAGAGAACTTTGTTGCTCGAATCCTCCAGATAATCCTGTAGCCCGTCGATGTCTTGAAAATATTCCAACAAGAAACTACAAGTCTTGCTGGCTTGGGGAATTCCAAAGTCTACCTTCAAGGATTGTCTAGTGCTGAACCCGTAGTCTTTGGTGGGATCTGTATACGTAATGCTTATAGTGCCAGTAGCCGGGGTGGTAAGGGTTGTAGTAATGTTGTAGGTAAAGGTATCCTGAGCGGCAGAAGTAACCAATACTTCCCCGTTGTATCCGGCAGGAGTAGCTCCACTGACGGTCACATACCGGCCAGCCGAAATACCATGGTTGTTTCTAGTTACAGTAACCACGGTCCCGGCTGAGGTTACAGACGTTGCTGTGAAGCTAGTAGAGTACGTATTGGACAAGGTATACGACGTTGGAATGTTCGCTGACAAAAGACCCGTGGCAGGAGTGGCTGGAGTTCCCGTAACAGTGTAGTGAAACTGGTTAACCGAGTCCACAGTAATGATGAAAGTTCCGTTATACTCAACTTGATCAGCTTGGAATATGGTTACGCTTTGTCCAGTAGTATACCCATGGTTGGTTGCGGTGGTTACGTTTGCCGTAGAACCGGATCTAGTAATGGAGGTGATAGCCTTCGTCTGGTAAAAGGGAATAGTATCGTTGGATTCTCCACCAGTAGTTTGGCTTCGGGCCAGTCTGTACACAGGGCCTGTTATCTCGGCTATGCCACTGGAGTTGGTTGTAAATTGTACAATACCGCTAGTCAAAGGAACTCGAGAATACACATCCACCATTCCTCCGTTGTGTATCAACACTTGTGGGGGAGACAGGGTAGGAACATAGGCTACAACTTGATCCCTGATCATTTCTGCATCGCCAAAACCGATAGAGGTTACTCCGTCCAACAAGGGGAAGTCCTCTAGGAGCCGGGAAGAGATGGATGGGGTATTGATGAGGTTTCTAGTGGAAATTGCTGTTTGAGCCCTTGCTATGAACTCTGAATTGGACTCCGTCTTGCTAGCCGTCTGCTTTAGAAAGTTGACTTCTGCATGTAAAAAATATGGATCGAAGTTGGTAAAATACAACAAGCTACCGGAAGTGATGTTGTAATCATTACCCTCGATCTCAGCCACCAGGTCTACATCGTAGTAATACTCGTTCAAGTACACATCAAAAGAGAGTTCGGAAGAAGGAACTATCTGTGAGATGATAGGGAAGAACTTCAGATCCCCATCCGTGGAGAAATACAGTTCAGTAGAAATACTAATCTCTTTTTGTCTAGCAAAATATAACCGTGCGTTGATTATGGACTTGGTTCCTAGTTTTCTGGTTAGAAACCAATTGGACAAGAGCTTGTCTAGAAACTCACTTGGAGTGTTATCCGTGACTCCAGCAATGGTTTTCTGCTCATGATAATAGTCCAGGCCCTTCATGAGCATAGCCATGATAGTTGCCGTAGGTCTAATAGCCAAGTCTCGGACAGCCGTGCCTATTCTAGTATCCATGTCTGGAAACTTGGCTTGCATAATTTGTTCTAGAACCAATTCAGCCTCGAGAATTTCCTCTGCTGAAGGTTGCATTCCAGGTACTACGTCGTATAAAGTTGCCATTATTGTTGAGCCAATTTCATATCAAGCTGAGGGAAAGGAACGGCTACTTGAGCGTATTCTCCGGCTGCGGTAACCAATCTCAAATACAGAGTTATGGACTCTGGCCCCAGGTCCAAGCCTAGAACCGACAAACTATCCAATTGGCTTGCAGAGTCAGAACCGGAAATATTCAATACGTATTTAGCCTGGTTCTCAGCATCCCTGACTTCGCTTATTATACCAGATTGCATCTGAGAAACATCGGATTGTCTGTTAGCCCCAATGGTGTAATCAGTGAAATAAGTGCCTACAGTAGGGTTCAACACATCACTCCCCTTTCTAGTCATCAACAATTTGATGATTAGCTGGGCCACTTTTTGAATCCCAGTGATTTTACGAGGGGTATCCTCTAGTTTAAATTCCAGTTTACCTTCTGGGTATCCATCGGGAAAAGAAAACAGTAGAAGATCATGAGTTCCACCGGTAGGTAGATTTGTTGGAATTCCTATGCGGGTGTTGGTACTCATTAGTCTTTTGCCTGTTCTGGAGAAGTTCTTCTAATGTAATTCAAGTACTTGGCGTACATGCTCTTGTAAAAAACAGTTTGAGTGCCAAGATCATCAGTAGCATCGGAGAAGTATGCACTCTTTGATTTGGTCCTGACGTTCATTTCTCTCTTAACCGCGTCAGCTCTATGAACGGTATCCGTCAGGGCACCAGTGGCGAAGCTCGAAGACCTATTTTCAGACGCCACAGAGTCCACTAGAACATTAGGGACTTCCATTCTGGTTATGTAATCTTCGAAACTGGGTAGAGCGTTGGCCGTGGATACGAGATTATCCTTTATAGCCGTATGATATTCTTCAAGGGCGGCGAAACAATCCTTTATTTGAAGCAGAGATGACATTAGTAATACCCAATTTCTCTCTTCATCTCATCGATTTTTTTAGTCAGCTTTGACTTGAGATAGTTTAGGCGGTTAACGTTAACCCCTAGCTTGACAGCCATATCGGCTGAAGACATTCCTTTAGCATTGTACAGAATGAACTTCTCGGTGGAATCAAGATGAGAAATTATATGATCAAAAAGAATCTTCTCTTGGTCGAATGTTTTAAATTCGTCAGGTCTGGCGGCTGCAGATTCAATCAAGTCTGCATACAGAGAATTCTTGAATTTAACTACATGACCTTTTGACCAACCCAGTTCGGTAGCCATCTCCTCTTCGGTTGGATCTCGGTTGAGTTTATCCAGCAAATCTTGGTTGGCTTTGTTGTATAGGTGAAACTTCAGTTGAACGTTCTCAGGCAATCGGGCAGCGTTCTGATATTTGTAGTTGATACGTCTGACCTTAGGCAGCCATGTAACAACGTGGGTGGAGATAGTCGTTCCCTTGGTGGGATCATACGTTTCTATAGCCTTGTAGGCCCAACGCTTGGCTTCTGCAGACAGGGCAGCGGAGGGCAAAGTACCCTCTTGTCTTCTAACCTCGGAATATAAAAGCGGACTGAGCTGCGTTATCAGGGCGCTCAGAGCCTTTTTGTCACCAGTTTGTTTCCAATGCTCGTATAGTTCCTGGTCTTTTCTTTTTAGGTCGGAGAAGGTCATTTGTAAACGGAGTAGTAGGAAGAGACTGACAGGACGTATTGGATTAGAAAGGCTTGTAGTTTTGCGGAGAATTGCTGCTTTGCAAAACAGTCATAAGCGTGGCTGTTATCTGACAGAAGCCCTTGAGAAATGATGTTGGTAGAAATCAGGTTGGCCTGATCCAACTTCCCGTCCTGAGGGCCGTATACGAGCTTTGACATATTATATTTTAGCCCTTATTCCTGATTCCAAAAAGGGTCATAATCAAGAAACGGACTTTCCCCAGGTTCTAGCTGGTCTTTGTCCTTGAGGACTTCGTTAGTGTACTTGATTACGGTAGGGTTGTAGTTACTAGGTGTCATGTCAATGAAATCGACACCCTTTCTTTCTTCAACCTTACCTCTGCTTTCAATGCTTCGGTAAACCAACTCCAAGTTACCTTCTGTTGATAGCATTTGATTGGTCTCCCCGCCGTTTGCGTCTATGACCGAACCGGTAACTCCAGTTAGAAGAGGGCTGTTGCCTTCTCTTTTCACGGGATTGATTCCACCAGTCTCAAAGTTATACAACTGGTCAGGGGAAGCAGCTCTAATTCCCAGGGAAGTGTAATAGAAATCATCTGCTGTGGATTTAGCCTCCTTGTTGCCTATGATCGTCTGCTTTTCCGCCAGATTCAGGTTGACTTGAAGCCAGGGATGGATCGGAGGTTGGTAATAGTTAGCCAACTCCGTGTAGGACATGGCACAAGCAAAGGACACCGACGTGGAGATAGAAGATCCCGTAAACGTATGGGTAACTGAAGTACAATAGGCATGAAAACTGGGGTGACTAGGAGTGTCGTCCAGAATCTCCATTGGGTATCCCGGTACGATGTAGGGGTTGAACACACACTCCACGTTACCGGCCTTGGATCTGCCAATGGCCATACCAAAGCTGTAGTCTGCAGAAGCCATTAGAAGCTTCTGGTAGCTGTTGAGACCAGAGTCCTGACTCCAAGGGTTCAGATTGCTGTTCTTGGTGCCGTAGCGGGCTTCCCAACCCTTGGATAACTTTGTGATATTAGCCTGAGCAGCTTCCATGGATTGAGGTGTAGCGTCACCTGATCTGACCCCCGCTGCTGCACTTGAGGCGTAGTAAGCCAGCCATCTTGGCATGATGGACTTTTCAAACTTGACTCCACGACCTTGTTCATACTTGCCCAGTTTACCGTGGGAACCAGCTAGAGTGTTGGCTAAATTTCCTCTAGGTACGTCGGTTACTGGAGTTGAGGACGCGGGAATATCAACAGAAGTCCTGGTTCCCGGCTTGTTCGCTTCTAACGCTGATCTCGTCGTTTTCGTGGTGGAACTGGAAGCACCAGTAGATCCAACTTCTTTAGTCTCGGTGCCCCTGGCTGTAGATATAGCCTCACGGATGGATGGAGGGGACCGAAAATTCGTCCCTCCGATGTTAGAAGCCCCGGGTAGTTCATCGTTCCGGATATTAATTCTAGTAGGTATATTGTATTCATCCTGAGCGATATTAATCGACCTGATCATGTTAGGATACAGCACATTACACATAGGGGCGTAGTAGAACGGGAGCTGGGGTTTCACAATGACGTCCATTCCCAACGTAACAGGTTCTCCCGTACTGAGGTCAACTAATCCTGCGCTTCCTGGAGCAGGAATTTCAACAGGGGATGCCAGGAACAATAGCTCATAATCAAACACAGACAGAAACTTACCCCATACTCCGATCATATCCGCAAGCTCGCCAGAGAACTGAAGAGTCTGCTGGGTTAACTTTACAGCCAAGTCCGTTTCTACCGCTGCCCGAAGAAAGGTTTGAAGAGACGGTGGAACTATTCGTTTCTTGTTGTTTGCGCCGGGATTAGGAATACCAGGACAGGGATCAACCCTATCGTTCTCTATCAATGTCTCAATGAGGTAATGTCCACCCATTCTCTCGAATAGCTGCAATCCTTCTTCCACAAGAGGAATATACAGCTTGTTCATCATTTCGTTTTCTTCAATATCCCAGTATGCATTGATTTTCATTTGATTCCAGAAGTTCAACAGAATACCGGGAATACCTTCAAATCTGGTTGCGTAATCTTTGAGACTCTCTGGAAGAACGGCTGGAGAAGTTACGGCGGTATTGTTTTTTTTATCAGTCAGGATTCCATCCAAGGTTACTTCTTTAGAATCACCCTTTAAGTATCCGTCTCTGAATATTCCAGTCATGGCGAGGGAAATGGCATAGTCAGAACTCATGGACGGCTGCTTTGCTGCCCCTTCATTAGTGGCATTGGGATTCAACAACTCACTAGTCCAGCCAGCATAGTCCAGCAAAAGCTGGGTTAAGTGAGTGTAAGTATGCAAGCAAGAAAAGGAGATAGAAACACCCCCGCCCCCTTCCGAAGTCTTAGAGTAATTTACAGAGGCTATGAAGCCTGTAAATAGAACTTTTTCCTCCCCGTCTACCGGGTCGACGAAAAAGATATGGACTTTAGGGTTGTAGTAACGAGCAATGTCCATCATCCCAATCTGTGGCGGGACGGAGATATTGGCGGTTGGGAGAGAACCTATTTGGGAAGTGACACTGATGGATAAAAAGGGGACCTGAACTCCTTCTATGAAGAGTTTTATATCCTGGAAGATTACATCAGTTTTACCCTTTTGAGGAAAAGGTCTGGACATTAAGCGGCATTAGAAAAAAGGGAATACAAACAGAGAATATATAAAGCTCGTTCCAGTCTGTTTTTTATCCTTGTGCTGTAAGTTAACAAACTGTCTGGAATCAAAGGAAAAGCTTTTAGCTCTTTTTCCATAGAAACCAATTGAGGCTCAGCTATTAGTTTTTGAAACAACCCCGATCTCAGCACCAGGGAGTCTGTGGGTAAATACTTAATTCCCAACAGGCTTCCACTGTACGTATCGGCCATGTATCCCATGTACGGTTGAGTACTGGTTTTGTAGTATTTTACAACGATATTACTGTTCAACGCAAGAGGTGAAGTCAGAGTAATACCAGAACCAGAAATGGTGTATCCCGTCGTTTGAATAATGCCGTTTTGTATGACAAGGGCTTTTTCGTATGTGTCTGGCGCCTGGCTAAGGGAAAAGTACAACAGGGATCCTGTTCCTCTAAGGACATCTGTTTGGAAGTTGTAGGAGGGAGACATTTCGACGACAGTTCCTACCGGGGGTATAGGGGCATCTATGTAAGTGCCTGCATAACACTTTTGACATACCCCGTCCGTGCTGACACAGGAGTGGGCAGTACGAACAGCAATCTGATATGTACCCCCACTTAGAATAGAGTCTATCCTGGATTTGGTCAATGTCGCTTCTGTTGCCAGCTCCAGCTCCCCTTCTCTATCATAATTCAGGTCAACTATAGTTCCGACTGTCGTACCACAGTCATCATCCACGATAGTTACTCGTGGGCTGAGAACCATCTTTCCAAAGCCATATAGGGATGAATTGATTTGTGGAACTGAGTCCAGAAGGTTTTCAAACAACAAAAACCCTGAATAAGTCCTCATAAAAATGCCCCTCGTTTAGGAGTATACGGAGGTCCGGAACTCAGCAGGGCAGATTTACCCCCGGAGTAAGCTCCGCCAGAAGAAAGGAATGCACTGCTTCGAGAGATATTACCTGACATCACCAATCTTTTTATAGTGTCCGATATAGACTCCGGAAGCCGAGTAATTACCCCCGCCGCATTCTTAAGGGCGATCATCGTAGCATTAAATTCGTTTATGGTTCTTCCGGGAATGTTTACCAGTTGGCTTACGCTGTTTTCAACAAGTTTAGTTACGGCTATAGCTTGAGCAGCAACACCACGAATGTCCCGTAGAATAGTATTCACGGGACTGGTGAACATGCTTATCAAACTAGCTGCAGAACCAGTCACTGAAGTAACAACCTTGGTTATTGAGGAAAGGATGCCATAAACAGGGGAGAACAGACTGGACTTGAAGCCGAAAATGCTAGTAGAATTACTTCCAAACATTCCCCCACCAATACCACCTCCACTGATGAACTTGTCAGCTCCGTTAGGCAACGAGGCTCCCCCACCCATCATTCCTGATACACCAGATACTCCCCCCAGTCCTCCCGCCATTCTACTGGCCATGGACGTAAGGCCACCAAGTCCGGTAGATGATAATCCGACAGAAGCTACGGCCTTGGTTGGGTCTATACCTGCCATCTGTCCGGATAGAGTATTGAGAATACCAGAAGAGGAAACTGTGGAAGCCATTGGCCCCATCATATTAGCAACACCACCCAAACTAGATACGGCGCTGTTGTTAACAAAGCTTCCGACACTGCCAATACTGGGTAGGTTTTGAGTCAAACCACTACCAAGCCCTGACAAACCGCTACCCAGGCTGCCTATGCCAGATATTCCTAGGTTAGCCATATTACCCCCACCTACGGCGGAGAATGAGGACAAAGCACCAATTCCCAATCCATCACCAAGACTTCCTAGTTGTTTTATATTTGTGGTTATAGCGGCAGTAGAAGCGAAGGGATTCTGTACTGCTCCGAAAATACCCGCCAGTTTGGATTTAAGACTGTTTATCTGAGCAACAGAAGTGAAGTCCTTAAAACCTGCTGCCTTTCCAAAATTCAAAAGAACCGCAGCGTTGTTCACCGCAGTTTTGGGACGAGTTGCTGGAATGGGAATGACGGATTTGGCCAGAACTTGCATGTTGAAGTTAACGTCGGTCTCTCTGGCTGAATTCTGAGAGTAACCAAAGGACATGGCACTACCCACGATCATCATGTTAGGAAGTTCCAACTCCAACAGTTCATAGTTTTGAGCCAATTGAGTTCCACGCATGAAACCCATATATGCCTCGAAGAATTGAGTGAACCAACCATTGTCAATATCGTCTACGATGACGCCAGAAAGAGAGAAAAGAACTGGCTGTTTTCCGAAGTAGTAGGCTACTTCCGTATCTCCAAACGTTTGATTTATTTGGGCTTTTTCGTTGTAAGTAACACTAACGTCCGTCAATATAAAGTCGGTAAAACCGCCAGGAGCCTTATTCAAAAGATCATTCAGTAGCTTCTCTGATCCGGGAGCACCCGAGGCTCTATTTCTAGTTCTAGCTTCGTTTGAACTAAGGATTCTAATCTTGGCCCGAGTTCCCCTGCTCCCTCCATCACCAATGTTTGTAGGGCTGAAAGACGTGTTTCTCCCTCTGACCGTAAACATACGTTCAGTTTGACGAATAGTGGTTGTCTCTGCCTGAGACCCGGTTGGTAAGTCTGATCCAAAAGCCATTATGTTACCTCAAAATCTATAAGTTCCAGCGTAGCCATATCTTGTTGAACTGCAAGCTGCCCGAAGATTCCCCCCATTTGACCGGGGATATAGTCCATGCCTCTGGCTTGGTATCTAACCGAGTCATAGTTACCCTTAACCTGTTGAAGCATAAGCTCCAGCGGAGTTATCGGAGTTAACTGCGGGATTATTTTATTGGGTGCTTTTAGTATGGGCATAGTTACGCTCCTGGACGTCTAGTTGGGGAAGCTCCCATTGTGGATCCGGGAGCAACCAAGGGGGAAATCTCTTTATATCCCGGTATTCCCTTGACTGCTGATCCAAATCCTTCCACATACTGGCCAAATTTATCAACGGCTCCATTCATGTCAATGTTGTTGATCATCCCATATCCTGCAGAAAAGTCTATACGACCTTCCTTCATTGCGGTTTGAACGTGTCGTATTTGTTCTCTACGAGCACGGTCCTGAGCCAAGAATGCAGCTCTGGCTTCGGGTGTCTGGTTGGCGTTAGTGTACTTGGATCCCGGGGATTCAACTTGTAGATCATCTCGTTCTATAAGTCCGCTGGTGACTGCGTTTCTAGCCTCTTCTTCAGACTTGGCCCCCAAGAAGGCCTCTTCAAATTTACTGCCTTTCTTGAATACATCTCCGCGTTTGTTGGGATCTCTTGCAGCTGCCATTGCATTGGAAAGCTTGCCTCCGAATCTGGAGAAAGGATCTTCACCCATGACTCTGGATTTGTCTGCGTCACTGAATATCTTACGGGCTGCAGCATACACATCAGTATTAGTGGCATCCCCCATACCATCACCACCGGCTGCGGTAACAACTCCAGCCCTTTTAAGCAGAGAACGGTCGGCTTTAATTCCGGAGTATTCTTCCCCTCCGGCTTCAACCATTCTTCTAGCAGCAGACATGATCTCATACTGAGAACCCAGATCTTTGCCTTTGAGCCCATCGATGGAATTGATTTTATCCATGACTCCAGCGTAGCCAGTCTTCCCTCCACCACTTTCTCGTTCCAACCCTTCGAAGCTTTTACTTAGATCAAAGTCTTGGCCGGCTTCTGCATATCTTTCTGGAATATGGCCACTCTTTGCCAGTCTGGCAATTGCATTGGCCCGTTCTACTGTAGAACCAGCAGTGAGTACTGCCTTGGCATCCTGATTTCCTCCCCGTGCCAACTCATTGACTTTGTCGGCAAGAGCTGAGCGACCGGCCAAACCTTTTCCGTTTGATTTGAACTTTCCGAATTCTTTATAAGACAAAGATTCCGTCATTTCGGAATAAGAACGACCCACCATCTCACTGTTGGAACCCATCATCTTTTCGGTGAACCAACTTTGAATATCGTCAGTAGCCCCACCAGTGGTTTGGAGTAGACTACCAATTGCTCCAGCCATGCCTGACTTAGCAGAACGAAACGCTTTACTTACAGGAGAAAACATGGCTGAGAAAAAAGTGTTGCCCTGCTGTTCGTTGTAATCTCTGGATGCCCTGAGTCTATCGGTGTTGATACCTGCTATCGCCAAGCCTCCGGCTTTTTCATCCTGCATAGACCCTTGACGAGCAATAGCTGCTTGTGCTTCCTGGTGAGAAAGACCGAACTGTCCCGTTAGAACAGAGTAGTACTCTCCGGCGGATCCTTTTCTACCCCTCGTTTGTGGCATGGATGCTTGCATTGCTTCCCCCGCCATTTTAATAAGAGCTTGAGGATCCTTTAACTGATCAGAAAGCATTGCCCCCTTATTTAACATCATGGATCCATACATATCCAGGGGATTTCTAGCCATAGCCTGCCCAAAGTTAGATACGTTACCTATCACACTGCTAGAAGTCTGGCCCGTCATGTATCGATTGGCCAACCTCATCATGTTGTATGGATTTTGCATACCGTTGACGCTAGCCGTAATGGCAGACTGAGAAGCCCCTTCTACTCCCCCCATTTGGGCCATCAGGGCAGGGCTTACCAAGCCGCTTCTAAATGCAGTGGCGAACGAAGCCATGGCTTGAGCTCCGGCTATCTGACCTTGAAATCCATTAAGTCCGTTTGACTGAAATAGGTATTGACCTTGAGCCCCAACGGTATTCATCATTCGACTGGCAGAAATACCTGCTGCGGAGGCCAGTCCACCAACTGAAGCCATTGCCGCTCCGGCTTGACTGATGCTAGCTCCGGCAGATTTGAATTTAGCTAAAAGTTGTACAGCTTCCTGTACGGAAGGTGTTTGGGCAATGGTCATAATCATTTTCACCTGATTAGACATTGCTTCAACTCGTTTAGTTATTTGGCCTGCTCCAGCATCATCGAACAAACCCATCTGTGAACCCATGTCCAGCATGGTGTTCATATCTCGCCCGGAGAACATGGAGTCCTTGGCTCCGAACTTGGCCAGTCCAGTTCCAATGCGGGCTGACATGGCTCTGTTTAGACCTCCGCCGGTATTGTCTCCGTAACCAGCCCCGAAGCTGACCCCCTGGAAGTTACGTCTGGCCAAGTTTTGGCCTTCTCGAATTGAGTTATAGTTATCGAAGACGAAGTAGTCAGCAGCTTTAGTTGCCAACTGGGCGGCGGCCATAGTTCCGAACAAAGTTCCACCCACAGAGCCTGCAATGCCTAAAGCCCCCAGGGCTCCTCTTCCAGCAGCTGAGCCAGCTATATCCATTCCCGTTGCAGCACCAAGACCCTTCATAAGCCCAGATCCTGCCCCTACCGCCATTCTCTCGCCCATCCCTGCAAACAGACCCTGAGTTGCAGAACCTGCGGCATAAGCAGAGCTAAACGCAGTTCCCATCTCTGCCCTGGTCCCGCCGCTCATGAATGAGCCTACAGCAGCGGGTATTCCAGAAAGTCCACCGTAAAATGCCCGAGCCCCACCGGAAGCTATGCTAGTTCTAAAGTGACTATTGATTCCGCTGGCCATCGCCCACGCAGCTACTGGAAAGGCAATTTTTTGCATTCCGGCCATGGGGGCGTCCCATGCTTTACTGCCGGCTACATCATAAGCAGTGTTATCATAATGTTGATTTCCAACCCCATACATAGGGCCTTTGGTAAACTGCGCAGCTCCAGCCATAGCAGTTAAAAAGGAGGGGTTAGGATTTATATGCGGATAGGGTCCCTGACCTCCGTAAGGAGGCCGATAAGGAGCATCATAACTGGGAGTGAGATAATTGGGGTTTATGCCCCAATTACCTCTGTTCATGTTGAAGGAGTTGAACGGTTGTTCGAAGGAATTCTGCTCGGTATTCGCAAATGTCGAAAAGATAGACATAATAGATTTTAGCCTAGCGTCTTCTTACGTCCTTTGCGAAATCCTTCGGTAAACCAACAACTTCTATACCGCCCGTTTTGGAAGGTCTCAAGTATAACTGAAGGTCTTTCATATTCTCGTATTCCTTGAACATGGTATCTTGAGTAAGATTAGAAGCAAGTAATTCGAGACTAAGTCCATAGGAAAGAGAGATGAATCTGTGCCAGTTTTCTTTAAGTTCAGCAGCAGTACTGTTACTATCCGGACCCAACCCAGAAATGCAGGCCTGAGCCATGAATTTAGTCCGGATCACCTCTCTCTCCATTTCCTGCTGGATGAAAGTGGTCAAAATGTAATCTTGTGGAGTGCCAAGAGGTGGGGGAGTTCGCCCTGTAAGGAAGAGTCTGAGCCTAGCTAAGGCCCAGGGCTTTGTTAGAAATTTTGCTCTCCCTCTTGGCAAGCCGCAGCTACTTTGTCATCGAATTTGGCAAGCTCGTTGGAGATTGTATCGACGATATTAAGAGGCAGTTTGTTGAGGAATTTGATCTTGTCTTCTTTGGACATAACGGTCAGGTCTTTACCCTGGTATTCCGATAGAGAATAGATAAGGGCTTGAAATGCCCGTTCCTGTTGAAGTGTTGAGATAAGGTTGTAAGAAGTCTTATCCAATTCTTTGGCGATGTCCATAACCTCGCTAGTTGAACGGGTTCTGAAAGTAACCGCAAGCTTTCCTCTAATCTTAACTTCTTCCGCGTACTCTCCATTAAACAGAAGATCATCAAAGATCTTCATTAGTTCGGTGGAATCATACTTGGGTTTTTTTGGTGTGGCTTCTTCTACCGCAGGTTTTTCTTGGTTAGGCGTAGTTTCCATCTGATGTATTTTCTTTAGTAGTATCGTCAACGTATACAAAATCGCCGGAGATAATCATGTGAGCTAAGTTAGCAAAAACAACGCTATGAAAGCTATCATCTGGTATATCTTCATCGTGTCTAAAAACCCGTCTGCCTGAGTTGGTTTCCTCTTCAAAGATACTCAAACAATCAGACCAAAAAGGCTTTTCGGTTATTTCCCATCTAGGAGCTTCAAATCGGTCCCGGCCTAACTTCATCTTTACAAACACGGTGTCCATAGCCATGGTTCTATCAGCGGCGTAATATTGACCTTGCATATCATACCGTAAATAGTGTTTGGCTGCAACATAATTTATAGGGAAAACTCGGTCACGGCCGAGTTTCTGTTGGAGCAGTTGACATTGAAGAACTCCGACTCCACGGTCTGAGCCAATAGCTTGGGCTCTGTATTGGGTGAAAATCTGGGCTACTCTATCAACTTGTTCCAAAATATCAACTCCGTTAAGGCGTTGGGAATACATAAGGTACATCTTGCCCAAGTAATCAAATCCTAAAACAGAGACAATAGTGAATGACTTTTCAGAAGCAGTAACGGACCAATCTACCCCCACAACCACGCTGGTTATACTTCTCCCGTCGATTTCCCAACCTTTATCCCACTCGGTCCATGAGGGGTTTGAGCAGGCCATAGCTTCGTATTCAGATAAAATGCGGCCTCCTATACCAACGGGGAGACCAAAGACTTCGTTTGAAAGTTTGGGCAGTGGGTATGTTAGAACTTTCTCTCTGAGTTCCGCCCATTTTTTAGGGGTAGTTCTAAAGGGTATTATAAGCTGAGGAAGGGAGAAGCCAAGTTTTTCTTTAATGTCCGGTCGACCCGCGATCCATTGACCGGTGGACATATCCAAAAGGGTTTTGCATTTCTGACAACTTGGACCCTCATCCCTGGTACACATTGCCATGCATTCTTCAAATGTCTTTGGTATGTTGTGGTAATTACAACTAGGACATTTGACTACCCAGTGACATTGAGACGTGGTTCTGAACACATACTCCAAGGTATTATTCAAAGTTTTGGACGTACCCATTAGTCGTTTGAAACCATGTTTAGACGCGGAAAGGGTTTCATATACTACCGGCAAAGCATCGTGGGCTATCCCCTGAACTTCGTCTAGAAAAACAGAGTCCGCCGAAATCCCCCGGATACGGTTTGAATCAGATTCAGTCTCAACATAGGACAGGTAAACAATGGAACCATTTTTAAGAGTTTTTTCGCCTACATTCTTTTTTGAGTCTGCATTCCTGAAGTATTTTTTTACCAAAGGAGCATCAAAGAAACTATCCAGATACATGGATGAAAATCTGGATGTCTGTTGTTGGAGAGGGGACAAAAACAAAGTTATAAAGTGATTCCTAATTATACTTTTTGTAGTTATGATCGCCCCCATGAAAACAGTTTTTCCTATCTGGCGGGATGCCCTACATACTAATAATTCCGGGTCAACGTCATATAGAATTTGCATGGGTTTGTACCCTTCAAAATCCAACGGTTGTCCTTTTACTTTCAATAGGGCTTTTGCAACCTGAGATCCAGATATATGATGTATTGCATCCAGCGGATTAGTCATATAGTAGCCCCATTTCTAAAAAACGAGAACGTTTACGTTCTAGACAAAATTGGTATTCGTAACCGGTGTAGATGTAATCATAAAATCGTTTAACATCTTGACGATTTTTTACGATAACAGAATGTTGGCCATTCGGTATCGGGGAAGTAACTTTCTTCTTTTTTGTGAAATGATTCCTCAGAACGTAAAAAGAAGGGCGTTCCCATTCAACATGCTTAGCTATATCAGTAATCAATTGCCAAGAACCGACTATTTCTATGTACGCGTACTTATGATTTTGATCCGTAAAAACTATACAACCATCCCCCTCAAAAATGCCCCGTAGATACCCCTTCTTAGATTCAACAGTAGGTAAATCATCGAAATTTGAAGGTTGAGTGTAAGTTTTAGCCTGAGATAGGCCCAAGTCTTTAAGTTTGGAAACTAATTTCTTAGAACAAATACATAATCTTACAGAAGTAGTTTCGTGTGTTTTTTTAGGTACGAGTCTGGTAACGTATGACTTACTCCCTCCTAAAACCGCGTGAACATAATCTATCAGGGCTTCGTCTCGATCATTCACATCAAACTTTATGTGGTAGGGAATATCTCTGATATACCCATCAGAGCTTATAAGTCCCAGTATATATCCCTTGTGTTCATCAGACAGATCATCAAAGAAAGTTTCGTCTTTAAATACTCCGTGCAGTCCTGCAGTTTTCGTAGGCAACTTATTAATATCTTGGCTCATACCTAATTTTAACATTTCCATTCAATAAATGCAAATACCGTGGTATAACTATTATGAGCAGGAGTTCATAGCTCTTGTTTTACCCTCTCTTTTTCCTGCTCAAATAACACAACCTAAACGTTTGGAGTAAAAAGCAAAAATGGCAACTATCACCACCACCGTTCTCGAAGTCGTGTCGACCGGTCAAGAATTCAGCATCCCCGGCGATTACACTCCGGAACAACTGGTAACCACGTACGGCGCCAATGTGCCCGGCCTGGCTTCCATGCAGTCCGAAGTTTCCGTGAGCGGCAGCACGAAGCGCGTGACCTTCCGTCCCCGCACCGGCAACAAGGGCTAAACCCCTGGTTTGACGAAGAAACAGCTTGGGTCCTTGGGGATTCAAGCTGTTTTTTTTAGGTGTAAATTTCCCGTTAAGAGGATAACAAAATATGTATGAACAAGTTATTGATTCCCTCTATTTAGGATCCCAAACCGATGGCCTGTTGAATTCTTCCAACGCCAGGACTAAGTTGAATAGCTTGGGATTGCAACTTTTGTATGACAATGGCCTAGTGACCAAAAGTTTCAAAAGTCCTCTAAACGTAGTGGACTCAACGGATAGAAAACGAACACAAATTCGGCTGGGCAATATCATCGCTGCCCATCTGTACAAGGTAATTCCGGCGCTGAAGCACATGATTGAAACATCTGAATCAATCATGACATTCCCTGCTGCAGATCTTAACTACGCCCCCCCGGTGATAACTCACCGTGACAACAAAGTACAAGTTCCCCTTATTCGGTACATGGATCCTTTCGTTGCAACCCCTAAGTACACCAAGGCGAAAAGAGCTCTTGAAAAGTACATCGGAATGCTGAACAGAAAGCTTGCTGGAATATGTGGAGTGTCTGGCTCAGGTCTCTGGGTTATTGGGCTTGTCCGTAGAAATTTAGGGGCAGGAAGTATCCACTATTTGGTTCTGGAAATGGAATTCGGGGTGTCCAACTCGAATGCATTTGCTGCGTTCATGATGGTTCTGACCGACATGCCCTCTCTTCTCAAAATAACGAAAACCATCTCTAGGGTGAGACTTTCCGAAAGGATCCCGAATGCTGGACTTTTTAGCCGCTGAGCTAGAAAAAGCAGAGAGCATCACAGAAACTCTGACAGAACTCAAAAGGGTAGTTGAAGTTGGACCAAAGACCTTCAAGGATTTCTCGACGGTATTCACCCTTGCCGTGGGGGGTACTATCGATGCAGTCTCTCCAAAGAGAAGGATCAGTTCCGGCGTCATGAGATCTCTGATTAACACCGCACAATACTGTGTAACCGATGATGAGGATTTCGTCTAATCATGCAAGAGCCTAACATTCTGGTAAGCCCCGTTTCTCTGGCACCTCCAGGGCCAACAGTTCAACCAGCCGCCCCCGTGAGAGCCCCAGCTCAGCAGGTTACTATGTTCGAATCCCACGTCGAACTAAGGCAGCCCGACGGTACCACCAAAGCAATCACTCTGGCCTCCTTCTACGACATTCTCACTCAAGCAATGTCCATCAAGGCGACTTCGGTGAAGAGCAATTTCTTGCTTCCCGCCGGCTGCTACAACTTCGGAGTGTCGGCAACATCCCTTCAGCTCAGTTGTTACTATCCCGGTAAGGTCCGGGCGATCAAGTTCGACAATTCCAGGGATGGGGAGAAGATCAAAGAGTTTCAGATTCCGTTTCCCAACATTCTAATCACCCACACTCTGACCAAGTCGAAAGACGAGTGGAGACTTTCGTCTACTCATTACTTCTGTACAAACCTGGGAGTCAATTCTCTCCCCACCGGTCACCCAATCAGAAATCCAGCGGGGGGAATTTGGCACGTACCTCTTCCGAACATGTACACCGATGGAAGAATGTGTTATGGGGGAAATTCCCTTATTGTCAACTTTCCCCTGGACAATCTACGCGGTCTGGACTGGTATTTCCGCATGTTGTTTGAATCTCCCTTCAATACCGACCTGGGAGTACAGGAACTTTCTGACTCCTCCGGAGTGAAGGCCTGGCTCACTCACCTTGACACCATCGGCAGAGCTGGCGGTGAATTCCCCTACAAGAAACTCAGAGGCTAAAGAAATGCAAGTTCTGACTCCACACATTTCGTGCATCGTCGCTCCTTCCGAACTCCAATCCGCAGTGGATCAGGGTTTTGGGGAAATCTACGTCATCACCCCTAAGGGCCCCTACAAGAGAACGAGGCTCACTCACGGCAGAACTCTGCTTCTGAAAGTGGATTCCATTCCTGGAATCACCGACGATGTGAGAGAAGAGATCAACTTCCTTCCGGCCGGCAAGGTGCCGTACGCCCTCTTCAACGACATCGTCAACTTCTTCCGGGCGGTGATGACCGTCAAGAAAGCCGAGCAAGAAGCCATGGCCCACATTCTGTGGAATCCCACGGCTGGTTATCACATCGGTATTCCCACTCAGTCCGTGTCGAAAGCTTCTGTTCGGTATGACTTCGACGACGTGAAACAAGGTGACGTGATCGTGGTTGACATTCACAGCCACAACACCATGGGCGCGTTCTTCAGCGGAACCGACAACAACGATGATCGTCGGTCCATTTGCTATTCGGGCGTCGTTGGTCATCTTGAAAAACCAGAGCCCATGACGGTCTGGAGATTCAACATCGGCGAAGTAAAGAAGGAGTGCAAATTCTCGGACATCTTCGACGTGGAAGTGGCGACAACTGAAGTCAGTGAAGAATGGCTGAACAAAGTGACAGTCGGTCACTCCTACTCAGGAGGACACCACTACCCAAAAACCGGCGGGTCTCCGTGGGAAATGACTCCTCGGGGACCCCACTTCTACACGGGGGGACAGGGAGTGGCAAGAAGGGGAAGCGTGGTAAACGGAGAGGCAAGTAGCAATCAAGCCTCTTTCGGGTTTCTGTCTCATCTTCCTAACGCCAACTCTAGCGTTCATCCCGATGGGCCTTCCAACCTTGAACAGGCTCTGGGAGTAACCGCTGATCCTGACCTGTGGAATGACTATGAAGAACTGCTGGGAATTCAATATCCCGAAATGAAAACACAAGCTCCTGGCCCGTTGGCAGTTACTCACAAGACTATCCCGGCTCCTGAGGATGACTCTGGAATTTCCAACATCAACGCAGGGGCCAAGGATTTCCATCGGGTAAGGCCTGGTGATCTGACTGACGTGGACGACGAAGACAACGATCCTGTCGGTTTTGGTAGTCCTGGATCAGAAGCTCATATGATCTGCGAGTATGGCCCCCTTGCTGCAACGGCCTATGAACAGATTGGCGTCTATCTGCAAGACCTGGAACAAGTGGATGAATTACTGATGGATCTGCTGAGAGATGTCTATGACATGCTTAGCGAATCTGCTCAAGCAAGGATTCAGACAAACGGGTTTTAAAGGTATAAGGGGGTGTAATTCCCCCGCCCCCTTCCCTTCCTTTGAAAAGGTAAGTCATTATGTTTGCGTACAAATCAACCTTCATCCCCAGAAACTTCGTAGTGATCGGAGCTGGTGGAACGGGATCCAGACTGATCCCAATGCTGGCTCAATTCATCAAAACTCTGGGCTGGGTTATCAATCCCCAGATCATCATCTTCGATCCGGACGTGGTTGAAGTAAAAAACCTGGTCAGACAGAACTTCATCCCCCGTGACGTCGGCAAGAACAAGGCACAAGTCCTGGCCGAGAGATACTCCAAGCACTACGAGATGAATATCTACGCAGTTGCTGGAGCAGTAGGACCGACTAACGCCGTAACCAAAGAAATGACTGCGGCCGGCATTCCTAATATCAGCAGCATTTCCGGCATTGCGGACGCTGTCTTTTTCCTCTGTGTGGATTCGGTAAAAGCCAGATTGGATATCTTGACCAATATCTACTCTGTCCCAAGAAGATGTCTGGTTCTCGATGCAGGCAACGAAGATGACTTCGGACAGATCACCGTTCACACTTCTCCTGCTTCCGCGTATGGGGCTCAAAGTCTTCTGGATGGTTTGAAGGAATTGCCGTTGCCTGGTAATCTGGTGCCAGTGGATGCACAGGTGACGGAAATCCCCATGGACATGGAGGACTACTTGACCTTAGAACCAGGAACAGCCAGTGGGGGCTGTGCAGACCTGGACCAGACTCTTGCTGTCAACGCCCAGATGGCAGTGAATATGTTGTCAATCTTTCAGAACTTCGTCTACAACAAACCGATTTTCTATCGTCGACTCAACGTATCCTTGCTGGAAGGTGCTCAGCCACAGTACATCACTCTCCCCTGGATACTGTCAGTTCACGACTCTACCCGCTGGGAGAAATCTCTGGATAAGACCTCTCCCTTCTTCAAGGAACGATCAAGTCTACGGAGCGTGTGCCTGAACGCAGTTACCAGCCATCACATGGCAGAGACTTTGGCTAAGACTCTGGCTCCACAGATGATCGATATTCGCGAAGCTGCAGGATTGGAGATTCCCAAGTACTTTCAAACGGGTACGGCGTATTGGTCAGCTGCCAAGAAGAAGGAGCATGTTCGAAAGAAGCTGAGAGAGATTGCCCCTGACTTGAAGGAAGACGAGTTTCTAGCCGGCCTGACTGAGAACGACATTCGGTTCGTTATTGAATCTCGGGATGCCGCTTCCCGCATCAAAGCCAAATTCGAAGAGGTCAAGACGAGATTGGACTTGGCAGCGGAGAATACAGCATTAGAAGCTCGTATTTCAGCGCAGCAAGCCCAGATAATGGCTGAGGCGACTCAACGGGCTGTGAGAGCAGCGGAACAAGACGCGGGGACACAAGCTGAAGTGATAGAGGAAATAGCTCGTGCTAACGAAGAATTCGACACCAGAAACTTCACCCCCATGGGAGCTGCTAGACCAAGACGACCCAGAGCTGCCGCAGTTACCAATGTAACAATCCGTACCATCTAACGGTGCAAAAAGAAAGCCGGAAAACATCCCGGCTTTTTTAGCTTATGAAGTCCTCTGTCGTGTTGCAGAGGTTAGTGTATCCGTAACAGCAAAGGTGCTGAAGGTGGAACCGTCTTGCCTAGTTAGAGTGAGAACTCCAGTTACTTTGTCCCAGGTCCAGGAGCCGATAGCCTCATCTTCAAGATTCTTAAGAAAGGTGTATAAGGATTTGGTAACGACGTTTACAACCGCTGCTATAGTCTGTTCAATGAATAAAGAATACACTCCAGTTACGCCTGGAGTGAAGGTAAGAACGTAAAGGCCATTACCTATTTCGGCAGTGGTGTAAGAAATAGAAGTTAAAACTCCGTCAATAAGAAATTTGACGTTGTTAAATGAGCCCATTCCAGTAGCAAGATTAACGCTTGTAAAAGGGATCTTGACTACGGTGTTGACTTGAAAATCTGGTAGAGTTACTGAGGCCATTTATTCATCACCTTGAGGTACAGCGATAGGGCATGAGTCTTATCCAGAGTGTCCTTATCAGTTTGGCCCGGAGTTAGTTGATCTGTGGAAATACCCATCATGTTGAAAGGGGGTACGGCTACTGAATATCCTTCCTGGACCAATATATGCTTTACTACTTCTTTAATCTCTTCACTGAATGTGTGCTTTTCATTGGGAAAAAGAGAAGATACGGTAGCCACTGCAAAGGCTATTTCCAGGGAAGTGGGGATAGGTACAGTTTCAAAATCAGTGACGGCGTTGTTTAGAACGTGAGCCGAATGTAAAAAGAACATCATGTTCTCGTAGAACAACTCCGGGTCCAGTTCCATGATCTGAAGTACGTGTATCTTGTCCCTCAACAGCTCTGAGAACTCTTGTCCTGCTTCCAGAGTCATGGTTTCCATTTCCAGGGCTGGCCACACTGTTGGACCAAATTGATTATCCAGAGCGTTCTTGAGAACGGTTGGAGGTGCTTTAACTAAGGATTCAAACATGTTGAAAGCTTAGCACTTTCCTACGAAATTTGCAAGTGTTCGTTGAGAATCCATAGGTAGGGACTCAAGTACTTGTTTGTTGTAAGCAGGATCAGATGTCATTTCTTTGGCTACATCAGAGCCAAGAACGGACGCAATTCTTTCCATGCCAAATTTGTGAATGGACTCATACGGAACTTGCTTACCGGCCAGTTTTACTAACAGAATGGAACGAATGGCGGCTTCTTTGAACAACTGTGTTTCCTTGTAGAAGTTAAAGCCTTTCATGGACAAGCCTGCTTTTTTATCCAAAGCAGTTACGAACCGGGAGACATCAACTACGTCTTTCTCGGTAAATCCATCAGACATGCTTCGGTCAACAATCTCCGCAACCTTTTCAAACATCTGGTTACCTGTTGCTCTGGCCCGAGCTTCAAGACTTGCTACCGCAGCGGCCTTATGGAAATAACCCTTACAAGCATATGTCTTTGCTACTGAAGATTGAGCAGCGGCTTCAGGGTAGAGTTCAAAAGCTTCTTGGGCTTGCTCCGCCAGCTTTTCCAGGTCAGCACTACCAGTAGCGGAGCCTTCCAGGTTGGCCATATAGACATCCTTGGGAAGAGTCATAGCTTTGGCCAGGCCTGCTTGTTTTTGCAGGACGAGAGCACTGTCCAGTTCAGCAGTCAGAGAGTCTACAGTGTCTTTAACACCATAAAGACTGGCTGCCTTTTTGACAAGCTCGACCTTTTCAGGATTGACTATCTTCTTGGCGACTTTGATGAGGTATTCGCATCTCAAAGAAGAAGCCACTGCTCCATCCTTGTTGTCTAGAGGAAAATCCTCTTCAAAGTTAGCCTCTTTAATATGTTCCCCCAGGGAGGGAACTAGAGTAAGCATATCTTTAAGGTTATGAGCTAGCATGATTATTCGTTTTTGTAAAGGTTGTGAACATTGTGGGTAATGTGTTGCAGAATAGGGGAAACGTTACCCATATACAACATGGCAGGCTTTGCAGCTGCCATTTCTTTAGGCTTTCTTGCCTGAGTTGAAATGGCCTTTACGGCATTTGATTTATCGTCAGCTAATGAGGATAAATACCTGTTCATACTTTCGTAATGACCCTGCTGTTGGTTGGACTGTAACTTGCCAATAGTAGCCCCAAGCAAAGCTCCCCCACCTACATTCCAGACTTTAGTTACTATGTGTGGGTTACCGCCTAATACCGTTGCGATAGCTCCAAGCCCGGCTCCTACTGCGGCTTTGCCTAGTATGGTTTTAATTGGGGAGGGGGCCTTCATACCTGACTGGATTTCCGATGCATACGTACGCAGAGCGTCGACTTGTTGGTCCAGAGTCAGAGATTTAAATACGGCGTCGCCAATAATCTCTTCCAGAGAAATACCCTTTTCTCTGTAAAATTCTATTAAAGTCTGTACTGGGTTCATAAAGGAATTGTATCGAGGTTTCCGTCCGCATCTCCATTGAAGACAGGCATTCTTAACCTAGATGCTTGGGGCGTCATTGCCCTGACTTGAACTAGCTTATCGAGCCAATTGTGCGGATTGTCGTATATGTCTTTTCTCTGTGCCTTGCTAAACCCAGTACCAACTGCTCCCACTTCCCGGCCTGTGGCGTCTGTGAGCATCAAAGCTCCTGCCGAGGATTTTGGAAAGCCATGTTTGTCCACTTCCTGCTGAATACCTGAAACCCTAAGATTGTATGTTTGATAGTGCTTTAACTTGATTCTCGGGTTTTCATGTTCGGGGGTGTGCAGGTCTGTGATTATGACACCTTCCCTTTTTTCGGACTTAGTCTTAGTGATCAATTCACCAATACCGTCTTTGTCTATTTTAACGTCTGGGGCAAATAGTAAGTCTGGTAGAGCTACTTCCTTCTCCAGATTGCGCAGATATTCTAGTTTTCCATTGTAAGTTTCTATACGAGGATGACGGACATCCAAAAGCACAGCCCTTACCGGGCCCGTGATGGATTGAGTCTCTATTGCCCTGGGGGCCAAAGAGTTTAGTATACCAGAAACAGCCGAGTGGGACTCCGGTTTGTTTTTATCCCAACCGGTATGTATCAGTTCGGTTGAGACAACGTGTCCGGCTTTTTCTGGAATAAGGATATTATGAAATTGTGGTAGTTTTTCTGTTCGGTCGGGGTAGTGGCCTTTTACCGATTGCCTGCGTGAAATAAAGGCGGGCTTTCCCTGTTCATTAAAGACCATGAAGAAATGACCGCCATCATATTTTATAGAGGCGGCCGGAGCTTTCAAATGGTCATAGCCATCTGTTTCTATGTATTTATGCCGTTCGTACATCAGCCTTCCAGAGTAGTTTTTTCAGCGAGATCTTTGATCTGGTCAGAGACCTTGAGCTTCTCTTTGGAGTAGTGATTCAAGTACTCATCTATGGACTTGGATTTGATACCCAGAATCTTATCAGACAACTGAGGTTTGATAGTGCTTAAGTATCTCTCAACCTCTACTTTACGCTCTTCTGGAGGTAAATGCAAGTGACTTTTGTATCTCACACCACGACCGATAACCTGACGAATTTTCTCGTCGTTGAAGTGCGGTTCTAAGACTTGTACGAGCTTGGTGCCTTTAAGATCCAAGCCTTCTGTACCTGAACTGCTAACCAGCAGTACTTTAGTCTTACCTTTGTTGTAGTCCTCAACTAACTTGGCCTTCTCTTTGGCTGTCAGTTGCCCGGTAAACACGGAATGGTTGATTCCAGCCGTTTGTAGGGCTTTGGAATATGGGTTAATACCAGAGGCTAGGTAGTTGCTATAAACCACGCCACGGAAGTTCTTGTCCTGATTATGACGACGTAGAAGATTGCTGACAGCCGTGTCTATCTTAGGACTACTACCACCATCAAAATCCTTAGTGAAGGGATGATGAGAATTGGAGATCTGCCTAAGGGCGCTGGCAAAGGAATTGAGACGGGCAGCTTCTGTCTTATTAGGGGCAATACCCATACGAATCTTCCAGCGGATTGGGGCAGGAAGATTGCCTTCATAATACTGGTACATACGTTGCTGTTCATCCGACATAGGAACAGTAACTTCCTGTTCCGTCATCTTGGGAAACATAGGATTGGTCTGTTCAGACTTGGAGTTCCTAGCGTCGTAGAAATCAACGTATTGTTTCAGGGCTTTGTTAAGGACTTTGTTGTCTTTACGAAGCTCCATGTGTTCCCCTGGACGAACACCAAAGAAGACTCTTTTGATGAATCCTGGGTTATCCCGTACTTTCTTTACAAAGGCTTCCTGGAATTCCTTTTCATCGGTAGGTAGTATCTTTCTACCTGCAGCAAGATTCACCAGAGTGCCAATGTCCTTTGGCTTGTTGTACATCGGTGAGCCAGAGAGGAGCAAAACTCTATCTGCCTTGTTAACAATGGGTGCTAGTTTTCTAAATCCTGCACTATCCTCGTTACGAAGACGATGAGCCTCGTCCAGAACCAACAGAGAGTTCTTGTCTTCTTTCAGCTTGTCTAACTGATTGACAGCCTTTTGATAACTAAGGATTTTGACCCTCTTTGAGTCTAGTTTAATACCGTGCTTTTTGGCGTCCTTCTCTACGTTCTTTGTAAGAGAGGCGGGGGTTATGAAAGTAACAGTCTTGTCCGGGTTATCCTTCAAGGCTTTTTGAGCGGCCTTTAAAGACGTAAGAGTCTTGCCAGAACCTAGGCTGTGAAAAGCTATAAGTCTTGGGTGATCTTTGTCGAGTTTATTTACAACTCGTTCTTGTTGTTCTTGAGGGTTCTCAGTGCGGGCGTAGGCCAATTTCACAAAAGCTCTCTTGAGCAAGGTTTCTCTACTCAGCTCAACAGTGCTCTTAACCGGGCTGTCCGGGCTATAAGTAGACCTAGTGTCCTTCCTGGGCATTTTGCCACGTTTTACCCCAGCTCCAGTGACCGGCGGAGCAGGGGGAAGAATCTTCAATTCACCGGGGGTATCCATGGCCGCCTTTACCATGCTTAAATTCTGGCCCAGCTTTCTCTTACCGGCATGGAATCTAACCCCGGTAAACTCGTAGCCATCCTCCGTTGGTTTTCCTCCCTTAGTAACCCAGACGTGCTTAGCCCCGGGTTTCTTGTAGAGCTCCATGGTTACAGCTATTTTCTCAAGGTACTTATTTGGCACGTTTTGCCGACTCCACGTCTTTCTCTTTTTTACGACCAATCAAGTACCCGCTGACTGCAGCAATGGCAGCCCCGGGAGCAGCCTTGGCAGCCCCCTCAATAAAGGATTCTGGTAACAGCCTGCGTGAATGAGCAGTATCTTTGTCTGCGATTGATTTACGTAGATCTGCCCGTTGAGCTCGATTTATAAGCTTCTCTTTAAGGGTTGGGTTACTTGTCAATGCAGCACGATACTTGTATCTATCAGCAGCCTTGGCGTACAAGCGGCCCCTGGCTCCGGTCATAGTTTTAATGGCTGAACCGATGCTGGCTATTTTTTCTAAGTACTTATTTGTCATGATAAATTTTAAGTTTACCCTGCGTTGAAGTAGAGTTAACCGCTGTATTAGATTTCTTATTACCTTTATTAAGCAAGTACGCGGCCCCGGCTACAGTACCTACTCTAGCTAAACTGGCAATAGCATGGGTACCGAAGGCTTTTTTCAAATAAGGAGAAACTTTGTTCGTTACATCAGCTCCTCTGGTTTTTGTAATATGATTCAGGGCTTTTCTACTTGCTGCATGCTCATCATAAAGATAAGGTAGCTCAGCCAACGCAGTGACCGGTACCGCATAGTTTTTAGTTTTTTCATTAGTAGCCAATCCAAGTCCGGTTACAAAACCTGCCCTACCTCTACTTAAATACCCCGCCCTTCTAAGAACAGAGTTTTTATTATTTAAATGATGCCCCAATTCATGTAACGTTCCCGCTGCGTTCGGTTTTCGAGTATTACCCGAAAAAAACCCTCTGCCCTGTATATAGGCTTTGCTTTTAGGTGTTGTAATAAAAGGGGCTCTGAAATAAAAAGGGCCTGTATGAGGTTTACCCTTAACCGTTTCCGAAAATGCCTCAGACATAACTTGCTTAATAGTCCCTTTAGGATGACCTTCGCTTATATGCTTAGCAAATCTATGGGTAGAAAAAGTTACCTCTTTGCTTACGTTCTTATCTTTTATAAAGGATTTAACATCCTTCATATTTACATGGGTAGAAGCTTGGGTCTCAGCGCCCGCCAATCCTGAGATCATTTTAGGCTGATATAAAAGTCTGGCACTGGTAACACCGACATGTGCTCCCGCTGCGCCAGCCAGGGCGGATCCGACTCTCCAATTACTCTTTTTCTTATCGTCGGCCTTAGCCAGTTTTTCCAGGTACTTATTTGTCATGTTTGTCACGTGATTTCTGTAACCCAGTCAAATTAACAAGTAACCAGGCTTTATCACTATAAGATGGCATTTTCTTTATGTAATACCGATCCCCGTTGTTCAAGGCTAGCTCAAAGTAATTATCATGTTCAAACTTGGCTGTGCCTTTTTGAGCATACTCCAGATGGGTAACCCCTGCTCCGTACTGTCCTTTTGGTATAACTACTTTCTTGGATAAGGCGTATTCTCTGTCATGAACTGGTTGTTCCCAAAGAATAATCTTACCTTTCGGAGGGGGGGTTTCTTTTTTAGTAGCCCAGGAATAGGCTTTATCTCCAACCACAATTCTATAGTCGACGTGTTCCCCCGCACGGTCTGCCATGTGCCGTTGTTTAACTAGTATGATTGGAGTGGTGGGCTCATTCACCATATAATTCCTGTTTGAAATCGTCTTCAGCCAGGCTGCAAAGAGTAATGGATTCTTGAGGTATCATACCTGCAGCGTAGGCTTGATGTAAGTAGTAGGTATCGTAATCTTCCAGGAGAATCAAAACACACTTATTGGTTTGAATCTTTCCTGATTTCAAGGCTTGAATAGTTTGTTCCAGTAGATCAATAACTGTTTCTTTACAAGGCTCATTATTTTCAATTGCTATCTGTATTCGTTTCTCTTCCAGGTTAGGAACCTTAGTCGAACCGGGAATGTCTGACTTGCTCTCTTTGCTTGGTTTAGCCATTGCTTGCTCCAATAAATTAGCCTATTCAATATTTTAGACTTTACCTAATATCATATCCGTTCCCAACGGGAATTGCAACTAGGTGAGCTAAAAAGAGGCCTGGACAACCTTTTTGTCCCAAAAATATCTATATAAATCAAGTACTTAGCTTACTTTAAGAAATTTCTGGTCAGGTGGACTTCAGACTTTTGCCGCCTATTTTTTAGGCAGTTTAGAAGA